GGGCCTCATGAATTTTTTATTTTTCAAGCCCTTTACCCACCTTTAAGGTCATAATTTTTCGATATAAGGCGGTTAGTTACCAGGGGGGTTGTTTTAAGTGCGTTTTTCTACAAACAACGATTTTCCTGGGCCCCTTAAGATTTCCTCTCCTGTTCCCCGGCACATCCTCTAATATCTACCCACATCCTCTCAAGACTTCCTCAAGATCATCCACGCTAAGAAATAATCCCACTAAATATTTTGCATCCTAGAAGACATTCCAGTAAAACAAGTCAGCCGGGGGACTGGAGAATTGCTCACGCCTATTTCGTGAGAGCATATTTATTCCTAGTTTATAAAATCCTAGTGTGCAAGGTTCGTTATTTGGTTTCTGCAAAACTGGTTGTCAAGTAGATCTTTTGGTTTTCTCCTCCCCTGCTCCCCGGCAAATCCACCAGCAAACTTTAAGCACCAAAAATAAAACAGCTTCTCAAAACTGATTTGTAAACTAAGGTGATAGCATTACTCAAAGACAAAAATAAAATCGAGTCCCATAAAAGAGACTCGTTGAATCTTCTGAAGACGTTTTATTTTTTAAGGTTGGAGAATTGCTGGTGGTTGGTTTTATTTTTGAGTTTATTTTAGATAGCCAGGGAGCAGGAGAGAATATTTTACGAATGGAAAAATTTTTTCGAGAATTTTGGAATTTGCATTTTCAGAAATTCACATGTAGCCTAGCTCGCATGTAACGTTTTGAAAAAGCGATCCCGATTACGCACATAAGCGCAGAGGGACGTCTAGACGTCCAGCCATCTAGACGTCCAGCCATCTAGACGTTTAGACGTCCAGACGTTTAGACGGCTAAATGAATGCGAATGCTTCTCACTTGCGTTTAGAAGTTACCCACAGGTCTGACCAGTTGGGGGCTTGCTGAAACGATTCAGATCGACTTATCCACAGAAGTTATCCACAGTTTTGACCCTGTATAGATATACAGCTTATAGACTTAGAACAATATGCGGTTGTCTATTATGACGCTCTGTGTAAGCCAATGTGAGAGGTTTTATTGTTGATGGGGTAGTAAGGTAGGGGCTTGTTTATTGGGGGTACAAAAAAGCCCTGCATTTCTGCAAGGCTGTTGGGGTTGTTAGTTACCAATAGATATTTTTAACCCGTCTATCTCGGTAAGTTCTCGCAATAGGTGCATCACTTGCGCTTCCTCGATCCCTGCCCGTTGTCTAAAGGCATAATCTCTCACGTCTAACTCTGCTGTTATATCATCTAGGCGATCTAGTGCCCCTGCATAGCCTGCGCTTGCCAGTGCGTCAAACATATCTAAATCGTTGTTGATGTTAATGCCAGAAATACGAATAATCATTTTGTAACCCTCTCGTTTGGTGTATGCATATAATATACATCGAAAGGGCTATATTGTCAATGACTATTTTGTATTTTTTATCTCATGCATCAGCTTATCTTGCCAGCCTAGCAGATCAATTTTAAGGCGGTCTAGTTTACGTCTAGTTAGGTCAATCCCGTATTGGTGATTCTCACTAACTGCCTTTTCGTGCATCGCTTCCACTACCCCTATAAAGTGCCAGTATAGGGATATAAAGCGTTTAATATAGATGATCTCATTCATCACACATTACAGACTGAAAAGCATCTTCACGAACCCAACCTGCCCCGCCTACAAATGGATTGTAGCCTTTAACCTGATAGAACGTTTCGCCATACTTGTTAGTTTTGACGGCTTTCAAGTCCACCGAGTAGGTTTTATTCATGGTTGAAACCTCCATGATGCCTATACACGTTTTAGGGGTTATAGCTGGTTTTTCGCCAGTAGTCGCGCAACCTGCCAAGCCTAACACCAAAGTAGCTAACACCAATTTAGTTAATTTCATTTTGATATCCTCGATTATTTACGGTTTAATTTAACTCGTCTATGCTCTTAATGTATCATAAGAGCATAAGCTAGTCAAATATTATAAGCCTGCTAATTGTTGAGTTACAACCGCTTCTAAAATATACGGAGTAACCAATATATAGACTAAAGTAGCCCACTGAATGACGCCCCACAAAGTAAAAATAATCATTATAACTTCTCCTTAAACGCCCCCTATTGGTTCAGGGGGCTTTTATTAGTGTTAGTGCGTGCGCCCTGCTCTTTCTTTAAGGCGATCTTCCTTAGCACGAGTTACCATATCTTTGATCATTGGCTCAGGAATAGCCTCTACTAGCAAGCCCAGCGATCCTACAACCATGATTGCATCAATTGTGCCGCCTAATTTAACGGTCATCTGACAAGCTGGACAACCGCACTCTTGAAAGTCTGGCAAGCGGTAATCTTCGCCTAGTACCTGCTCCGCTTTATCGTCCATCATATCCCAATACTCCCGACCTTGCGGGGATTGCTGCCAATCAAAAGCCGCGCCCAAGCTAACACAATCTTTTTCTGCGAATTCTACCCCTGCCGCTTCTAACTCGTTAATGATCTGCGCTGCAAGGTCTGCGTCCCCGTCAAATACTGCTACCATAGTAGAAACAAATTTAGGCATACGTTGGATAATGGTCATTTTTTACTACCTCTCAAATCATTGGTTTATTTGTGTTGGTAGGGCTATATTACCCTACCTAGATTAATTTGTTTTAGCTTTTTGTGCTATTCGTCGTCTGTATGACTAGAGTCGGACAGAAAATAAAACAGTGGTGGCAATAAATCTTTTGAGTATAGAAGCTCTCGCCAGTATTCATGACCCTGTTCCGTTTCTTCCCACACAAAAGCAGCTAGAAGCGGTTTATCTTCTAAATCTAACTTAGGGTTAATCTTTTGACGCTCGACTAACTTCTCAAGCTCAATTTCAGCTTGCTTTTCCCCAAAGCATTCAACTAGCTCAGAAAATGCAGTAGGGAATGCCAGTTTTAATTTTTCCATGTTTAAACCCTCGTTTTGTGTTAGTAGGGCTATATTACCCTACCTAGATTAAATTGTTTTAGCTTTTTGTGCTATCCTGCTAATATAGTCATTAACCACATTAAGCCGCTTGAAGCCCCGAACACAGGGCATAAAATAGCCAACATATAAAGAATTACTTTAAGATACATGATAAAATCATTAACCCAAAGATGCCAGCCGCTAGAATGTTGCAATATACGCCTACCTTGTCACACTTCATATAAAGCCCCTATAGTAACGGCTCGTTATCATCAAAGATCACTAGAATAGCTATAGTGCATACAGCCGCCAGCAACAAAGAAAGCCAGTTTAAATCCCCATTGGGGGATAGAAATAGATCCCACATTTTAACCCCCCTATAGGTTAGATATCATCCTTTACCCATACGTTTTAATCGTCTATTATCTAGCCAATGGGCTAGTAAATGCCAAACTATACATATACAGCCGCTAACTAGTAACACTTTAAATATAGTCATTGGAGCGTATAAAAGTAATACTTAGATTCAAAGAAAACACGATATAATAGTTCAGCTAAAATTAACAGTACTATGATTCGTAATCCCTTGACCCTTAGTAACTTTTCCACATAGCCCGATAATATCGCCCACATAATAAGCTACTCCCTCTTTCATAAAAAGACGGCTTACAGAAACGTTATAAAACAATTGTTCCACGTCCTGATATTGTTCAATATACCAGACTTCGCCCCCTACCGCAACACTAAACGGCATATTTAATTGTAAAGATTCGTAAATGCTAGCCAGTATTAGCCAGTCAATACGGAAAACCAAGCGACCTAATGTAACAGTAACATATTGGCATTTAGTACACTTACTAATCTGTTCTAGTGCGCTCTCCCATGTTAACGCTTGCCCCGTTGTACGGATATTTAAGACGTGTACACACTCAAAATTTATAACTTTTGCCATTGTATCACCTCTTTAATTAGGGGCTAAGTTCTAGCCCCTACCATCAAATTACAGTGCGATCTTTTCGCTTGCTGCTGCTGGCTCAGCGTCTTTGAATCCTGCCAATACTTCTTCTAGAATTGCTGGTATATCAATATCACGCAATACTTCATAAGCTGCCGACTTCACCGCCCCGTCTGCCGCACGTCCTGCCAGTGCGTTATCAGGTAGATATTCTCGCACTAAAGCGGCAAATAAATTTGCTACGGCAATGCGCCCCACTGGTGTATCAATGTACCCTTTAACCATTAGCGGAGCACGCTTTTTAACGACTGCCACAATACGATTAACGACTAAACGCCCCGTTTCCATTTCGCCAGCGTTGATTGCTGCTGCTTTGTTTTCTGCTAAGATAGTGCTGAATGTTGTTTTCATTTTGCTAGTTTCCTCTTTGGTTTCGATTGGTTGCTCTGCTGTTTCGCCAGCTTCGCTTATAGATGATTTTAAAAATTCCTCTATAATTACTTGTGTATACTTGTTCTCGCTAACTGTATGACCCTGTATAATAACGCCCTGATTGCGTAGCTTATCGGATAAATCCACGTCAATTAAATCGTTATAGTTAGCATGGTTAAATATATCATAGATAACGTCAAATAGGCTATCATTTTGATTGAAAACCTCACACTCTACCTTGACGCCCACACCTGCCGACTTTCTAGCGTCATAGCTACCCCATGTTAACATGATGCCATTACTAGATTTAGCTAAGATTAGTAAATCGTCCTTAGCCTTAGAGTAGGCGGTATCGCAATCCTCCTCCATAGATCGACGTGTAGAATAATAGTGATCACTTATTAACGTACCATCTGGCGAGTAGATTGTAATGTATTCTACCACACCGGAAACAAGTAAATCAAGCAAATTTTTAATATGTTTATACGCACTTTGACTACTTAAAGGAGTTAATACAGATTGTTCTGTACTCCCTGCCGTATGCATTATATTATTAAGCTGCCTAGGCGTAGCTCGTCTAACAATACTAGTTGATGGAAAACCCCCAACGTCTGATTGTCTTAATTGCTCAATTGTGTTAATGTGACCGCTTCGAGCTATCGCTCGATTGCTTTTAAGTGCCTTGACGGTCATTTTGCTACCTCCTTTGTTTGCCTTTCGATGAGATATATATTAGCACCACGGTTGTTAAATGCAAGCTCTTTTTGTATCTTTTTAATAAGTAATTTTCTTTACTTCCTAGTTAACTTGTGTATAATCACGCGCCCGTTTCCTTATACACTACCGCCAGCAAAATAATTAAAAATAATAGTTGCTTTTTAAATTGGCTCATGTATACTTAGTCACATAGTAAGGAACAAGGCAAGGAAAGCCCACGAAGTAGCCGCCAGTGGCATATGAATAACTGGATAAGTTCCTAGTAGTAACGCTCTTTAAAAATACGGTTAGTATCTTAAAGCCTAGTATATACTATCGGAGTAAATACAAATGGCAAAAGCAAGAAAGATTAAAGCAACCTTTTTAAGCAATGATACATTACAGTTAATACTAGAATTATTATCATTTCCTATAGTGGTTAGAAATGATATCGATAAGGTAGCAACTTGCATCATGTTAGATCTTGAAAAAGGGCTTGATAATGGTTCTGTTAAATGGGCTTCATTAACTCGCCTATTATCAGATCTAGAAGAAAAATTTCCCGAAGCGTCAAAAATGCCTATTCACTACGGGATAGCAAAAGATCAATTAGCCTTGCGCTTCTATCGTTGCTTATATATAGCGGTTAGAATCGTATATATAGAAAATGTTATGCAGTACACAAATAAATAGTTGACAAAAACAATACTAGGCTTTAAGATACTAACCATAGAAACACGCTCTTTAACAATCTAACTTATATCAGCCGCCTAACCTAACTATTGAGGAATGGCAAATATGGCAAAACAATCTTTTAATCAAGTATTATGCACTCTAGTAGCTTCTCAGGGCATTACGGCAAACGAAGCATTGACCGAGAGAATAGATCATAGAATCGACTTGACAAGGCTAAGGAAAGAAGCTAAGATAATTCGCAACGCTTACAAGGCTACGCTAGATCAGTATTTCGACGGTGATAAAAAACTGTTTGACAAGGCAAGCGAAGCATGGCATAATCTAGGCATAGTGATTCAGGTTGTAGAAACGATAGAATCGCAACAAAGCATTAATAGAAGTATTTGGAAATAAACGCTTGACAAAATCAGGCGGCTGATATAAGATAGATTCAAAGGTTAGGCAACTAACCACGCTCTTTAACAATACGGAAAACACGGTGAAATAGCTAAGATTGGATGCTTAAACAAGCCTTGAAATTCAGGGCTTCATTAAGCAGTTGCCATTGCTTAGACTCCTCTTGATAGTGTAATTAATAGGGCTTGACAGACAGGCTCTATTCATAATACACTAATGAGAAGTGTATAACTTAAACTTAAACCATGAAAAATGAGGTATTAAATTATGTCTACTCCATCTAAAAAACGCTGGAATGAAGAAGTAACCGCAAAAGCTATCAACTTATATTTAGCGGCATTTGTTAACCCTGCTGAACCGACCGACGAAGAAATTGCATCGGCAAACGCTGTCGATAATCTAGCATCCATCGGTGAACAAATTAGCGGTGATGGTGAAACATACACGGCTACGGCTGTCCGTACTAAGTTATCATCTTCTAAAGATGAAAACGGTAACAAAATTTATCGTGCCCTTGAAGTAAAGCAGCCAGTTGGCGGCGGTAAGAAATTACAAAAAATCACTCTGATTCGTGCCCTTCAGCGTGATATGTCCGACAACGACCAAGAAAAAGATGATTGGGCTAGTCTTGAAAAAGCCAACCTTGATACAATCATTATGATTGTTAAAAAGGTATGCCCTGATGATGTATTACAGGGCATTATGGAAGAAAATGGCATTGACCGCCTATAAGTGATCCGCCCTAGTCACCTTTTCGGAGGTGGCTAGTTCGTTACCACTAAAACCCTTTAATTAGGAGCTATATAAATGAATCCCATTTTAAAAACTATTTCAGACCTATTAGCAGATAAAAATCTGGCGGCTGACCTGCTAGAATGCGCTAAAGGTGTTAATTACTACGGAAAACGCCTAGAATCCGTAAAAGATAAAACGGCAAACGAAGCGTTTGCGCTGTCTACTTTAGTCGATGTTATAGCGGAAAATCTAGCGTATGACAATGAGGACGGTGAGCAAGCTATTAAACCAGAATTCACGGCTGCGCTTAGAGTATGGCTAGACGAGAACAAGCCAATAACAAAGGCTAAAGCCCGTAAAGCTGATAACCCTGATTTGCCTGTATATGGTGGCTCTCTAAAACCTGCTCAATCAAAATGGCAAGTTAAATCAGGTAAAGCATTTATTTTGACAACCGCGCAAAATAATACTTCTGTTAACGTGCCTTTCTTGAAATCCTTAGAAACGTATGCAGAGTATTTAGGAGCTGAATTAATCATTTCTAAGTTTGCATATAACAAGAAAGGCTTTGCGAATCCGACCGCGCAAGATGATTCATTGTGGTATGCGCCAGAATTAACCCCATATTTTGTTGAGGAAAACGTGTTTCTAGGCGAAAGTAAGAAAGTATCTTTCTTAGGTGCTTTATGCATTTCCCCTACTGCTATTAACCCATTAACAGGCATTGAAAGCATTATAGGCAATCATCATGCGGTTGTACCTGCTGCCAAGTATCAAATGTTTAATATCCCTGCTCTTAAAGGTGAGCTAGTTAGAGAGTTAACTACAACGGGGACGGTCACACATCGAAATTATATTCAGCGCCTAGCTGGTCAGAAAGCAGAATCATTGCATTGCTATGGTGCAATCTTAGTTGAGTTCGACGATAATGACACGCCATTTATACGCCATTTACAGTGCATGAATGATGATGGCTCGTTTTATGATCTTGATACTTATGTAACAAGTGATCAAGTGTTTAGAGCTGAAAATCATGTTTCTGCTTTACAGTTCGGTGATCTTCATGCAGAAAAGATTGATCATGTTGTAGCGGCTTGTTCATGGGGTGCTGGCTTGCATGGCTACCCGTCGATGATTGACTTGTTAAAACCTAAGTTTACTATCTGTCATGATAGCCACGACTTTACAAGCCGAAATCATCACAATAGACGTGATTATGATTTTATTGCGGAGCGTTACTACTTAGGGCAAGAAAGCGTTAAACAAGATCTCATTGATACGGCTAACATTTTCCGCGATATCATGCGCCCATTCAGTGAAATCATTGTGGTTGAGTCCAATCATGATTTAGCTCTAGCCAACTGGCTCAAAGCATGGGATGTTAATATAGGGCTAGATCCTGCTAATGCTATTCTTTATCATGAGATGAACCTTGATAAATATCGCCATATTGCGGAACATAAATCCGCAAGCGGCTGGAATGCCCTAGAAGTGGGCTTGAAAAAGATAGCTAAGTTAGAAAATGCTAATCAGATTCGTTTCCTAGTTGTTGATGAATCTTTCAAGGTCGCTGGCGTAGAAATGGGCTGTCATGGTCATGTTGGGGCTAATGGCTCACGGGGGAATCCTAAACAGTTTGCGAAGTTAGGACGCTTAAACACTGGTCACACTCATAGTGCAAGCGTTAACGGCTTATGTTACACTGCTGGCGTTGCTGGCTCATTAGATATGGGCTATAATATCGGGGCTTCTAGCTGGACTCAAACGCACTTGATTACCTATAACAACGGTCAGCGTCAATTAGTGCGTATCACAGACGGGAAATACCGCGCATAATGATTGATTTAGCCCCTCTATTTCTAGCTGGCTGCGCTGGCACGTTGTTAACAACTTGTTATATCTTGTTAACTAAAAACAAATAAACCTTAAAGCCCCTAAATAAATAGGGGCTAACCTATAAGAGAGAATAACCATGAAAATGATCACTGTATACTCAAACGGCAAAACTTTTGACAACGGGGCTATTGAGAATGTTAACATTGTTGACGGCTCAATTATTCGTTATGGTAAAGGCTTGATCAACAACGACCAAGAAGCGGCAAGCGTTGCGACTGCTATCGAGTCGGCTTTACCTCGCATCTTTGGCGATATTGCGGAAGGTGTAACGGGTGGCTTGCCTACCCAACATATAGAAAACGTTGCAAAATCATTAGAGGATTATTACTCCTTTATTGATATTGATACAAGCAAGGTAGATGTAACCGAAGTTATTGTGTTAATGACAGAGAGCGATTTTCTATTCTCAGACCTAGCGGACTTTGTAGAAGCTGGCTGGCAAGTGCTAGTATCACCTATTAATGCTAGAAGCGAAAGCCCTTACAAAATTAAAGTAACTTTTATTAATCCTGTTCAGCCTGCTTTGTTCACTGAAGAATAACACTGTTAAGCCCTTGATATATTCAGGGGCTTTCTTTATACTTACAACTCCAAAATAAACCGCTTAAATGCGAGAGGTAACAACCATGCAACAAACACGAGTATTTAATGATATCAAGTTTCTTAATATCTTTGACCTTGACGGCACTGTAATAAATAGCTTTCATCGTGTTAGACCATACCTAGATGAAGCTACTGGCAACCTAGATTTAACTGGATATATTCAAAACGCTTGTACTCATGAGCTAGTACAAGCTGATACCTTGTTACCTCTAGCGGCTGTCATGAAAGAGAATATTAACAAAGGTGATACTCATAATATTATAGTAACAGCCAGAACAATGTACAAATCCGATTATTACTACCTACGCAAACAAGGATTAATAACCAATAAGCCGCAAGCCGCCAGTATCATGAGTAGAACTACCTTAGCCCGTTATTTTGCCCTTGAAGATATCAAAGACGTTTATTACAGCCGTGATGCTGAATACAAACGCAAATACTTTGAGATCTTACAAGCTATGTATCCAAACGCTGTTATCACTGTATACGATGATCATCAAGGCGTGTTATCTGTTGCTCGTGAAATGGGCTTTCAAGTTGTAGATGCTACGCTTGTTAATGACGTGTTAAACGTTGGGTATCGCATGGCTGGTGAACAATTCATTGATCAAGTGATGGAAGAACTGCACGACCCAGAAGCATTAGCGGAACATATCGAAACGGCATGGTGTAGTTATACTCAGGAAGAAAGAGACTATTTAAGCAGTAAGTTTAATAAACTGGTTGCTATTTCTGCCTAGTTTGATATAATCTCTATTAGTTGGTTAGCCCTAGTTAGTTACTTAGTTAGACGTTAACCAGCTAATATCAATATTCTTAAATTGTGTGAGGTCATTATGTCAAACGTTATCGAATTAAGCCCTAACAAAGAAATGAGCCAAGAACAACTTAATCAATTAGTAGCAGAATTAAATGCTAAAGGTTACTTAGTTATTAATCGGGTAGCGGCTGATGCCATTACAGATATAGCATCAAGTGCTTTGGCAGATGGTAGCCCCAATAGTAAAGACCTAGCTTTGAGAATTATCTTACAAAACTTTACAAATCTTTTGAGTATGCAACCGTTGACAAACTAAAGCAACCGTGATACAATAGGGGGCGGTTCGGAGACTAGCCCAAGCCCCCACCCCTATTGCACACACCCACACGTAACCCATCAGGATTTTTCGATGAAAAGGTCTTTAGGCGTCTAAACGGTTCTACCACGACCAATGGTCTATGAGCATCAGGATTTTTCGATGAATTAGTCTTTAGGATTCTGAATACCAATGGAGGTCTCACTATAATCTCACTATAATCTCACTAAAATCTCACTGCTTACTAAATATCCACAAATCATTATAATGTAAGAAGACTAATGCCATCCCACCAAAACCCACTACAATCTCTAAAAGTTTCACTACGTCCATAAAAGCCTCACTAAGTCTAAATAAAGAATGGTAACAGAATTGCTATTCCACCAAGAACTAAGGCAAACCAGATGGTGGGGAGCAGGAGAAAGTAAAACATAACTTCTTTGTCTGTGAAGATTATACTCTTCCCATCATCAGACTTCCGCATCTTTATGTCTCCGTGACATTCGTAAAATAAATGGGGCGTATCCCTTAACGCCTAACCACGCACCTACCAAGGAGCCTACTAATGCACAAACTATTAGTAATGGGTAGCTAATCATCGTAACATGCTCCTACAAATAAGGCTAGCGGTATGCTTAATATGATACTACCGATCAATGCCCCTAGAACCCAGGCTGGTATCATCTAGTATACTCCTCTGTGAGCTGCCCAGGTAAGTAGTCCTATAACCACATATACTAAACCTACTATGGCTGTAATTTCTAAGATTCCCATAACATATCCTAGCTAAGTATTGTAGAAGATATACATATCTCGAATATAATTATAACAAGTATAGTTGTCATTATACTATACTCCATCCTAGAGGCTTAATCCAACTTATTAACTGATCTTTCGCAGCGGAGAAGCTTTGAGTAAACTCAATCCTTGCCGCTTCTCTAGCCTCCCTCTCTAACCTCTCATGACGAGTATGTATTTCATCTAGCTTCTTCTCATCTAGATCTTCACAGCTGTTGAAGAGTCTTATTATCTCCGCTGAGTGATCAGATAGAAGCTGCTGTTCTGCTTTCCATGCAGGTCCTTTGGGTATTGGTGGTAAGAGGTACAATTCACAAGAATCCTTGTATTCTCCGTACTCACCTCTTATTTCATAACTTGTTACTTCTTTTATAACGGTAGTTTCCTTATTGTTGAACACAATATACAGATCTATTAGTCTGTTTGTCAAATTGTGAACTGGTGTTGCTTTTAATACTTCGCCTAAGATGTGTGATTGGTCAAATTTGAGCAGGTTAGCTCTCTCACCCCTTAGTATTAAATCGGTCCTAGCAGTACCATTAAATGTTTTATAAATAACTTCCATACTATACCTCTTTTTGTCTAGATTGATTTTAAAAATGTTCTTTACATCGTGGCAAATCTGTTGTATAATTAGTTTATTATCGATTTGCTTCTTTAATTTATATAAATATTATATCAGGAATTGAGGCGGAACGCAACTAATTTTTTAATTATTAAGGAGAAAACATGGGTCTTTATATGAAAGGAAGTCCGGGGACTGTCCTGCACTTAACAGAGTCCAGTGACGCACGCAATGGGGTTGGTAATGATACTATCTTTCACTCCTCATTGCCACATGTGTTTATAACTGATGAGTGGGCTATCCCATTAACTAATTTCGATGCTTCCGCTGTGGGAGATACATACGGTGGTTGGAATATTCTTGGCAGATATAAGGTAGGGTCACTACCTGCGGGTGCTATAAATGCTATTAAAAATAGTTCTACTGTTACACTTATTGAAGTATTCTACACAGTAAACGGTAAGGAATACTCTAAAGTAATTAATGGCCATAGTATAACCTCCTCGTTTGATACGGGGGATGCCTGGGATGACTGGGATGGGCGTATGGACTTCCATGACTACGATTTACATGTAACAATGCGCCCAGGGATAGGTGTACATGTAGGTTTCTTTGTGGGCAATAAATCTACTGATATTAGACAAGCCACCCTTGATCAAGATTCTTTTGGTATCAATACTATGAGAATTGGTGGTGATAGTGAGGCTAACAGTTTCAATGTTGCTAGGGATAGATTATGGAGGTGCGGGTATAATAACTCATTTGTAACCATTGACACCAGTAAGTTCTATCGTGTAGGATTTTATGGGGGGACTTACTCAGGGATTCTGGTACCTCCATTTAACAATTTAATAGGAGCCCCCCGAGGGGCTTTAGCTAACGCTTCACAGAAATTCGAAAAGGATATGCAGCATTATAGTGACCGCGATAGGTACGCTAACTGGTGGTTAAATCATCGTAAACTAGGTACTATTTCTGGTACTACTAAATGGCATGGAAACCGGAATGCCAGCTATATGGAGTTGTGGGACTACCCTACGGTAACCTTTACCAAGATTATTATCAGAAAGCTGAATCTAACTTATAATGTTAACTCAGGGTATTCTCTGACTAATATAGTCCCTTTAACAGGGGAGATTAAGCTAGATAGGAATGACTTTAAGGTGGGGGGAGTATCTATAAAAACCTTAGCAGCCAAAATGCTGCATCAAATCAATCCTAGTACTACAGGGTCTGGTTATACCTATATGTATGCTAATCCATCATATGATGGTAATGGTCTTCCCAATATGAGGTCTGCAATGCCCTTATTGGGGGTAGCTTCAGATAGTAGTATTAATACTACCTCGGGGTCCTCCATGGTAAGTCTAGCACCAAACCAACATAACTTCCTTGGTATTCAAGATATGAAAAATTCCGGAAATGGGTGGGTAATTACCCCCGACTCTATAGGAACTCAAACTCGGACGATATGGGGGAAAGGTGGGTCTATGGCGCTTAAACTACTTCCTGGGGCAACCAAAAGAGTTACTTTCGGGGGGTCTGAGGTAACATTGGCAAACCCTGAAAGTAAGGTTATTGCTACAGTAGCTCTAGGGCTAGCTACTAATAGGGCCTCTACAATTATAATGAATCTTAACACAACAGATGTCCGTGTATGGCTACCTAACGAAGCATATTATGCCAGAGTAGGGGGAGGTATTATGAAACTTTCCAGCAACACTGTTCCTAATGTGGGGGGAGATCATAGTATTCTTGTCTTGCCTATAAATAAGTATGTACAGTTTATGGAAGTAAAATCATACAAGAGCGATAGTGGTTGGGCTGACTTCTCTGATCCAGTGGTAAATACTTGGCTTACAAATATCGCATTCTGGTTCAGAAATTTAGGTAATGGTAATGTGGAGATATCAGTATCTCACAGAGGTGCCCCGATGCCTGGTAAGAAAGGCGGTAATGGTCAGTCTCTTAATGCTAATCCCAAGTTTCACGTACCAGCGTACACTATGAGCATTGCTGCTCTTTCGTAAGGAAATAATATGTTACCAGCAACTAATCCTACAGCATTAGCGCCTGAATTTATCGATCCCGAAGGGATGATGGTAGTAGAGGCGTATTTTAATAACGGTTTTGACATTGATAAGGCTGCTGTAGCCCTTAACATGCCTAAAGAGGGTGTGGTCAAAATCTATAACAAGCCAGAAGTTAAGCAGTATATCAGTACTCTGTTTAACGAATCTGGATTTAGGAATAAACATAAGCTATTCGCTCTCCTAGATAAGATTATCAACATGAAGCTTGAACAAATGGACGAGACCGGCCTCGGCTCAGATCAAGATATTATGGATATTTTAAAAACTGTCCATAGAATGAAGATGGACGAGATGAAGATGGAAGCAGAGCTTGAGAAGATTAAGCAGGCAGGAAACAGAGTCGTAGCCAACCAAACTAACGTACAGGTAATTAATGACCCTAACTATGCTTCGCTTATTACTAAACTACAAGGTAAATAATGGAAGTATCTAGAGACTACATAAACACCACAGACCTATTGGACTTTGGTGATAATAGTTTCTTTAAGCTATCCGTACAAGGTATGTTAGATCTAGAGGGCATTACACCTAATCGCCCTCAGATTGCAATTATAAATTCCCTAAATGACCCACGTCACCGTTTTGTAACGGCCTGTGTATCACGCCGTGTAGGGAAATCCTTTATTGCGTACAACCTAGGATTCTTAAAGTTACTAGAACCTGGAACGTTGGTGCTAGTTATTGCACCTAACTACTCATTGGCAAACATCGGATGGGATCTCATCAAGGGGCTGATTCGTAAACATGGTATCAAGACAGAAAAAGAGAATGCTAAGGACAAGGAGATTGAGTTATCGAATGGCTCACTATTCAAACTGGCATCAGCAGGTAACGCCGACTCCGCAGTTGGTCGTTCATATGACTTCATTATATTTGATGAGGCAGCAATTTCTGATAAGGGTGGGGATGCCTTCCAAGTACAGTTGATGCCAACACTTGACAAACCTAACTCAAAGGCGCTATTCATATCTACCCCTCGTGGTAATAACTGGTTCAAGACGTTCTATGAATATGGTAAGTCTACAGAAACAGATTCCATGAAGACCTGGGTGTCTATTCATGCTACCTATCGTGACAATCCTAGGGTAGACTTAAAGACTATCGAAGACGCACGAAGAACTACCTCAGAAGCATATTTCCGTCAAGAGTACGAAGCAGACTTCGGTGTGTTCGAAGGGCAAATCTTCGATACGTTTGATATTGAGAAACATGTTAAAGACTTATCCGGTATGCGTCACTTCTTTGCTAATACTGATGACTTTGAAGTTATCGTTGGCATTGACGTTGGTTATCGTGATCCAACAGCTATTGTAACTGTTAAGTACCACTATGATACGGATATGTTCTATGTGGTAGAAGAATACTTACAGGCTGAGAAGACAACCTCTGAACATGCTCAGTACATAGAGGATCTTGTAAGGCGCATGGATCCTGATTATATTTTCGTTGACTCCGCTGCCGCCCAATTCAGACATGACCTAGCCCACGACTTTGATATCTCAACTAAAGGTGCTAAGAAGTCTGTTAACGATGGTATCAGATACTTGCAAGACTTATTCTGGCAAGATAAGATTATAGTAGATTCAAAATGTAAAGGACTAATAGAGAGTTTGATAGGTTATAAGTGGCATATGGATGAAGAGAGTAAGCAAATATCTAGAGAGCGACCGTATCATGACCATAATTCTCACTACTCTGATGCTATACGCTATGCTATCTACTCAATACGTAGAGAGTTATAATTTTATAGGAATTTAAAATATTTTGCAGGAGAGCGACCGAACTCATTGAAGTCGCTCCACCTCGATTTTCAAACTCCACTTTACAAACGATGAGAATTTCGATATAATAGTTATATTGAGTTGGGAGATAAAAATAAATGGCTACCAATGTCAAGTACAAAAGAGATGCGATATCCATAATGAGAGACGGTATAAAGTCCAGATATCCTAAAGCGTCCGAATGTAGAATCTGTGGTACGGATGAAAACTTAGAGTTTCATCATTACCATACGGTAGCTCTACTAGTTAAAAACTATGCTGCAGAAAACCAACTGGATTTCAATAACGAAGAAGTAGTCCTTAGTCATAGGGAAGCATTCTACGAAAAATATATGCATGAGCTAGTGGAGCACGCCGTTACCCTTTGCCGAGACCACCACGTACAACTTCACAAAGTGTACACAAAAGAGCCACCGCTGTTTACAGCGAAAAAACAAGAAGCCTGGGTGGAGAAACAAAGAATCAAGCATCTAGGTGGCGAAGATCACCAGAGCTTACCAAGTATCTTTCAAGTTGACGAAGATCATCTGAGAGACAAATCATTTATATCAAATCAATCTAGAAAAGGTAAAACTAAAATAGACTCTATGGGCTTGCTCGATTTCCGAGTACCTGCACCAGAGTTATCGGAGCTTAGAGCGTAATGGGAATGTTTGATGATTTAAAATCCCTTATAGGGAGTTATGAAAAACGTAATCCTGGGCAAGCTCAAATTAGTGCCGCACAATCTAGCAGTTCACCAACATTACAGAAACCGATAACGGTCAGTGAGGCATACAGAAACGTGCCTATGTTGAGTCGTGCTGCAAACATGGTAATTGACAGTGCTGCTGAATGCTCTTATGAGATCGGCGAAAATATGAAAGACATTATAAGTTATGGTCAAGGCATCAGAAAGGCTACGTTAGATAGACTAATGAATGTTAAGCCAAACCCATATATGGATATCGATACGTTCCGACGTCTCGTTATTACAGATCTTTTATTTCTAGGCACTGCGTTTATTCATTACGACAAAGAGGGTGGTGCATTATATCACCTACCAGCTATAATGATGAAAGTTGTCGCTGATAAATCGACAGTTGTAAGTCACTATGAGTTCGGTAATAGTAAAGTTAGATTTGCGGTTGACGAAATTATTTTTATTAAGGATAACGCATTCGTCAATGGACTGACATCCCAAATTTCAGGACAGTCACGTATCCAAGCGACTTTAGACTCTGTTACTAAACGTAATGCCATGTTGCACTTTAAGGATACATTCCTTAAGAATGGTACTGTAATTGGGTTAATCCTAGAAACTGACGACATATTAAATAAGAAACACCGCGAACGTGCACAAGAAGAGATACAATTAAATTATAATCCGAATACGGGTCAATCTTCTGTGTTAATTCTAGATGGTGGTCTTAAAGCGAAACCATATTCACAAATATCATCTTTCAAGGATTTAGACTTTAAAGAAGATATCGCTCGTCAGGAGAAAGACATTTGTATAGCATTAGGGGTTCCGCAGATCTTAATTGATGGTGGAAACAACGCAAACATACGTCCTAATGTTGAACTTTTCTATTACATGACTATTATTCCCATGTTAAGAAAGTTTGCAAGCGCTGTTCAGTTCTTCTTCGGCTTTTATGTCGAACCTGAGACTAAACATGTGCGTGCTTTAACACCTGACAGAGATAGTGAGGGTAAATACCTTTCAACGTTAGTTAATAACGGAATCATGACAGGTAATGAAGTACGTGCGGAATTGGGTCTAGAACCTCTAGACGATCCACGAATGGAAGAAATTCGCATACCTGCAAACATCTCTGGCTCTGCTACTAGCGTATCAGGTCAGGAGGGTGGAAGACCACCCGCTGAGGAAAATAAAGAATGACTAGAGAAGAAATCCTGGGAGCACTAAACGAGATGTTCCCAGATGGAATTCCAGACTCTTGCAACGAAATATTGGCTCGTGATGATGCGCCATTTAAGTCTTATCAAGAACTTCGTAAAGCAATGGGTCGTAGTCCAGCATACACTAACCGTGCAAACTGGAAAGCATTAACTGCTGGAGAAGAGGGTGGAGAAGTAGTGCCCCCAAAGCCGAAGCTTAAGTTTGAAGTAACAGCAACTCCAGATGAGCTATCAACTAAAGGTAGTAAATCAACACTAACACTTAAAGTGTTAGAGGGTGAGTACCTACCTGGTTCGGTTGATTTTATGACCGACTTTGCTCCAGCCGTAGATCCTGAAAATAACCCTCTTAAAATGGAGTTCTCTGCGTTTGATGAAGAAACCAATACCATGACAGTTACTTATACTGAGCTAGGAAATGCCGATACATCTGCATTACTAACTTTTACAGCCAAAGATAAGAATTATCCTGACACAACTGTGACAGCAACTACGGTATCTGTTTTCTTCTTAGCAGCTAAAGAGACTAAAATCTCTTGGGAACTATCTGATAACAAACTAACCATGAAAGGAGACGAAGTTTTCGCTTCCTTTAATGTTGACCAAGGCGAAGAGCCTGATCAAGTTTGGATAGATGTTCCAGACGACCTGCCAGAAAGTCAAGCTAGACTAATATTAACCTCACGTGTAGAGGGAGAGCCTCGTATCTCAATTAAATGTGCTAATCTAGCTGAAGACGAACCTGTGGTTATTCCATTAACATTATTTAGTGTTAAACAGGGCAGCGGTGTTCCTACTCCGGTTAACCACGGAACTAAGACGGTTACAGTTTCAAAAACTATTGCAGATAAGTTGGAAATAACTTGGACACAGGATAAGACTGAAGTTACTAAGAATAAAGAATCTGTTATGATTGAGACTACAGTTGTTAAGGGTCAACATCAAAGCGGTTCCTTAGAAGTATCTTTAGTAGACTCCAAAGATCTTGAGTACGTGACACCTGGTAATAAACTTGGGGATAACCCAATTCCACTAACTATTAAGAAAATTCCAGCAGTTGGTGAGCCAGATAGAGTAGTTAAATTTAAGGTAGTTGCCAAAGACGAGAATTACCCATCCAAAGGGATGCAACAATTCGGTGAGGTTGGATCTTTCACTATTAAAGCTGAACAAGGAGTCGAAGCATGAGTCTAATTCAATTAGATTCCATGATCACTAAGGCTACTACAGCATCAGATGGCGTAATCACTATTGAGGGTTACGCTAATACTGTAGACAAAGACAGAGCTGGAGATATTATTTTAGCTTCTGCGTGGAAAACACGTAGTGCATTAACTAATTACCAGAAGAACCCGATCATTTTGTTTGGGCATGATCATCGTAGACCAGTTGGTAGTTGTATAGAATTAAGACCAGATGAAAAAGGTTTGTTCATTGCAGCTAATATTGTACGCGATACTGATCCTCAAGTCTTTAGTATGGTTGAGCATGGTATCTTAAAAACATTTAGTGTTGGCTTCCGCTGCTTAGATGCAGACTGGGAAGACCACTCTGATACCTTTGTTATCAAAGATCTTGAACTACATGAGATTTCAGTTGTTGCTGTCCCATGTAACCAAGATTCAACATTCCAAGTAGCCAAGAGCATGAATGGCTCAGACTACTTAGACTTTAGAAAAGAATTTATTAATAACGCTGAGCCGGTAGATCCGTTCAGAACTTTAGTTGAGCGCATTCATAATGCGGTATTTAACGGGAAATAATATAAAATGACAGTACAACAAAAATCTACTGACGAACTGATTGCAGAGCTTGCAAAGGCTATGGCAGGTAAAGCTCCTTCTGCTTCTGCTGACAATGCTGATATCGTCAAATTTATGGAAGAGATGCGCAATAAGGAAGCTCGCGAAGCTGCTGCAAAACAAAAAGCTGCTGAACAAGAAGCTATGGAAAAGCGTGTTAATGATTTAATCGCTGCTGCGAAAGAAGAAGATCGTAAAGCACTTAATACTGCCAACGAATTAATCTTATCCCTTTCTCAGAAGTTGAAAGACAGTGAAGAAGCTTTTGCTAAATCTGTAGAAGATAACGCTGCAACTTTAGAAACTCTTAAAGATCAGATCAAACAATTAAACGTTGCTCGCCACGGTCGTTCTCCTCTGGAAAACTCTGTTGCAACAAGCCTGCTAGGTGATACTAAATCTTTCGAGAAAACAGTTGATGACCTAGTTCTGTTAGCTAAAGTTTGCAAGAAAGATGTATTCGAAACAGAGACTGGTGCTAGCTACCTGAAAGCTCTGAACGAATCTAGCTCAATGGCAGTTTCTAGCGAAGCATATGAAACTATCTTCACTACTAACATCCTGCGTGATATTCAGAAAGAACTTATTGTTGGTAACTTGTTCCCTGAACTTCCTATGACTGCTGCTAACCTGGTTATGCCAGTGCAAGGTGGTCCATTAGAAGCCAACTGGGTAGACGCAGCTACTTATGGTAAACCAGAAACAACTGGTGAGTGGCAAAAAGATAAACTGACAGAAATCAGTTTCAAAACTTTCAAACTTGCTGCTAAAGCATTCATCACTGATGAAACTACAGAAGACGTTATCATCGTTCTGTTGCCAATCATCCGTGCAAACATCATTGAATCACACGCTGTTTCAATTGAGAAAGCTTTCATGAGCGGTACTGGTGTTGGTCAGCCAGAAGGTCTATTAACAATGGCTGCTAAAGACAACGCTGTTAAAGAGACTAAAGCTAAAGCTGATGGTACAGTTAAAGTAACTGCTAAAGAAATTCACGCTCTGCGTGCACACTTAAAATCTAAAGGTTTAAACCTGAACAAACTTGCTCTGGTTGTTTCTTTAGACGCTTACTTCGACTTAACCTTAGACGAAGAATTCCAAGACGTTGCACAGGTTGAAGCAGCTAATGCTATCAAACTGACTGGTCAAGTAGGTCGTATCTACGGTATGCCTGTAGTGGTTTCCGAGTACTTCCCAGCAAAAGCAGCTGGTTCTGCGTATGCGTTAATCGTATATACACCAGACTTCTTAGTACCACGTCAACGTAACGTGTTTGTTGAAGATCAACGTGATCCAGAATCACAACGTTACAACATCTTCGTTACTCAACGTCTGAACTTACAACGTAAGTTTGACACTCACAACATTGTTGTGGCTGCTTACGCTAAGTAATCAAGACTTAGGCAATATGCCGGATAAGGAGAGCTTCGGCTCTCCTTTTTTATTGGGAAAAATAAATGGCTACAGAAATTTTATCAGAGAATGAATACATGGAGATGAGGAACCTACCTCAAGCTCTAGATTCAGAAGTAAAATCCTACCTAGCCGCAGCTAATGCTTTGATCCTAAACCAACTTAACTGGTCAGTATCAGAAGAAGGTACTGAGTTCCTCGAAGTGTTCAATGGGCGCGATAGATATTTTATCAATAACTTACAGGCGACCAAGATTAGTAAATTCCATATCATAACAGATCCAAGTAATAATATGGCAGATCGTTGCCATATCTTGGATTCGGGTAGACTTTATATTTCTCCCCCTGTTCCCTCTGGAATGTACAAAATTACATATGACGCTGATACTATCGAGTGGGCACGAGACCTCAAGTTGGCCGTAGCATTAACTGTTGAGTACTGGGAAAAGCACGAGTACCGTAATTCTCGTAGCTTCGGTGGTGAAAATATCACGTTTATGAATCAAATAACAGGTTTACCTAAACATATTATGACCATCGTAAATTCACATAGGATTATATAATGGCACTAAGCGATCTAGCAAAACAAATCATATTACAGGAGTTATCCAACCCTTCAGGGTACAAGCGTGATAAGGTAGATTACACTATTGAAACTGGTTTGCAAGATCCTAGTAGGGACGGGAGGATCGCTAAACTAACCTTTAAGTTTAGTAAGCCAGTATCTGCTGATTATCTGGAAACAGTTACTCCTAAAATATTTGAAATAATAAACTCAAGTTACGATATAGATAGAGAAATTGATAGCCTAGCCAATGTGTTTGCTAGAATACTTGGTATAGGTCAAATGAACAAGATAGGTAAAAAGAGAACCGTAGGAAGCGTACGTGTTAGTCTAGGGGACCCTGCGGAGGATGATCCAGATGCCTACTTTGGACCGGTACAGGGGCCTTCTGGTATGTTTGTAAGTAATTCTAATATGATGTCTATGTTGGAAATACTTGGTAAGATGTATTTAACTCAGGGCATGAAAAAGGCTGGTGCACCACTTAAATGGAGAACAGGACGATTTGCTAATTCAGTTGAAGTGAAAAGTCTACAGGTACGTGGGGAAGGAAAGAAAGTAGAGGCTATAATATCCTATAATTACATGACCAGACCATACTCTGTATTTAATCCGACTGTATCTACCTATAACCGACTATCTTTAACACCTTTTGCAGGCGCACGTAACCCGCAGACCCTAATCGGAGAAGCGTTGGCAAAAGCAGCACGTGACTTGATTCACTCAAGATACAACATTACAGTAAGAGAGGGAACGTAATGTCTAACAGGCTAGCAATACGAAAAGCATATGAGCAGCGTATCCGAGAGTGCTTAGACGGAACTCACCCAACTGAGTACTTTAATACTGTTCCAGGTGCGCTAGTAGGCAAATTTAAAACCTTTGAGGAGATCAAGCAATTTCCGTATATTGCATTGAACCTAGGGACAGAAACACAAGACTACCAACCGTCCGCCCAACGCTGGAAGTACCAGCCAATGACGGTGATGATATTTGTTAAGGATAATGATGATGCTCGTAGAGAAGAAGCATTGGAAACTCTCATATACGATTTAGAAAAAATCCTTGACAGTCACAAGAAATTGCGCTATACTATTAATAGACCTGATGGTGGAGGAGACTCTGGAACAATAATTGATTGCAGTATTACTAGTACTGGTACGGATGAAGGGCTACTAAACCCATTCGCCCTTGCTGAGATATCTTTTACTGTGAGATACCTAACGGACACACGACTATTATAGTGCATTTTAAAGGAGAAAACTATAAATGGCTATTCAATTACTAAGGGAATCCCGACTATTCGTCTCAACGGTAGACAAGGGTTTCAATAAATCTAATACTATGGAAATCTTGATTCAAGACGACCTTAGTTTCGGTGTAGACGGGAACTCTACAGACATCACAGTAAATGAGGCAGGACCGATACCTACTCGTGGTAGTAAGCGTTATAATGACTCTTTAAACCCTGCAAACTGGAGCTTCTCAACATACATTCTTCCTTACATAGATAGCACTAGTAAGCAAGTAATGTTGCCGGACTATATGTTATGGCATGCACTGACAAGTGGTAAACCCATGGATCTTGCTGGAGAGGACGGGTTCCACACAAACGAAACAAATGCTATGGTTGACTTCAAGGCATCTGCCTACCACGAACTAGCTGGACTAAACATATATATCCGTACAGGTGAAGTTTGGTATCAGGTTAAGAAAGTTCAAGTAAACCAAGCTGAAATTAATATTGATATCGACAACATAGCAATGGTAACATGGTCTGGTAATGGTACTGAACTAATTCCATTAGATAAAGAGCCTTTCGATATCAAGACAGTTGAAGTTAGTGACGAATTATTCGTACAGCTGCAGCAGTCCTACCTAGTTAACAAGTTGACTATTCTTCATGTTAAAGACAATCTAGGCGCTAAGAAAGAGTATAACGTTCCTATTACCGGTGCGTCATTCTCTATTAATAACAACATCACCTACTTAACTCCAAATACGTTAAGTCGTGTTGACCGCCCAATCAGTTCATTTACTGGTGGTATCACTATCACAGGTAACTTAACTGCATACTTAAACACCAACCCGTTGGGTACTGCTGAGATCTATAAAGACCTACTTACTAACTTAAGTACAGTAAATAGCTACAGTGTTTCATTTGTACTTGGTGGTGAATATGATGATGCTCGTCCAGCGGCTGTTCTAGTTGCTCCTAATGCAATTCTATCCACCCCATCACTAGAAGTTGATGATGTATTAAGTACGCAGATTGAATTTAGTGCTCAGCCTACGGAGCTAGATTCTGGTGACCAAGCATTCTTTGGGTTCTCCCCAATCTTCACTAAGGCGTTAGTTAAAACGTTTATTGAGAAGGGAGATGCAAATCCTGCTGACCCAGGGACTGGAGGCTAATAAATGAGTTACTCTTTTCTTAGAGAGTCGAAAATAATCATAGAATATGAGGGGAGGCGCTATACGTTTTCTGCTCTATCAACAATGAATTATGACACGACTATGGCTGAATATAAAGTAAATAGACGGACTGTTCATGGAAAGAGTAACTATCCTGTATCTATAGTAACTGGGTTTAACCCAGTTACTCTTTCTTTAATAGTAAACTTCTCCAATAATAGTCTTGAGTCTATGTTTTTTGAGTGGTTAGGGATGGAGAGAGATGGCAATACATTATACTTGCCTTTTAATTCCAAACTTGAACCTACTTACCTAAAAGTATATATTCAATACCAAAGTGGAGCGATTTTCGAGCTAACCCCTGCATATGTTTCAAATGCTGACTTCTCTCTAGAGAAAGGTATCCCTGAACTAAGTGTCGGTATTATAGCCTCCAATGTTACTCAATTAAGGGAACTACTTCCACATCCATCACTGGATCAATCTGAAGTTAGTATTCCTAGTCCTTTATTCTGTACAATGAACGGAATTGACCTGCCATCTATTAGGGGATCTGGTCTATCTTTCCAACAGCAGTGTACATGGAGGGAGGAGAAATCAATCTACGAGATTGGTCAAATGAGTTATCCGAAAAAGGCTGTAATAAACGAAATGAATTTCTCAGCTAATATAAATATGTACAAACGAGAAGTACATGGTAAGCCTGAAAGTAACTTCCTGAAGATAGATGAACCTTTATACGGTTATCATCTCCAGATTTACACAAGTAAAATATTAGTGGACATCCCTAGTGCTAGGGTGACTAAACGCCTAACTGCTGATGAGACTCTCTCTATGAGCTTGGATATAATTCCAATGTATAACTCACCAGCTCCCGTAAGTATAACATTTAAGTGAGGAAATAATGATTGATTTAAAAAAGGTTGCATTAGAAACTAAAGAAGCCGAAGTTGAATACTTGGGTATCCCTGGTTTTATTATTCGTGTTCGCCACGTTAGCCGTACTCGCTCTCAGGAAATCCTAGAGAAGTGCCAAGTTCCACAGATGGAAAACGGTATGATTGTAGGCTACGAACAAGATGATGCTAAATTTGTAAAAGAACTGGCATCTGCTGCTGTAGTAGGCTGGAAGGGTCTGACAGTAGAGGGGGTTGAAAAACTAATGTTAGTTGACTTAGTGGATCAAGATCCTGATACTATTGTTGAATACTCTCCTGATAACGCAGAGCAACTATTGAAATCTAGCCGTTCGTTCTTAACGTTTATCAACGAGACTGTATTCCGTATCGATTCTTTTCGTACAAAAAGATCATAGACGACGAATAGCTGATCTGGAGAAATTTGCTAAGCAAGTGAATGTCCCCTCTGGTTCTAGAATGACCAAAGAAGCATACCTTGCAATGTGCGAACAGCTAGGAATGACTCCAGATCCTGCACAAATGCCAATGGACATTCACAGCCTAGATACGCTGTGCCAAGAAGCAGTAGCAATATTTAATATTCTAAATGATACGTTCGTACCTGGAACGTATCCTATGTATAACGGTAAAGACCTATCTGGTCTTTCACTTGCTTTCGAACTGTTTGATATATCTGACAGAGAGGCTAAACTACAAATGCTAGAATTCATTAGGGTTCTAGATAGTGAAGCTAAGAAGTCCGCTATCGCAGAGTACAAGAAAGCAACAAAAGTAGGTAACAAGTCTAATGTTACCAACAAGCGTGCGTAAATTTCCTCCACTGGGCGTTCCACGAGAGGGCTTGGCTCTGGGCGTAAATGCCTAGAGCCTTTTTTATTGGAAAAATATAATGGCAGATAAAATGATTAGGGAAGTTGAGATAGACGTAACACAGAAAGGTGTTTCGAAAACCACAACCTCCATCAAAAACCTATCTCAAGCCTTAGAAGACGCTGCTGCTGGTTCTGAACTAACTACTGACTCTTTAAAGAGTATGGCAAAGGAGATGCAGAAAGTTCAACAGTATGCTGACTCTATGGCAGGAAGCTTTGATAAAGTCGGTAATAGTAAAGGGCTTAAGATGCTGGATAGGAGCATCAAGGAAGTAGCTTCCGAAATCCGTTTCCTTACTCAAGAGTTCCAACAATTCAGCTCTAACTTTGTAGTTGGTATGAATAATATTACTAAGTTTGCTGATAGGATGGAGAACAACGTTGTTAGAGCTATCGAAGACGTTGGGGATTCAATGAACACTGTTACCAGACACACCAGAGGGTATGGTCAAGCGGCGGATGATGCAGCTAGACGTTCAGGAAAATTCACACGTGCAGTTGGTGATACCTCCGGAGCAGCTAGAGGGGCAACACGTGACTTCGCAGCACTAGCACGTATTGCAGGACCAATCCCTATGTTGTATGGTCAGATTGCAGCTAACGTATTCGCACTTCAACAAGCATTCAGGGTCTTACAAGCAGGTGACCAAGTAAATACTCTTAATAAGCTTGGTATTGCTATGACGTCTATAAGTGGTACCCCAACTCAGCTACTAGCTCAAAGCCTACAAGAAGCAACTGGTAATGCAATTAGTTTTGAAGAAGCTATGGCTAAAGCTACTAAGGCTACCCAATTAGGTGCTTCAGCAGCTGACCTGGAGAAACTAGGTAAAGTAGCACAACGTGCATCCGCTGCTGGATTTACCTCTATGGCTGATGCGGTTGAACGTGTTATCAATGGTGTTTATAAACTTGATGCAGCTTCTCTTAGTGGTGCTGGTCTAGCAATAGACTTGTCTTCCGCGTATAAGAAGTACGCAGATCAGCTAAACGCTGCTGGTGCAGGTCTAAATTATAATTCTCAAAATTTATCCAAGGTTCAGAAACAACAAGCATTACTGAATGCAGTTGTTGAACAATCTAATAATGCTCTAGGTAAACTGGACGCTGCGTTAGCTTCTTCTGCTTGGGATAAATTTGGCGCAAATATTTCCTCTAGCTCCTCAAAATTAGCGTCGTTATTGGCTAGTAGGCTAACACCGTTAATAGATATCCTTAACAGATTACTAGAAATTAGTGATAAAGTAGGTGATATCGGAGATAACCTTAAACTGGTGCGTGATGGTCTAAAGGTTACAGATGTTCAGAGTGGTGGATTTGTTTCTTCTATGGAAACTGTACTTGAGCAGGAAGGTAAGCTCATGGACGAGTATTCTAAAGCAGAAAAAGAACGTGCTATAGCTATCAAGAACTTAGCTGACCTAAATAAGACTCTACAGTTTGATAACGGGACTGATGCTGCACTTGCTAAAACTTCCCACTCTTTAGTTAGCCTAACTATGTTTGGCGATCTTATCAATATGCAAGATTCTAGTATTGGTAAATGGAAAGCTGAGGAACAGGCTGTTAAAGATGCAGAACAGAAAGTCCGTTCTTATGATGGGGCTGTGAAAGAGCTGCAAACTACTATTACAGCTATGCGTGATATGTCTCAAGGTACTGCACTGGAAAATGCTTTCCAAACTATTAAGATCCCTATGGGCGATATGATGATAGAGTCTGTTGCTATCAAGGAAGAGTTTAGGGAATCATTAAAGACAGTAGATGAATTACGTAACTACGCTAAGGAAGGTAAGGCTAGTATTTCAGAATCAATGAATAACTTGTCTGATACTTCTAAAGCTCGCGCAGGTCTAGAGCAAGTTCGTAATACCATTAACGCCTTAGAGTCAGGATCCAATGCCTTTAAGGGTGCATGGGAAAATATAGCCCAGTCTATTGGACTTGCTGCTAACGAAATGCAAAGACTTAAGGCACAAGAGCGTATTCTTACCGAAGCATTAGAGGTATATGATGAGTATGGAGCTAATAGTGTAGCTTTAGCTAAAGAACGATTAGCACTTGCTCAGAAATTATCTGGACAAGCTGGATCAGCAACCAAGGTCGCTGCACTTAATGCTAGACAACAGGCTAATGAAGCCAAGTCAGAAATTGCGTTACTTAACAAACAGTTAGACTCTGGTCTTTTATCAGAGGGTAGTGCTGCTGCAACACGTAGGCGTATCAATGAGTTAGAAGTTCAGATGATGAACAACCAGATCTCTGCACTAACTAAAGAGAAAACTGTTCAAGTTAAAACTGAGAAGACAATTCTTGATCTATCTGGTAAAATAGCACTAGTAAATAACCATATGCTATCTGACTATGAATACCAGAATGCCATGAAGAAAGAAGAGCTGCGTATTAACGAGCAGAACATGGCTCATTACAAAGGTAAAGCCGATAAGCAAAATGAGTATAACCAATCACTCCTGACAGAATCGCAAATTAGACGTGATATGGCATTCATGGAAAAGGCTGAACTTAATAGGCAAGCAGAGAATAGTATAAACTTTGGTAGATCTATGTTTGACACGGATTCTACTAAGACTGCTAAAGATAGTTTGTTACGTGATATTGCAGATTTTAATGAGAAGTTGAATGCAGAACTTGCATCTTCAGAAGCTACTAGAACTGCGGTTGATCAACAGAAAATCTTAGAGCTTAAGCAGGAGATCGTAGTTGCTGAAACTAAGTTAGTTGAGCTAGAAAATGAAAGACAACGTATGTACGCTAATGCTACTACAGGTCTTTTAGGCGGAACTGGTCAGTCTACTCTAGGTATGGGAGAGGACGCTAAACAGCAACAAGATTACGTTAATAACCAACAAGGGTACGCAGAAGCATTAAGTAATCTGCAAGCTATCAACTCAGAAGCAACAGCAGTTGGTACTAACCTAGGTAACGTAATGAATGCGGTTATGCTATATGCGGATGGTGCCTTAGACGCAACCTCAACAGCAGCAGCCGGTATGCAATTACTTAGTAGCGTATTTAATATGTCTGCTAAGCAACAAACGTCAGCAATAGATATGGCTATCAAAGCGGAACAGCAACGTGATGGTAAGTCAGAAGAGTCTAAAGCTAAGATCAAGAAGATGGAAGCTGAGAAGATTAAGATTCAACAAGATTCTGCAAAGAAACAGATCTTAATTCAAACAGCAGTAGCGGTTATGCAAGCTGCTAACGCAGTTCCGTACCCATGGTCTATTCCTCTTATGATTGCAGCTGCTGCATCTGGTGCTATGGCATATGCTCAGGCGTCTACCCCTACTTCCCCGTCTATGGATGTGGGAGGAGGAGAGTCTGGGTACTTAAAACTTGGAGAACGTGAAAACAAGTTCGACGTATCACAGAATGGTACTGCTGGTGAGTTGGCGTATACTCGCGGAGAAAAGGGTATTGGGTCAGCTCAAAACTTTATCCCGCGTGCTGAGGGTGGTACCACCCTTCCAGGAGTTGGATATATCTACGGAGAGCATGGAGTTGAGATCGCTTCTTCCGGAGTACCTGGACGTGTTACTTCTAATGATAATATTGGAAGTGGTGGTAGTGAGAGTAACACTACTGTTGTACATATTAACACTATTGACGCAGCTTCATTCGCCGAGTTTGCTTCTAGAAACAAGGAGACTTTCAGAGATGCAGTAGAATGGTCACTGAATGAAGAGGGTGCAACACTAGTACGATAAACAATGTAGGGGACTATTCAGTCCCCTTATTTGTATCCACAATATAAATTATTCTTGACATTTGTAATTATCGAGTGTATAATTGGAATATATGTTTTGATTCATAGGAGAAAATAATGAGACTGCCAGACCCATATACGCATCCAGGTTTAGTCCCTGGGTTTGAATCTGTTACTCTTATCGATAATGATCCAGTAACTAAAGATAGAATGGCTAATAACCAAGTATTCGAAGTGAGAACAGTATCTCAGTATTGGGGTATCTCTATCCCGTTCCCTGACTTGTTCCCAAAAGAATTTTTCTTAATGGACGCATTTATTGGTGAGTACAAGAGGAAAGGGGGATTTATAGAAATTCTTCTTCCACAATATGAGACATTCGGTATCCAAGGAGACTTGGCGAATGCAAAAATTCCTGGGGGTCAGAAGGGCAATAGTCTAACAATGACTATTCCTAATTTAACTGGCTTACCAAAAGTAGGGGGACTATTTAAACTATCCTCCCATTATAAAGTATATAAGATTACATCAGTAACGGCTAATGGTAACAACCTCACGTTAGGTCTTTATCCTGATCTTGCTACAACTACTAATGGTGCTGAAAAACCTGTGTTTAACGGGATACTATTTCAAACTAAACCATTACAGTTAGAGACATGGAAATCTACACTAACTTCTGATGGTATGTACGAGTCGTTTACTCTTAATTTCGAGGAGAGTCGATAAATGAAACACTTACTTCCGTCAGCAATTGACTTTATATCCAATTCTGCTAATCCTCTACGTATAGCTAACCTAGTGGTAATTGAGCTGCCTAGCAATGGTGGTAGCCCACAGTATGCCTACTATACTGATTACGGTAGAGATATAGTGTACAATGGAACCACATATATAAGCGGTAAAATAAAGAGCATTTCTTCTCATAAACAAAATAGAAAACTTACCGTAGGTTCTCTTAGCATTACAATGAGTGGGGTAGACAACGTAGAGCTAGGAAGGCTAGTTGCGTCGGGAGTATCTTTTATAGATAGAACTGTAATCATATATCAAGCCTTTCTAGACTCTAATGGTGAAATTGTACCAACAGACTCTGATACTAAAGGGGCATATAAATATTTTTCGGGTAAGATATCTTCCGGCAATGTTAGAGAAAGCAATAATGGTAATACTCGTAGCTCAGTAATCACATGGACATGTAATAATATGTTCTACGATTTTGAAAGGGTGAATGGGCGCATAACCGACGATGCGTCTCATAGGGGTCTTGAAGTTATTGACGGTAAACTAGTACCTACTAAAAGTGCCAAAAAGATTGAGTATATGGATGATCTAGGGTTTTTCCACTCTAACAAGTCTATTACTATTCTTGCCAAGTACCAAGCAAAAGAAAAACGTTATAAACTAAAATCTAAGAGTTCTTTCTTCGGGCTGTCTAAAAAGTATAGCTTAGTCGAATACTATGAGAACGTAACTAGATCCATTGATATAGACTTTAACTTAACAGCAAAATTTATTCCTGTAGTATATGGAGTTAGGCAAGTTCCGGGTATACCAGTATTCGCAGATACAGATGCTAGTGACCCAGAGACAGTATGGGTTGTGTATGCCTTTGCTGAGGGAGAGATAGAAGGCTTCTTAGACTTTTCGTTTAATGATGTGCCTATGATCTGTTACGATGATGCAGACAGTAAAGACAGAACTTGTTTTGGTCGTAAAAGATACGCTGGGGACACTATGCATCGTCTGGCCTCTGGTGTAGCAACATCTTCTCCATCCGTGCATGGTCAAGAGTATAAGTATAACGATGGTAACGGGGACATCCGAGTATGGACATATCATGGGCTGAGTGACCAAGAGGCTTCTAGAGTACTGGTTGATAAGGCTAAGGCTAGAGGTTTCTTGTTACAGAGAAACCAGGGTATGGGACCTGAGTACTGGGATGAGAACTATAAGCTTCTTGATACTGCGTATGCTGTTGTAAGATTTAAGCTAACTGAAAATAGAACAGAAATACCACAAGTGGACGCAACTGTCCTTGGAAGGAAGGTAAGAACCTATTCTAGGGATGGAACTATTAAGGCTGATAGAACTACGTTAAATGGGATATGGCAAACTGTAGACTATTTAACCTCTACTACTTTCGGTGCTAACGTTAGTCTTGAATTAATCAATATGGAGAGAGCTATTGATTCTGCTGAGATTATAGATACTATAGATGAATCATATGATGGTGCTTGGGTAAACTATTGGAGATATTTAGGCTGGAATAACATGTCTGACTCCAATAGGCAGATGATTCAGATGAATACAGTAATAGATACGGCAGAGTCTGTATTTAAGAACGTAGAGGTACTACTTGACGGGTACAGTGGCTCGTTAAACAATATGCTAGGGGTATATGGTATAACCGTAGAGAAGTATGACCCTAACCCAAGAAAGATACACTACCTTGAAACTAACGGCTCCGTAGAGCTTGAAGATATAACTGGTAGAAACAAATTTAACTCAGTACAGGCGTCTATAATAGATCCTGCCCTTGCTTGGAAGTCTAGCACTGTTACTTTCTACAACTCTGAGTTTAAACGTGCAGATAACGATGTTGATAAGAGACTTAATTTATCTTTTGCTAATATCACCAACTACTACACGGCAAGATCTATGGCGGCTAGGGAACTTAAAAAGTCACGATATAACAGGGTATTAAAACTTGAGTTACCTATATCACATCTTGGTATAGAGGTTAATGATGCTGTTAGCTTTACGTATGATAGATATAAGTGGAAGGATAAGTACTTCTTAGTAGACGAAGTAGAGGTTTCCTCTTCCGGTAAGATAAAGGTATCCTTGAGGGAGTATGGGGAAGATGTATTTATTAACTCCCAACAGGTAGAAAACCCTGAAGTACCACCTATTATTGAGGCGTTAGTAACTCCGCCTAGAGATCTTCAATACACCCCGTATAAAGATAATACTAGTATAGGTAAGAATGGAACACTAAGCTGGTTACCTAGTATAACACCTGGAATAGCCTACTACACAGTGTATCAAACAGATAGGTTGGATCCTTATGTAGTAACAAGTAACGTAACTAGCCTTAACTCTAGATTAGAGCTAGATTTATTTGGGTTAACTGAGGGCACATATACTTTTGAAGTAAGAGCAGTAGATGTTACTGGTAGACGAAGTTCACCAGTAGTTCTAACCTTGAACATAGATGCAGCTAGAAACCTTAGTGTAGTAACTAATTTTAAATTAGTTAACAGAGCTCCTGGTTCTTTTACTGATTGGATCGGTCCTGATGTTATCACTGAGTGGGATGGCATAAAAGAGGAAAAAGAAATAACTGGGCTAAGATATGTGTTCCAATTTCTACATCCTCAATCACTGAGTATTATCTACTCGTCTGCAACAACCAACGGTCACCGTAGCATTTACCAGTACGCACAAAATAAATCAGACTACATGAAACTTAATAATGCTCTGGGAGTTTTCCGTGAGGGCGTAATTAGGGTTCGAGCAGAGGGACCTAACGGGGAAGCCTCAGTCGCATGGACATACTTAAATGATTAAAAACCCATCTCCAGCAAAGATGGTTCTGAGTTCAATAGCGGTAGGGTACACTAAGGCTTTAGTGTACCACTCCCCTTTTACAGACCCAGATACTATCGGTAAGACATTCTGGATTACCACAGGTAATAAAGAAGTAGCACAAACTTCACAAGACCTAAATACTTTCTACATGATCCTAGAAAAATTAACTCCTAATACTAAATATAGTGTCACAGGAGCATATTGGGATTCTATGGTAGATTCTGAATTATTAGCTAATAAGCTAAGTATCTTAATATCCGACTCTAGTAATATAACAACTCTTCTAGCTCCACGAATAAAATCTTATAAAGCAGAGATGGAAGCGGCAGTTGTTGGGGTAGGTACATCTTATTTAATTGTTGATTTTGAAGGGGCAGGACAAATAGTTGAACTACAATTATCTAAAGATGGTAAAACGTGGGAAACTATCTATTCCGGAGAGATTAAAGAAGGGGTACGACTAGCTAACATTCCTGCTGGTACATACAAGGCTCGTTGTAGGGGACGTGTTGCACTACCAGACGGCTTCACTACTGATATCTCTGATTGGACTCAGTATCCAGCAGACCTGGTTGTTAATTATGCATTTACTCCGCCAAGTAAACCTACTAACCTAACTTTTACTGCTGCTAGAATTTTAGACGGTAACGAAAGATACGACGTCCAAGTTAAGTGGAATTGGTCGGCAGGTAGTGGTGCAAACATCCGGGAATTCGTTATGTACTATGTATCTAAGGCAGAGTTTGATAAAACTGGTTGGGCTAAAGCAGCACGTGTTAATACCGGTGCTACTCAAGCAGCAATTATTACTGGATTCCCTTGGGAAATTCCAACAGTATTTAAGGTAGAAGCCATCTCGTGGGGCCCTTCTGATAAGAATACTACCGCAAGTGATAATGCTAACTTTACATTAAACGCAAGCATACCATTAGACTCTTCATTTACTAAGACTACAGGTATTGAGATAACTTATTCCCATATCAAAGGTCAGAAACAGGTAAATGGTAAATGGGAACAGACTTTCCTATTAAATGCGTCGGATGGGTCTTTTAGTCTTGGTATGTTAAATGATAAAGGGGTTGCTCCAATATCTATGGACCCAGTTACTGGTACAGTAAACGTTGATGGTAGAATCATCTCTAATGAGATATACGCTGCTAGTGTTGTTCTATCTAACCTTACTGGACAAGATAACCCTAAGATATACTCTACTGGTAAGACTTATGGTGGTGATACATCGGGTGTTTGGATGGGTATGGGTAAGGACGGTCTTGCAAGATTTGACGTTGGTAATAAAGATAGTTTTATCCGGTTTGACGGTGAAAAGATCTGGATGTCTGCTGGAGTAACTATTGGTACACCTAATGGGGATATTACCATAGGTGATGGTATTACTGGTATCAGACAAGTTACTATTTACCAGCTAAACACCGCAGCTCCTAGTATACCCGTTTCTCAAGAGTATCCGCCTCCAGGATGGAGTAAAACTCCTCCTAGCATTCAAGATCCTTTTAAACAAAAGATCTATGCAAGTACTGGTCAGTTAGATCCTGTTACTGATAAGCTAGTTTCTGGGACTAACTATTCTCAACCAGTTCAATGGAGTGGTACTACGGGGTCTGATGGTAAGCCTGGTAGTAACGGTAGTAATGGTCTAGATGGTAAAGGTACTGTATCAATTTACCAGCTAGGTAATAAAGGTACAGTACCTGTGGCTTCTACATTACCAGATTATCCTCCGAATGGTTGGAGCACAACTCCTCCTGCTATACCAAATCCATTGACCCAGTGTGTGTATGTATCGATTGGTCAACTAGATCCTAAGACTAATAAACTAGTTTCAGGAACTAAATGGGCAACTCCAGTACAGTTTACAGGCAACAATGGTAATAATGGGCAAGACGGTAAGCCTGGTGCGGATGGTAAACCTGGCTCTAATGGTACTAATGGGTTACCGGGTAAAGACGGTTTTGGTCTTACATACGTTTATCAAGTATCTAGAACACAACCAGTTATTCCTGGAGGTATCGAGTACCCACCAACTAACTGGTCTAAAACACCACCAGCTAACTATAACCCAACAGTAGAAGCTGTATATGCCTCTATGGGTACACTAGATCCTAGAACTAATAAACTAGTTGCAGGAACAGGTTGGTCAACTCCGATTCAGTGGAGTGGTATACCAGCTAACCCCGTTAATAATAACTTGCTTACGGGTACTACAGATCTAGTTATTGTGGACTCTAGTAACACTAGTGTAAGTAAGTCTTCAATGCTATCTACTGAGTTTATGCCAACAGTAGAATCCTTTAACCTACTTAAAGGTAAGAAAGTAACTGTATCCTGTTTTATAGAAACTAACGGTATTGTAGAGGGTACTGCTGGCGGTAGACATAGGATTGGTTGTGAGATGAGTATTACTTATGTAGACGGTCAAACCCAACATATTGGTACTTGGTACGATAGAGGTACTGCTACTTCTGCGGTATCCAAGGCTACTATAACTATTCAGAATAAGGAAGTTAAATCTGTAGCTGCAATGGGTGTGCACATCCAAGGTAAAACTACTTTTGGTAAGGTATCACAAGTTAAACTAGAGGAGGGAGATGTAGCTACCGCTTGGGTAGATGCAGGTAAGAATGGTAAGCCTGGAGCAGATGGTAAGCCTGGAGCTAACGGTACCAATGGTACTCCGGGTGCAAACGGGCAGCGTGGTCCTGGGTTTTACAGACAGGGTAGAGGGGCGGCTGGCTGGTCAGATGCTGATGCTACTGCGTTCTTTAAATCCACATTTAGCTCTACCCCTGTTCAGTATGACGTATTAACCCAATATCATACGGCTAACCCTAAAGCAGGTATCACTAGACAGTGGAATGGTAGTTCATGGACTAATCCAGCACTTATGGTACATGGAGACATGGTTCTAGACGGTACAATTACATCTAAGAAAATTGTTGCCGATCAGGCATTCTTTGCACAAACTGGTATTAACGTTATATATGACCGTGCTGCTGCATTATCATCTAATCCAGAGGGTACATATAAGATGAAGATAGACTTACAAAATGGGTCTATTCATATAAGGTAAGATAATGATTGAAAATAGAGTCTTAGATTTAGTAGTAGATAGTAACATACCATTTGCTTACGTCCTGAAATTTCAGGACGTAACCTTGGGCTTTAATGGAGAGGTTGCAGAAGAAGTAGATATAGATATTACTGGAGCGACGTTTAAAGGGTCTATTAAGACTGGTCTAGATGCTTCTTCTACAAAGATAACAGACTTTGATGCTAAAGTGGTAACCCCTAAATTAGGTATCGCTTCGGTATCTCTTTCTAAAGAAAAAGTAAGCCTGTTAGAAAAGGCTGCTAGTACAGATAGAGATAAATATAATCAGCGCCTACGATTTGTAGGCTTCTATGATATACTAATGACCATGCCAAATAAACAACCTGTTAGAATTTTGGAGGGTAAAGTTTACATAAATGATGGGGTAACAATATAATGACTACAGATAATGTTTTCACAAGAATAACCTTACAGAAGGCTGCAGAGTTAGACTCCTCAATTCCGTTAGTAGCAGGACAATACCCTAAGTTTGTGGTAAACTTATCCAAATCTATTCAGGGAGTAACTGCGGAAGAATTAGGTGAAGCAATCACTCGCACAGAAAATGCTGCTAAAGCTGCCAAGACTTCTGAAGCAAATGCTAAGACTTCTGAAAGTGCGGCTAAAGCTAGTCAGACAGCTTCTAAAACTTCTGAAACAAACGCTAAGAATTCAGAAAACGCTGCTAAAGCTAGTCAAACAGCAGCAGCCTCAAGTCAAACAGCAGCAGCCTCAAGTCAAACAGCAGCAGCAGGATCGGCTACTGCTGCTAAGACTTCTCAGGATGCTGCCAAAGCAAGTCAGGATGCGGCTAAAACCTCCGAGACTAATGCTAAGAACTCTGAGAATGCGGCTAAATCTAGCCAAACAGCTGCAGCTTCCAGTCAATCTGCTGCTAAGACTTCTGAGACCAATGCTAAGACTTCTGAGACCAATGCTAAGATTAGCCAAACTGAGGCTAAGAAGTCTCAGGATGCTGCACTAGCTAGCCAAACTGCTGCAAAGACCTCTGAAACTACTACATTAGGGGCGTTATCTAAGTATATTCCTATAGGTACTGGCGGTGCTAACCCTGCATTTAAATACGCAACAGGTAATCATGGGTATTTTACATGGATGGAAGGAGGAACTAGGCAAGCATATATTGGATTTACTTCTAATGGCTCTAAGGTTTTTGAATTTAGGAATGAAAAAACCGATGGTGATCTAAATTTAACAACAGTAGGTTCAGGACGTGTAACTATTAAAGGTACTCCTGCTGTAGTTGAAGGACAAGATGGTTTTCATGGCGGTACTAGTACTGTTAGAATTAACAATGAACAAGAATTTTTAAATGCCACTAGTGATCGAAAAATATCATCAACAATTTTCAGAAATGACCAACCCACTGGAATAGCTGGTGTAAGTAGATACGCACCTTCGTTTTTATTCAAAACTGGTGATACCTGGGCTAACTTATCTATAGATTATACCAGTGGTAGACTGAGAACTCGTGCTGGTAGTTCTGCTAGTGGTACTACTACCCCTTCAAGAACTTATCCATTCAGTGATGAAGTGTGGACTCGGGATGAGGCGGATGGTAGATTCCAACCTAAAGGCGACTATGCAACTAATACAGCGTTGAATGGTAAATTCGATAAAACAGGCGGGGAATTAAGTGGAAATTTAAAAGCAACAGGTTCAATACAAACAAATCAAGGTGAAATAACAGCCTATAGAAATAACGGATCTGGTGTGCAAATAAGCGGCAGTGGAAATGAAGCTGTAATTAAAAGTAGAGAAATGGGTGGTGCGTGGCAAACACATATTATTCCGAATTCGCCTGGCACGCTAATGCAAGTTGGTGATTTTGGCTTTGGGAGAAATTCATCAACAAATGTTCCAACGGAAAAAGTCTCAGATTATAGAGTAAATTCAATCATGTATGCTCCAAATTCGAAAACAGACTCGTTTTTTGGATTAAATCATCATTTACTCAACATTTTCGGAGCTTCGAGCAGTGCGTATGGGTATCAAGTCGGATTCGGCGCGGGTAGTGAAAAAGTTGGATTCAGAGCAATAATTAATAATGTAGTGAGAGATTGGCAAGAATTTTACACTACAGCAAACACAACTGAGGACGCTAACGGTTTTATTAAAAAAGCATCCCCTATCGTCAAACTGTACTCTGACCGACTAGAGTTGAATGAGGAGTCTCAAGGAGTAACCTTAAATAAGGTCGGTACTGGCCACTACATCATAGAGGGTGTCTTAGGATTTAACTCTGATGGGGCTTGGGGTATCAATGGTGGTGTTGTTGTTCCTAAGGATGAGAATGACCAACCTATCATGTGGGTGAAAACCAAAGTTCTGAAAGGTGGTAATATCGAAGTTAGAACCTTCCATAGACAGCACCAAGATTCTCCTGCACTCTTCCAGAACTACCGAATCAAAGAAGTACTAGATAATAAGCCTGTATATTACGAAGATGGAGAAGTTGTGGATATTCCGGATAACACTTGGATAGACTTACGTGTTGAAATGCCTATTGATTCTATCTACAACCTGAAAAGGGAGAAGGAGGAATCAGCTATGGAGGAGCAAATCAGAAGAGGTAGGAGGGAGGAAGCGCTAGGCTCAATAGTTAATACACAGAACTATTGGCTGACTAACGATACTTTTGAACTTCATAAGTAAAAATAAACCCCAGTGGACAAAATCCACTGGGGTTTTTTTATTACTGCTTACCGCTATGACCAAAACCACCTGTTCCCCGGTCAGTTTCAGATAACTGATCAACAGAATCTACAAACTCAACTACATGAGGGTAGTGTGGTACAATTACCATTTGGCATACGCGCTCAAAACGTTCAATGATAATTTCCTCAGTACCATTGTTAACTAAGCCTAGTTGGATCTCTCCACGATAGTCTGCATCAATAAGACCTGTTACGTTTTTAATATGTAAACCTTTAGATCCCATACCGCTACGAGGAATGATAATTCCACACCAACCTACTGGAATTTCCATATGTAACCCGGAACCTACCAGACGAGATTCGCCTGGCTGTAACACCATATAAGGTTCACGTTCTGATAAGTTAACACGAAGATCAATAGCTGCTGCATCAGCGGAGCCTGTTACTGGACGCACTTCGTCACGAATTGCAAATACTTTTACTGGATGAATACTATTACGCATTAATGATTTCCTCTAGTTCTTCTACGAATTTATTATAAACACCTGCATGAGCTAATGCTTCAGCAGAGAAACTTACTAAGTCCACGAGTTGAACGTTTCTTTCGATTAGTTCTGCACTTTCATTCACTTTACGAATGAATGCTTGCTTTCCTGGGAGCGGGATTGCCTCTACAATATCCAGTGCTGAACCAAATTCTCGTATTAGACCGTACCCACGCTTAGTTCCTACTCCCTCAACTCCATCAATATTATCCTTCCTATCTCCCTGTAAAGCCTTGAGAGATGCTAGCTGTTCTGGAGTGTCTACTCCTGAATTTTCATACATATCCTTAAGCTTATATTCCCGCTGGGTGTAGAAAGAATATCTAGATACATCGTCTTTAAGAAGAAGATCCCAGTCTCCATCAGTTGATATTAGCCAAATATGGTCGAATAGTTGAGTGCCTGAGTATTGGTCTACTATTACCGCAGCCATATCATCTGCCTCAACACCTTCATAACCAAATATCTTAATGGTTTCTTCGACAATACGAATACCTTCCTTCAATTTTGAAAACCACTCACGCTGTGCTCTTTGCTCAGCCTCACTGCGCTTCTCACGTGCTTTTCTTCGGTTGTCTTTGTATTCCGGAAAAAGAGCTACACGGTAGGAAGATTTACCTTTATCCGTTAGGACTATAACTTTTCTTCCATGATATTCTTTTTCAAATCTTTTGATATCCTCTAAAAGTTTTCTGGCAAATGCTTTACCATCTTTTATATTTTGAGATACCCTATGTGCGATGTTAACTAAGTCAATAACTACTAAGTTATTCCTAGACTCGAACTCCGCTACTTCTTCGTCCCTTATTTGTTTCCATGATTTTGTACTCATTACTTAACTAGTTCCTCGATAGAGACGTTCTCAAGCCACGTTTTGAAGTCGCCTATAATAATCTCTGTATCTCGTTTCGAGATCATTAAGTGATGGTAATCCGCCAGAGCTAATGCTGATGGATCATCGAAGCTAAGAGCAATTAGCCAAGGGCCTCTGTCCTTTTTGAATACTAGGGCAGGTCTCATATTCATTTCTCCTGCTTCTCGTACTGCTTGCTCCCACCACTTTTCCATTTGGGATGTTCCAGTATTAAGGATATTAGATGTTAGTTGCTCATCTTTATACCATTTAACCTCAAAACAAAATAGGCTCATATGTGCAGTGCCTGGAGGTAAGTATACATCACCCTTAAGGGCATGGTTTGCACCAAATGCTCCTGAACCTGGAACTCGTTCCCATTGAAGTTTTGTCTTTTCACGAAGTAAATCACGGACTTGCATTTCTCCGCGTTTACCTTTTTCTCTACTATCAACTGCCATTATTTTGATTCCACAAGTCTAGAGACTTGATTCTCATCTTGTACAATAACAATTTGTTCTGCCATTGGATGAGAGTGTCCATGTGACACTATAAAAGAATTAAGCTCTGGCTCCTTCAATAGAACCTCTATTAATGTTTCGATACCTTGAGTATCAATGTAGCTGATAACTTCATCTAAGAATAATAGATTTATATCAACTTTATTAACTGAGCTTAGTAGTGCACGAATAGCTAATAATGTAGCCGTTTGTATTCTTTGCTGTTGACCTGTTGAACATGACGCCATACTTGTCTGACGACCATTATTATAAATAATAACGTCTAACTTAGTTGCGTTAAGTTCAAAGTTGAGAGCGAATACACCATCAGTGAGATCTGATAGATACTTATTAATAAGTTCCTCAAATACTTTAACATTATATTCTAGCTTATACCCAACGATATCTTTCAGTGATTTAGCTATAAGTTGTAGATCTGCTAATTGTTCCTGTTGCTCAGCTAGTTCAGCGTTTAGTGAATCTAGTTCTTTCTCAATAACGTGTAGTCTATCAAGTGCAGCATCTTTAAGAGCTTGCTTTTTATCTGAGTCAGCATTGATACTTTTAGCTGTTTCTACTTCTTGTTTCCTTTGCTTGACATCATTTTGTAGTCGAATAATATCAGCATTAATATCACCAATATCCAAATCAATAGAGTTGTCACTAACGTCACCATAGTCTGATGCACTTTCTAGTGCAGCACTTAACGTCATTTGAGCTAGACCTAACTTGCCCCAACGCTGACGCTTTTCTTCAATAATCTTGATAGATTCTGCTAATTCAATAACAGTATCGGCAACTTCGGCTTTATCAGTTCTAGCAATGTTAAGAGCATTGAGTGCAGCAGACACATCAAGATGTGATCCACAGGTTTTGCATGTAGTATTAGAAGACTCTGCACTAAATGTTTTTATACGCAGTTCTGCATCACGTAGTTTATGATTACATTCTGCCCATTTAGTTTTCTTCTCATTCAGCTCTTCTTCACTTGGGTTATCAATATCTTTAACTTGTTCTGTTAACAAGTCAACAGCTTCTTGGGCTTCTCGTACACGTCTGTCCGCTTCAATTTTCTTCTTGATCATAGTCTGCTGATGGGAGACTAGGGTAGCCTGTGCTTTTAACTCTCCGATACGCTCGCTAACCTGTGAATCGTCAAACTCAGGTACTTCAACACGTTCTGGAATAGTTAGTTTACTGTCTTTGATAACCATTTCTAACATTTTGCTTGTAGAGCTAATAGACCCCGATAGTGATGCTACGCTACTCTCTACAACTTTAATATCAGCCTTAACATCTGCTTCAAGAGCTTTATATATCTCTTGATCAAACAAAGATGTTAAGAACTCCTTACGCTTTGCATCAGTAGTCTTTAAGAAGTCTAGACTTGACCCCACAGACTGATACACAATCTTTGTAAACGTAGTAAAGTCACAACCAAATATATCACTGATTAGTTTATACGTTTGAGTTGCTGTATGACCACTTATATCTTCACCATCTTGAAGAAGTGTAAGTTTAGTGGTAGACTTAACGTCCTTTATAACAGTGTATTCGCTCCCATCTTTTGAAAAGTCAACTTCTAGATGGTAATGTTTTTTATCCTGTTCCCAGTTGAATAGTTCAGACTTTGATAGTCCTTTACTATTTTTATTGAACAGGCATTCTTCTAGTGCTGTAGCGATTGAGGATTTACCTGCACCGTTAGCACCTACAAGTTGTACAACGCGACCTGTTTCAAAGTCTATCTCATTGCTTTCGCCATAAGATAAGAAGTTGTCAAATCGCATCTTTCTAATTGTAATTTTAGACAATTTTATAATCCCCTAGACGCTTGTGCAACCTGACTCTTGTCTTAGTATCTAACCCATATACTTCCTGCCATAATGTATCTAGTTCTTCACCCACTGTTTTATCTTTAAGTTGCAGTTTAGCTTCTGTAGATACGGAGTTATTCAATTTCTTTTTCAGAAGTTCACTATTCTCTACAGACTTAAGCTCTAAGATGTTACCCTCAATTTCATACATGAGGTGGTGATACGTTCCAGCGACCATCTCTTCTCCTACAGATATTGTTTTTGTAATTAACTGAGGTAGATGATCTGTACTTACCCAATCTACTGATAGAGTATCTGTATCAATAATAAATACACCATGCGTATTTTTGGGTTCTGATCTAGCAAACGAAGTACTTAATGGTGAGCCAGGGTACATGAGTGGAACTGAACCAATATGTTGGCTATTTTGAAAGGAATGGAGGTCTCCAGCTATAACTAATTCATAGCCATGATCAACAAATTTTTGTAGGTCAATTTCCGGAGTTACGTGTGGTGGAATTTCTCCTCTAACATGTGTGAAACAAAGTTTAGACTTGGCAGGTTTCCATGTTTTAGCTTTCAACTCTGTATAGTCTATAATATCGAAGTCAGCAGATCTATAACAATCATCAGCAACGTAGAACGTATCACTAATTTCTAGGTATGTAGAAGTAAAATTGCTTAAAGCAGATTCTTTCTTACTTAGCATTTCGTGATTACCGGTGTACAAGATGATATTACAATCTTTTAGCGTGGAAAAGAATCTAGTGTTAAGATCTACTTCCTTTGAGGTTGGTTTATTAGTGTCAAAGATATCACCACCAATAATCATTAGATCGCACTGGTGTTTAATGTACAACTCTTTCAATTCTTGAGCTAACATCAGGTATCTATTACGCTGCCAGTCTACAGGCACGTCTTTTTGACCTAATTTAATATGTATATCTGCGGTAAAAAGTATTTTCATTATTATCAAGATAAAAGAAAGGGGCAATTAAGCCCCGTTTCTATGCTGTCTATTACAGATCAGCAGCCGCTTCACCAGCACCTAAATCGTTAGCACGAGCTGACTCTTCAGGTTTATTTTGATTGCCGTCGTCCTTAACTTTAGCTAAGAACTCTTCAACTTCACGGCGTTGTGCTTCTGCAGCAGCTTCGATAGAATCATCACGAGTTGGGTCGTATGGAGCTGGGAATTCAGTTGCTAAATCTGGTACTTTCTCAAAAGCAACCATTGAATCACCATCATATACTGGCTCACCAATTACTTCGTAATCTTTTAACATCGCACGAGCAATATCAGAAGCAGGATCTTGCAGTTTAGCTAAGTCTTTCATAGCTTTAACAATGTTGACAGAATAACGAGTATCTTTACCTTCCCCGATACGGGTGATTTCTAGGTCGATCATCATCGGTGATTTTAGACCATCTGCGTACAGTTGACCCATCATTTCGTTGATTGAATCGTTTAAAGATGATTTAAGTTCCATCAGCTTCATTTTGCTACCGTCTTGGCGGTCTAAAACCCAGCATAAGTAGTTACGACGAGATTTGATCTCTTCGCTTTTCTTGGAGAACTTATTGAACTGAGTGATGTGCATGTCCTGAATTGGATCAGGTAAGCTGTTGTTGAATTTCTCTTGAGAACGATTGAAACGGAATGAGTCAAAAGATGCGGAAATACCTAAACTTTTATTCTCAATCCAGTAAACGTAACGTGGTAGTACACCGGAGACAATACGGATGCTGAAAGCACCTTTTTGATTTAATGATAAGTATGCGTGTTTGCTAGTTTCTGCTTTACCGCTGAATGAACCCCAAGCTTTAGTTCCTGACATATGATTTTTCCTCTTCTTTATTGAATTTTAACGTATCTATAGATATTTGAACGAATGGGTTTGACTCTACGATTTCTCGTGGAATCCATGGGTATACTGACATCATTGGCAAAGATGTGTCTCCGGTCAATTGATAATCAGCGTAGTTTCTAATGCTAAGTAATCCAACATATTCTGCTAAGATTCTTGCATTATATTTCATCGGGTTATCTAGGATAACTGATGAATTAACAATGAACGAACTACCTAATAGACTTACACAAGCCTCTGGTTCATCTCGCAATCTGCGTAGATATTCAATTATTAGGTCAGATCGTCCATATGATAATATGTAAATCTTTTCGTAATCAAATCGTAACATTTCTTACCTCGATTTCATAAGATATATTATATCAAATATTCTAGCTCAAGGCAAGAAAAGTTTTTAATTAATTGTCTGTGTTCTGAGTATCTTCGGGCATTGGATGCCACTTTTGGTATGTTTTAACAACTTCATCGAATGATGGGTCTTCAACACGTACAAAGATTCCTTGTAACGGTGTTTGACCACGATACTGTCTAGCCTCGCGACACTTGGCTAAAAACATGAACAATTGTTCTTGTTCGATCATTGACAGACCTACCTGAATATCGGCAGTATCTATTGTAATAATTTGGTTTTGATTTTGATTTTGATTTTCCATTTCTTCCTCATCAATTTATATAAATATTATATCAAGAAATCGGGTTTTGATCAAGTACTTTTTTTAAGTATTTGTCCCAAACCTTTTCAGTCATTTCTCTGGATGTCCAACCGTTCTGATTGTACACACGAGTTCGTGTAGCAGCCTGTCTTTGGGCAACATCACCTCCTAATCTAGTATCTAGAATCACAGGAGGTAGTTTACCTTCCGCAATACGTTGAATACGTCCACCTAGTTGCTCAATTAAAGACTCATTATCTCCAATTATACATGCATGCACTAAGCATGACAATGGGTTGCACGAAACACCCTCAGAGAATATACCAACAGCAGCTACTAGTACGCACGGTGTTGGGTCAGTTTCAATCTCTAGTAAGATGCTCTTCCTATCCTCGATAGAAGTTTGCCCCGTGATTTGGTGCACCTTAGTACCAACACTTTCTAGCTTTTCGGCTATGTGTGCTATTAGCTCACTTCGGTCAGATACTACTAGTACCTTATGTCCCTCTCTGTACATTATATACGTCTTTGAGATAATATGTGCCCTATACAACGGATTTTCATATACGTCGTTGGCTCTAAGTGCCCAAGGTATATTCCTGTTCCCAGATAGTTCTACTTCAGGTAGGTGGAACTTATAGATTGTTGGGTCTAGAGTATTAGCTACCGCAGGTGAAAATACAGTGTAACCAAAGTAATCTGGAAACATTACATTAAGACCGTCTTTACGCTTTAGGGTACCGGATAAACCTATACGATACTTGGCGTAGGAAAACTCTAGAAATTTAGTAAATGTAGTTGCAACACAGTGGTGCATCTCATCTACAATTACCAGACCAAATTCCTTAGCTAACCGTTCTCCGTGCTTACTCAATGTCTGAATGTTGCCAATAACAATTGGAGAATCTAGTTCAAATCTGCTAGACCCTATAACACCAGGCTCAATACCGAACCACTTACGAACCTCATCTTCCCATTGTGTTCTAATATTAACATTAGTAGTTACCACCAAAGTTTTCACTCCTAGATAGTGTGCAATAGCTAAGGCAGTGATAGTTTTACCAAATCCTGGCTTACCATTTATAATGCACCAGTCTTCGGTAGAAGCTATAAACTTATCGAATATCTCTGTCTGGTCTTCCCGCAGTACAAAGGAAGGGTCAGGGAATTCTACTTCTGGTGCTACACGTCTATCTGTGATTTCTAAATCAATACCCTTTAACACGTCAGCAACACGAGTGATAGGAATCCACACCATTTCAGTACGAATCTTACCACAGTTTTGGTAGATTTTAGGATACTGGGTATTTCTATCCATAATCTCATACGTCATCTTAGGACGGATTTCATCCCAAAAATCGGGGTCACGCAGCATAAAGAATGCTTTATTTCCGATTGAAATTTTCATAATTTAACCCTGTACCTGCGTTCTTCTGGCTTGAAGTCGTGTACATCGAATAACCAGAAAGAGCCTCTAGCTTTGATAACGCTAAGATAGCTAGCAGGGCTGTCGGTAATGAAAGGAAAAGGGGCTTCCCTAATATAGTTTTGCCACTTTCCATTATATATCTGCACCGAACTTAAAACTTTGTGTACCTCAATATTATAGAATTTCTCTTTGGAGTGACGTATTAACTTACCTTGTGAATTAATATAGAACTCAGCCTTAGACTTAGCCAGCTGGCTCAACGAATTAATACGCTTCTTAAGTGGGTACAATTTATAAGGTAATGATTTCTCATTGCATCGTAAGGCTAGTCGTCTTTCCCAGTAGTTTCCAGGTAAGGACTCATCATCTAACACATACTTTGTGTAGTGAGTCTGAATAACTGTGTAGTTCCCTTCCTTGGACTTACGAAAGAAAGACCTAACCTCATAAAGAGGTAGGTCTAATATCATTTCTACAGTCTCGCTACTTGAGGGCAGAAGCTCTCAATAATTGAGTTTAATTCAACCTCAATATTTCCACAGTCTAGAGCTACTTTAGACAACAACTTACGTTCAGCCTTGATCTCGTCATACTCGGCATGTTTTTTATCTTTCAACACGTGCATAGTGTATTGAAGATCGATATCAGCTTCAATCTCTTTTACAAGATTGTTTAGATATTCTTCATCCTGAATCACTGCGATCATTGGGTGTTGACCTTTAACCTTACCACAAGAGTAGTCAACAGAACCCCCGTCCTCAGAGTCTTGACCTACTCCAATTGGGCAACCTTTGATACTAATACCACGGTCTGTCTGGATGTTTCTAACTATTAATTCGTTATATTGATCAACAAGATCTTCACGCACAATAGCAACTACAGAGTCGTGTACTAGCATAATGATTTTCATTTCGTCAGATAATCCCAGTTTTTCGATCTCGTTATCTGCATCGATAGCCCCTAGTAACAGGGAATCAGAAGACGCACCCTGAATGATTGCGTTAAACCCTGAACGAACTTCACCGGCACGAACACCTTTATCATCAGAAGTCACGTTAGGTAAACGACGTTTACGACCAAAGTGAGAATAGATGAAACCGAACTGTTCGATTTGTGAGTGAGAATCTTCAATCCAACGACGTAATTGTGGGAAGCTAGAGAAGTAAGTCTCGATATACTCCAATGCATCATCTTTCGTACATGGTGTGTACGGTTCGCCAGTTTTGATTGATTGCTCTAACAGAGCCATGTTAACAGACTCAGCAACCTTGCTTGGACCTGACCCATATAAGCACATAATTCCATATTTTCATATGGTGCGGACTATACCTTATACCTATTTATTCTGACTAGTTACTACCTAGTCTTACGATTACCCTGTAGCACTATGTTGTTATACATTTCGTATTTTCTATCTAGACGAGTACTTTCTGTAGAATTAGTATACATATACTCTAGTAGTCGTATAGATTTATTAGTATTTAGGGTTACTGTATAGATGTTATCTTTTTCGTATACTTTATACGATACACCTACAATATTAGTTAGCACATTATCCAGCCATTCCATATTTTGCTTAGCTATAGCAAATCCTGTATACAGGGTTGCAGTTATGGAATTAGCATTAGAGAACGACTCACATATAGTACCATCCCCGTCAAATAGCCCCCGTAAAAAGGAGTTTAAGTGTTCCCCGAATACTTCTTGGTCTGGGATAATGGACTTTAGAGTCTTATTAGGTAAGATACCAAATATAGAGAGATCTTTGCAGGCTTCCTTAGACGTAAACTCCAGGGCTTTTCTGGTGTACCCTGAACACTGCTGTATAGTGTAGTCTTCTGCTCCTACGAAAGACCTGAACTTCTCTATATGACGTTCATCGGCATCCTGCAACATTAGACGTACTCGCCCTTTATGATCTACACAACCATCTGCGAATAGGAAACCTAACCAGTAAGCTGCTTCAGCAGTGTCACGAATAAAGCAGTTATTATATTCGTATTTGGGTATCTTTCTCCCCCAACCCTCTCTGGCTATTAGTTTCTTTAGTCTCCATTCAGGGATACCAAAAACTTCGGCTATCTTACCTCTTGTTAACTTCTGTGCTTTTAAATTATCGTAATTTTCTTTATTTATTTCCATGATCATCTCCTGCCCGTAGGGTTCAAAAGACAGGTAATCGTGTAAATAGGTATCTCGCCGTATTATGGATTTCTCCATCGCAGCAATATCTGTTCTAGATATTCTGTCAGTCTCTGAACCATTTGAACCTGTCCCCAGGAACTCTGGCTGCGGATTGGCATATCTACTTCTAGACTTAGCGTCCCCGACAATTGAGCGAGTTATTCTCTTTATTTATTCAGTTGAGACTAGATTACTCTAGATCGGAACCTTTATAGGTTAATCCCGAAACTGATTGCTTTAGCAGCCTGGCGTAATGCAGGATACAAATTCTTAACTTGGTTAGGTTCACAATCCAGACCAAATACCATGTGGGCAATGTTGGCGTGGAAGTCAGGATAACGTTCTGGGTCATTCTGCATGTTAATAAACACTTGTTGCATGTTTCTGTCTCCAGATAACACGGCAGCATAGTAAATCTCAGCAGTTGTTAAGTCATGTGCAACTACCCTATAGCCAACTGGAGCAGTAATACATGCTTTAATTATAGACTCATCACGAGGTAACTGTTGTAAGTTTAACTTACCAGAAGAACTTAATCGACCCGATGTTGTCATGTGTAAGTTAAATCCTGTTCTTACACAGCCATCAGTATCTATACTGATTAACAGCTTCTCAATGTACGTAGACAAGAGTTTGGTTGTCTTACGAATATTAAGTAGGATCTTAGCTACTGGATGTTGTGAGGAAATCTTCTCTAGAGACTCAGCATCTGTAGATATAGCACCTGTATCTGTCAACTTACCTGTAGGTTCTAATCCTAGAACATCAAATAGTAACTCACGTAACTGAACTGGAGAGTTAGGGTTGAATTTAGCCCCCTTAATTGCCTCATACTCCATAACTTCAGGGAACGAGTACAACTCTTGAGTCAAGCCGTTAAGCTTATCAGTTAATAGTTCTTGCGCTGTTACTAGTCTATCTTTATTGATAGGTACTCCACGATCTTCAACACGCTGCAAGAATCGACAACCTGGCATCAATAGACCATGGTATAAACGCATAAACGCTTCGTTTGCTTGGATCTTCGGATAGAAGAAGTTGAATAAACGAATGGTAGCATCGGTATCTTTGGCAGCATAGGGCCACATGATCTCGAAGGGGATCAGATCATATGTGAAATCTTCTTTCTTAATACCATGTGCTCTGCAATACTCACTCTTGAACTGATCGAGTTCAAAGTCATAGTCACCCATATCAGTAAATTGCATAGCCAAAGATTTCAAACCATGAGTACCACGACGTTCGTCTAGTACATAGTGCATTAGCATTGTATCGTGCATACGATCTTCTGCAAATGCTTTTTCAAAATTAAACCCAAAGTGATACTCATACATATGAATATCGAACTTCAAGTTATGGAATACGATTGGACGATCTTTCTGATCTAAGATTTCTTGAAGAACATAAACACAACGTTCATCAATATTATCTGCATCAATGTATACACCTTGATATTCTTGATGTGAGATTGACAAACCTAATACATAACAATCTCTAGCATATAGACCCGATGTTTCGGAGTCAAATGCAACTACAGCAGCAGGTAACATAGAGCGAATCATACAGAGATACTCATATGCCTCATCAGTATCTTGTATTGGTTTATAATTACCAGGCTTCGGTGGCTTAGCCGTACCATTGAGGATACGTTCAAAGTCAGTTATAGTTTTATCCAGAACAGGTTTCATTTCTGGCTTAAAGTGTACTTGAGATGGATTAATACAAACTAAATATTTTAGTTTACCATCTAGACCCTCAGTTAGTTTACCGGTGTAATCTACAACTCCAGTTCTACCTGTGAATTGTTTAAACGGCTCTGCACCTACCAGAATTACATAATCAAAGTCGTCTGGATTAAATGGATTATCTGGTGTACCGATTGTGATATGCTTCTTAAGCATACGACCGGTAAAACTTTCATGAGCCATATGAAATACTTCAACATCATAGTCCCATAAATTTAAGGACTTCTGATAGTTAGCTCTAGATGGTGATTTATCGACCACCGCAATTTTTAGTGAACTCAATGTTTTCTCCTATTAGGTAAGTAAGTATAATTTCAAATATTACTTCTGCAACTTACAAAATATATTATATCACTATTGGAACTTTTCCGCAAGTAGTTTATTTATTTTCCAGCTTAATGATTCAACTTCTTCCGCAGTTAGATCGCCTGGGTCTTTAGAAGATGGAACTAAGAAATTTCCAACTATAGGTGTCATATCAGTTTTATCGCGGATCAACTTAAATAGGAAGTCCGCTGATTTATTTCCTGAGTCATCGTTGTCAAATAATATTACTACCGTATTAACTCCAGATACTTCTAATGCTGTGAATTTTTCCTTGATGTTGTTAGGCGAGAACTGATGTGTACCGAAACAGCAGACTACATTAGTCATACCTTTATCTTCAAGGTTGAGCATATCGAACAAGCCCTCAACGAGGACTATGACAGACTCTCCGTAACGGCTAGGGAACAGGGGAAGTGGAACGTTAGATGGGCGCACGAGATATTTTGGTTTTGCATCGCCTAACTGAGTTCTTCCTAAAAACGCTTTGTTTTTACCCATCGCATCCGTAATAGGAAATACTATTCTATTCTCCCAGTCTGATTGTTGTTGAAATGCAAAATACTTCTCGTATGTGGCTCCAGAGATTCCTCGGTAATCATCCTTAAACGGAATAGAGTTCTCTGGTATTGCTAAATCTTGGTTTAGTGTGTTAAAGTCGCGTATCATTCCACGTATCTTAGCTAGACGACCGTGAGAGCGCGGCAATTCTTTATTAAAGTAATGGAAAATACTTGGTATACCTTTACCAAATCCACAGGCTAAACAGTGCATAACCCCCGTCTCACGATCAACACGTAAAGACGGTGATGCATCAATATGTTGGGGATTAAGGCAGGTGATAAGTAAATCACCACCTGCGTTAGTATACTCAATTCCCTTACCGGTTAATAGATCTTCTACTTTCATAGGTCAGTTGCTCCGGCTGGTGGGCCTCCTGCTGTGTTAGGATCTAGGTCTTTCTTAGGAGGGGTTTTCTTTCCTTTTCTTTCGGATTTGTCGCCACTCTTTTTGTCAAAGTCTAACGCTAGTTCTAAGCCCTTAACTAATAAATCTTCTTTTGTGTAGTTAACTGCTGGGTCGATTCTCAACGTTTCCCAACTAATACCTGGAGCTAGAATCATATCATCCATGCTACGTACTTTAGTTGTTTCAAAAACAATTGCACCCATAGGGTCTCTCTTACCATCTGCACCTTTCGGTTTCTTAGCAGGGTTCAAGGTCAGCGCCATATCACAGGAATCTAGGATACCTTGTGACATACGAGCATTACCATGTTTATCCATTTGGTAAGGAGATACACCAGCAACGTTTAATTCTCCACACGTTGTCTTGAATTGCTTAGCAACAACCATCTGAGGGATCCAATCATACATCTGAATATCTGATGTACCATGAACTCGAACCTGGTTTAAGTAGTCAAGAATTACTAACTCAACACTCTCTTCACCATGAACACTAATTAATCCTCTAGTTATTGCTCCCAGTTGTTCAATACTCAACTTAGGATCATGAATGATAGGCATTGGAGTTATTTCCTCGAACTCGGTTCTTAGTAGCTTCTCAAGTTCGAATCCATCACTCATCTCATTGATTGTGTATTTTGCTGCATATTTATGATACTCGTCAAGACCACCATGGAACATGCTTGCTCTTGTCTTCAATAGCTGCTGAACTTCTTCAGGGGCTAATCTTCCAAGTCTAAGGCTTGATGCTGAAACTCCCGATAATATTGCTAGGTTTCTCTCCATTACCTCGTGTGCTTTCATCTCCAGTGAGAAGTATGGCGATACTTTCCCCTGCTGATATTGGGTCACTTGCATGTTACAACATACAATAGACTTACCAGAACCACGAAAACCACCTAAAAACATTACTTCGGTACGCTGTAAGCTGCCAGAATGTATTTCGAACTCATTACTAATTCCTAGAGATACTGCTAACTTAGGAGCACCTTTCTCTTTGAATATTTCGATTTCGTATGCTTGAGTAATTGCACCACTCTGTCCGACCTCATTCTCAACTTGCATAGCAAGACTATTAAGTCTGTCTACTAGCGCATCCTTGTCTAGTGCATATAGATCGTTAAGCACCTCACTTTCCAGCAGCTTTAGTGTCAAGTCTTGAGCGAACTCAGTTTCCAGTACGTCTATAGATTCAGAAATCTCGACCTCTGGCACTTCTTGCATGTCTAAAACTGCTAACGCTTGCGATAGCCTAACATTTCTGTTAGCCGATAATCGTAAGCTGTCTAGTGTAGGTATCTTTCCACTTGTCTTATAGTAATTCTGGATAGCCACGTAGATTGAGGAAAAAGCATCAGTAAAGTGTTCTTTTCGTAGACGTGCTAGTGCGAATGTAACTTGTACAGCATCATCCGTGGTTAATAGTTGTTTTAATACAACCGCTTGAACGTTAAACATTACTCCTCTCATTCACTACACTTTCGTGCTGTCCAAAAACAGAAAAGGGGAGAGGAAATTAATCCCTCTCCCCTAAAGGTTGGTAATCTTGTGAAAGATTTGTAACTTAACGATTACTCAGCTTTAGCAGCTTTTTCGTCTAATTTAGCGCGTTTTGCAGCACCTTTGTAGTCTTTACAGTCTACACCACGACGAGTCAGCATTGATTTAACGCCTTTTTCGTTTTTACCAGTCGCTTCAGCGATTTCTGCGATAGTCATAGACGCTACGTCTAAGCCAGCTAATGCATCAGCACGAGCAGATTCTTTATGAACTTTTTGTTCTGGTAATTTAGCAATACGGTTTTCACGCAGTAAACTTAAGCATTTACCATGAATCTGGCGAGAAGTACGATCTAATGCATCTGCGATATCCTCTAAGAATGCATCGGCTTCAACCAAGTTTACGATCTTGTTTTCTTCTTCAGGGCTAAACTTACGAACAGCAGCAGCTTTCGGAGTTAACTTAACTTTGTCAGTCATTTCAAGATGCAGAACTTTACCTTGAACCTGAGCACGTGTGAATTTACCACCACATACCGCCGCAGCAATTTCAGCATAAGTTTTCTCACCCTCGTAAGCTTTCAGGAACGCTTCTAATTCAGCAGTTTCATCTTCAGACCATGCAGAAGCTTTTTCTACTTCATCAGCACGTTGAACAGCAAAACCTTCTTTACGCAGTTTAGAACCTACTGAACGAGCAGTTGCAGCACGAGTTGCTTTTTCATCAGAGAATTCATTACCAAGCTCAATAGCGATTTGGGCAACTTGTTCTTGAGTGATTACATCTCCACCGAATGATTCAGCTTTCGCACGTAATGCATTAGTAGTTTCTTCGTTCCACGCTAATTTGATAGTACTCATAGTTATTTATTTCCTTTTATATTTTAAAATTAATTTAGTAAGAGAGCCGATTTCAACACCGTTCTCCAGAGCTTTAAGATATGAAGATGAGCTACGTTTGCTTTCATCTTCGCAGATCAAATATTTGACATCTTTAGTTACGCTTTTCTTAACTGTAAAGCCTAAACTTTCCAGATGTTTGGTAATCGAAGTTCTAGTATGACCCTCTACAGAGCCAGTGACACAAACTGCAATACCTAGAGATTCTGTTTCATTAACGACTTGCGTAACTTTGGTAAAGTTCCATGGTAATGCCATGATTTCTTTACCTAAATCGGAATGTTTCCAGACCTCTAAAGATTCGCCAGCTTTTCCAGACAATTTGGTATCTGCAAGACTGGTTGCTCCAGCCACTGCTTTTTCCGCTGCCACAGTTCCCACTAATGGGATAGATAGTGAAGCAAGTAATGTTGACATTTCAACAGAAGTTCGCATTCTATCTAATTCAGCAGATAATTTATTACCAATCTTCTCACCTAGGATTTCTTCTAAGAATGAAGAGTCGATATAGAAAAGTTCTGGTACAGAAGTTAACTCTAGTTTTTCAAGAGTTTTCTCTCCGAAACCCTTAAGTTTCATTTTCTTACAAAATGATTCGAGCGATTTGGAGGATTGGGCTGAACAATTGTCCTTGTTCCTACAGAACAGTTGGGAGTTAACTCGTTCGAGAACTGACCCACAGATTGGACAATGTGTTGGGATTTGAATTTTCATTTGTGTTCCTTTCTTCAACCTATGATAATATTATACCAACTATTTCGATGTTAGGCAAATGAATTTTTTACTCATTTCCGTCAGGCTTATCAGCCATGACACCTCATCCCCAAATCAGTATAACTATTATACATATAATTTGTCGCGACGTCAAGTAGAGTTTGAAAATCGAGGTGGAAACACCCCAATCAACTAGTCTTCTACCTTTTCAACAATTTTTGGAATCACCCCACCAGAGCGTATAACACGAATCTGGCAACCAATAGTAAGTTCCATAGCCTCAATAAAGCCTGCGTTGTTTAACGTTGCTTTAGAGATTTGAGCATCGTCGATAATTACTGTATCAAAAATACCTACTGGGGTTACTTTACCAGACTTACCTACTTGCCATTGGACTTCGCGTAATGTTGTAACTTCACCCTCCTCATCTTCTTTAATTGCGTATGCGCCTCTAGGGAACTTATCAGTAAATCCCAGCTTCTCATATTCGGAATTGCTATTAACACGACGTACTAGACCATCCGTAAGAATATCACCATCATCAGTTGCTATTTTTATTGTCTTATCAAGACAAGTAAAGAAGCCGAAAGTAGATAAGAGTTCCATATCCTTATCGTACCATTCAGTATATCCCTCGTGGTTGTTTGAATTAACTCCATAAGCAATAAACATTAACCCACCCTCTTCAACTGCCTGAGCAAATTCTGTTGAGTCTTTGAGGTTGACTTTACCGCTTGCGTAGTTACGCACGTTCTCTAAGCCTTCTGGCTTGGAGACAACAACTTCGCCACGGATTTGTATAACGCGAGGTACAGGGCTACGAATAATACCATTAATATTTTTAGGAACTAACATTGAAAGATTGTGTGTGCAGTCTTTACCTAGCTTACCGTTGCCACGAGTTGTTGAGGATACGTAAACACCATCAATATAAAGATGTTCAACCGCACATCCATCTAGTTTTGGAGTTTCAATATCAAAACCTTCGGGTAATTCGTCCCCACGGCTTGGGTAATATTTTCTTAAGCTATACATACGGAACATATGTGGGACATCGCCAATTGTACCAATCTGATCTTCTGCATCAGGGTACTTGGCAATTAGCTTATCATATTGTTCATCTGAGATAATTGGGTCGCCATTATAATAGGCATCCTGACAATCTCGGATATAGTTTTTAATTGCTAGTACCATTGCTGTAATACCTCTCTAAACATATCATTTGCTTTTTCTTTATCGCTATCAGATAAAGAAGTATATGTAGCAGCATATGCATCTGCGAACGATAGACGTAATCCTTCACGAATTTTCTTTAAATCTGGTAGAGTAAACAACATCTGTTTGTTAACGTAACTAAGTAATGGATCCACCAACTCTTCTTCCCATTTATTTAATGGTCTTGAAGCTGATACTCTATCTGTAAAACTAGCAGAGTCTCTAATTAGTTCCTTTAAAGTGTACTTGCTACCCGTACCTGGGTCACTATCACTGATAATAGAATTATTGTGCCCGTTATTTAGGAATTTACCTAGTGCAGATCGTAAGTCTTCACTTTTACTAACCAATTCCTTGGATTGTTTTATTGCATTTCTATTCATTAGAAACTTGTTATATATTGTGTCTAGGTTTTGCATTTATTAATCCCCTTTGATATATTACCTATTCAATATAAATATTATATCAAAAATTTAAGCAAAATGCAAGTAAATAAAAACCGCACTGAAAAGCACGGTTATAATTTATTTAACGCGGAAAGCGTGTCGCAGTTTTGTGTATGCTGTATGACTTCATCAAGGACTTCTGCCTTACTCAGTGTTCGAGCAAGTGCCTTGAATAATCTAGCAGATGTGTCGATGTTAAAAGGGATAGAAAATCCAGCACGTGTTGGGAACCAACTCTCGTCAGTGGCATCTTGGAGCCATAGACGTATACCCATATATAGGTTGCCTCGAAATTCGGAGATTGTGAAATGGACTTCTTCCCCATTTTTAACCCACAAAGGAACAGAGCATTCGTCAGGATACATTTCGTTTTCCTGACGAACAATTCCTTCGTCTTCAACTATATTAGAGGACACGAGCCTTGTTAACTACTGTGCCAAGATGCTCAATCTTAAAGATTGTATCCACTGGCAGATAGCGGAAGCGATCGTTGGTTCTGCTAAACACTAAGATTTCACCTTCACCTGCTGGTGCTGGTTGTTCTTGTTCAAAACGTTTAGCTAGATACTTATCTGAGAAATCCATAGTGCCTTGGAGTTGTGTTGACCAAGGTTCACCAGGCTTACGTGATTGTTTGCGATAGTGAATAAACACTTCACCATACTCGTCACACGCTGCAATAACTTCGACCTTTTTAACAGGTGTACTTAAGTTTGCACTAAAACGCTTAGTCATAACAGCTCCTTATTACTTAGTGATTGAACGAATTAATTCAGCTAAGAACAGAGCAGCTTTACCTGTCATTTTCTCGATGATTTCTTCGCCTTCGGCAACTTTATCTTCTGGTGCACCTGCATCCATCAGAGCTGCTTTTAGCTCAGCTTGTGCTGCGGCTTTAGATGTGCGAGTTCCACCAGTTTTCTTTTCACCATCAGCAGATGTTGATTTCTTGGCAGAATCTTTCTTAATATAAACGCCACGTGGGTCACGACTGATATGCAGACGTGCTGAGTTGGCAGGGATACCAAATTCTTCTGCTACTTGCTTAACAACTTCAGTTGTAATTGATGGACGCTCGTCTTCTGGGTAAGCAGAAATGACTTCTACGTAACGATCGGCAAGTGCAACTTTATCTAGTTCTGACATAAATTTATTTCCTTTTGTTGTTGATTAATTTATATAAATATTATAACAATTTTGCTAATACTAAGCAAGTGAATTTTTAGATCAAGTACCAACGACTCTGCATACCATACCGTTGGATGAATTCCCCTAGAGATTTATGCTCTACTTTGGTTTCACCTGTTGCAGTATTGATAGTATTTAATTCTATAACGTTTTTCATTTCTGGATCATTACTTGAAATAGCATAAAACTTTTCAAGCCCTTCTTCCAAGTTATCTTCTTTTCGTGCAAATTCTACACGAGAGGTCAATAGAGACCTAGAAAAGATCTCTGCTAAAGTCATTTTTACCATTATTTTGCATCCTTAGCCGCATTTAATTTAGCTTTCTTAAGTGCCTCATTCAAGGTCACTATCACATCATCACGTTCCCAACGTTCTCCAAATCGCTTAGGATCTACACCAAACTCTCTGAAGCGTTCTACGTTGGCTAAGTTCCATACTTCAACTGGAATATACATCTGTTTGCCGCTTAAAAGCCACACACGATATACATCATCAGATAATTTATGGGTTACTTCGCCAAAACACTGACGACCAGCTACCCAAACAATATCCCCAATCTTATATTCATCACTAAATGTACTTTCATCTAGCAATGGTGGGAAAAGTTCCCAAGGACGATTAGGATCTTCTGGTTCAGTAGCACGTAACAAAGCACCATTCTCTTCTAGGAATGATTTAATCTTCATCTGAGAACGATGATTTTGGTCTGCAATATCTGCGATACTAATACCAGCAAAGTAATCTTCAATAATGGAAGCGGCTTCAACTCCTTCTATGCTCGTACCACGTTTACGCTTTCTCATTTCTGCATCGTAAACTTTACGGTCTTCCCATTCTTGGATTAGCTCTTCCATCTTTTTATTAGAGCCTACATTGACTCCACTTTTGCTTAAGATGTCACATGCACCTTTCTTTGTACCACCCTTTTCAAGCCATTCTTTTGCTTCTATAAATAAAGCATCTGGAATGTCATGGGCAGCTACACGTCTGCGTTTTCCGCCTGCCATATCTAATTCCTCTTTTCCAAATTTATGAAACTATTATAAATCAAATTTAGCTATTAATCAATCAAATTTTTCATTTAATAGTAGGTCAGCTATTTCGGAGCATTTACGACGATACGCCATAACGAGGTGATACCTTTCTAGTCTAGCACTATCTATCTTAGACATCAAGAACTCATAAATACCTGGAGTCCTTGCCAAACGAGGTGGGAGAACTCTACATAGCTCTCCCCGAGGTTTGGTAGGTTTAGCTTTGGCAGGTTTTTGCCTGTATCTAGGCTGTAAATCCCACTTACTCATCATCGAACCTCAAATCCATACTAGCCTCTTCATATAGAGAACGCTCTTTATCTGTCATAAAATCGGGATGCAACTGTATACCCTCTATTTTACAATAGGTTCTATACCAGTCTTTGATGTTCTCAAGGTCAAGATCTTTACCAATTCCCATCATTCCTAGATATTTACGAGTATATTTAGCCTGAGCCGATTGACCAGTTAATAAGAAGAACTCTCGTTTATGTTTCTTTAATGCCTCTGCTAGTGGAGTTACCGAAACGCTAGTACATTTCTTTATTGCCGGCCACAGTAAATCTACTACCTTATGAAAGAACTCTGCTCTCTCGTTGGGCTTCTGTTCTACAAATGACTCCGCTAGTTCTCTGGTTACTTCTGATAGTTTATCAATATGATAATAAGACATCAGTAATAGTTTAGCATCATAAGCATCATTGTGACGTAAAGGAGTATAATCTGGTAGAGATGATAAGATAGCGTTAACCCTTTCTTCTTTATAGACATCCGCCGCCGATTCCATTTTACCCCAACTTTCTGTAAAGATATCAATAGTAGCGCCTTGGTCTAATAAATAATATCTTAAAGTTGAGGCATAGTTTCGACTTTCAGTTTCCCTACGTCTTGCATAAGATTGTTGACTAGCATCTAGCCACCCTTCCTCAGCATTATACTGAGTAGAACCTGCATCGAAACCACTTGTTGACTTATCTGTATAGAAATAGAAAGTCTGTGCTCCACGATCTCGTCGTAATGCCTGGAATCGCATGTTTGGGGCTTGATTAGGCGTTAAAGTCAATAAGAATACGTTATCAAAATAGTTCCAGTCAACTCCATTAGTTACTGATGGACTACATAATAATCCGTGAACATTTTGATTGATAAGTTCTTCATTAGTATAGTCTAGTATTTTGCGAATGTCAGGGTCTTCGGTTGAGTTGGAATGGATCTCTTTAACTATACAACCAGTGGCTTCTCGTAAAGCAATACCACGTTCACCTAATTCTGCAGGCCCACAGTCTGTTACTATGATTGACTTCTCACCCATTTCTAATGAAGTTTGAAAAGCGACCCAGACCGACTCTGCATCTGAGAATTCATATGCTTGAGCACCTTGTAACATTCGACGATGATGATTAAAGAAATTAATTGGTTTATCAAAATCTATAAGACTACCATAGGCTTCTACGGTTTCTGCACTGATATCACCATCAGATAAAATTACATGTTTCGCATTTAATAAAAGGTCACGTAACGTTTCGATACACTGTCTGCGATTCTTAACAACAGGTGCAAATAATAAATCATTCATTACCGCATCTGCCTCATCTATAAATACAAAGTCAACCTTATCAACTAAACCCTTGAATTTATGAATAGAGTGAATCGTTGAGGACATTCTAGTTAATCCACCTCTCTTAAAGTCTAACATATCAATAGATTTGTTATATTGACCAGACGTGAATTTCTTTGCGTTTGATGAAACTAAGGCACGAGTGTTTGTGATTGCTAGGAATCCCCCATCAATCATACCAGAATCTAGCCATTTAATAATAGCTGTTGTTTTACCAGTTCCCAGGCTAGACTTAACAAATGTCATTGATCCTTCGGGTGGTAATTTATCTAACTTTAAGAATCTATCCTGTTCAGCAGAGTTAGTTTCTAACTGCTTAATTGGAACGCCTTTTAAGTTTAACGGTATCTCTCGTTTAGAGTTGTTTACAAAAGCTTTCAAAGCCTGCTTACGACCGTTGGTAAAGTATTCCTGAATAGTTCTTCTGTTGTCTTTATGTGCTACATATAGAGACAATGCTGGAGTAATTTCCTTTTCTAGCCATGCTAGATCTATACCCTCTTCTAGTGCATTGTGATATAACTTGGGAATTATACGAAGATAAACACCATCTTCTGCATCTTCCAGTTCTCCAATGATTCGCTCAACCTTATCTGATGTTGAACGTTTTCCTTTAATTTGATCTAACAAAGAGTAAAATTCCTCTTTAAACTCCCCCTTAGTAGACTCAAAGTCTGGCACATTGTCTGGCATATTTATTGTTCCACCGGAAACAAATCTCAGACGTGCGACTTTCTCCTGTTTGAAAGGATCTTTAAATGGGGCTTTGAAAATTGGGTCGGCAAAATAATGTGCCTGAACAGCTGAGTAATAAGCCAAGTCAATTACGTTAACTCCATTATATTTTTCTCGTGAAGATTCATTAATAGATGAGAACGTGAATTTCAATTGTCCTTGAGTTACTGGAATATTAGTCTGAAAGAACATATGCAGACGAATACCAGACTTAATACCAGCAGAAGACGATGCATGTGCAATAAAACCTGCATCTAATGGGAACATCTCCTCGCTAATTGAATTAAGGATGCCTAGAACGTAACGTCCTTGGGCGGCAATATCAAACGGAGATATATCGTCAGGAAGTGGAAAATCATCCACGTCGATAGCGATTATATTAGATTTATTAGAAGTTTCGAAATTCACTTTACGTCTATAAATTGCACGTCGAGCTGCCTTCGGTTTTGCACGAATAACCATCCATTGAGGGTTAGCTGTAATTAACTTTAATAAATCCATCATTTCAGGGAGTGTCTTTGGGTCATATTCATTCACAACATTAAACTTGGTTGGAAGTGAGTGAGGTTTACCCATTGGAAACTGTTCAGAGAATTCTTTAGCAAACACGAAGTCCTCGTTAGACGGAACCCAGTTACCGGTTGCTTGATCTCTTGTCCACCCCTCATGTCCCTCTAAAATCGTGAACACGTAGAGTTACTCCTATAGTTAAAAGGTTACAATTATCCTGTCCATCCTGTTTAGCCAGGGAACAGTTATGCTCTAAGATTTGTTCAGTTACTATGTCAGTTGCCCGAGGGTTCACCTAGCAAATACAATCAACTTACTTTTTGTTCGAGTTCTTTCGAAAAAGAAAACATCCTAACCACATACACTCTCTTCTTATTCTCACTATACGCCTTTGGTCTCACTCCGCCGGACTGCTATTGCTAGTCTACATAAACTTCGCACGCCACCTCATGATTCGCCGCTAAGCAGGTGTGCTCCGAAGACAGGGCGAACCTACATCCTCTGAGAAGTTTAATTGACCGCGTTCTTATCGTTACCCTAGCCCTATGACAACATGGTTTTCTCCGAAGAGACTTCATAAGACTACACCGCACAACAGGTCGGATTTCAGGTAGCAAAGCCAGCTTTATAGCTGTCGAACTAGTTAAGAATTTATGTGGTTAGAGATAATCAGCGTTATCTACGTTGGGGTTGCCCCACGAACCGGATACATACTGAGTGACAAATGTAAATCAATCTAGAGTTTACAAATCGTTAGGCGCTTTTCTTAAACGCCTAAGAATTTCCAAACTATGAATATATTATAACAAAAGTTTTCGACGATTGCAAGAAATTTTTATAAATCGGGGTGGTGGTTCCTATTTGAACAGCCAAATTTCCCACCACTTTCTAAATTTTACAGGTCGTCAAGCGGACGTAACGTCAGTAAAGGTTGCTGGTACTTCTCAAGCTCATATGTAGCTTCCCAGCCTTGTTCAGCCAATGCCTCAGTTACGCGCCTACGTACCTCTGAGCCTCCAGTATTTGTAAGTGTGATATCAAACTTGCCTTCTTTATGGAACTCGTTGGTATAGGATAACATGTAACCTACAATACTAGCTAGCTGATCTGCTGCCCATATATTATAGTATACTTCATCTGGCAGATCATTCTGACTACGTGGCATATGTTCTGGGCGTGGTACAATAATATTCATTACTGCTCTTCCTCTAGGTCCCATTCACGCTTGATAATATCAGGAATATTAGCTGCGCTACAATCTAGTTGTACACCTAACCCACATAATATCTGGACTAACATGTTAATATCAGTAGCATTAACATTTAATTTTTTAACACGCTCTATTTCAGTCTCTGTAACTTGAGTTAGTTGGGAAGCTACTGCATTGCCCACTCTAGACCTATTTATAACACGAGTGCACACAGTGGCTAGATCTAAGGCAACATCATTAGGGCTTGTTCTAGCTACCCACCATCTAGTGATCTTCTTCATTCTTATCTACCTCTTGAACATTGTCATCAGGAGCAACACGAACACCATTATGGTCTACTAGAATCCACCCACAGCCCTCACATATCACGTGGGCACGGATTCCGTTATACATATCTTCTTTAGTAATTAAACCTGCAAGATCTTTGGTGTCGAAACCCAAAATATCAATTGCACAATCCCTACAGAAATCAGCCATTATCATTCTCCGAATCATAAATTTTTACAAGATAAGATGCAAGTGTATCAGTAGGTGATACTAATACATCTACCCCAATAGATAGGTCATTGTTACTACCAGAGATAGCGTAAGTCATTAGTATTCCGCCCTCTGCTTCAAAAATAGCTGAAACAATTTGTAGTAATGAAACTAGTTCTTGTTTATTAAGGCTAAATTGTTTGGTAGCATTATTAATTTGAATAGTGCTACAGAAGCTCCTTTTCTTTGCAGATTGGATGATACCATTATGAACAATACCTACCAATTCTTTAACTCTATCACCTAGTGATTCTTCTATAATTGCGTTAACCGACTCTTGTAACATAATAAACCCTCGCTTTAGTTAATTTATAGATATTATACCAAAACGAGAGCTATTAAGCAAGAAATTTATTTCTTTACTTGCACCTTTCCTTTGCGAACATCGGCATGTTTAACCCTATCCATAACCTCGTGCTGCTTACCAGGATTAAATGGACGACTACCAGGATTACCTAAGTACCCACAGACACGTCTAGTAATTTCTAGCTTGTCAGGGTCATGGTTACCACAAGACGGGCATGTGAACCCATTTTCAGTAGGTACTGTCTCACCCATGAACCCACAATCATCACATGAGTCCACTGGGGTATTAATACCGAAGTAGTGCACCTTGCTTGCAGCGTAATCAATCACCCATTCTAGACCTTGAGGAAACTTCTTCATATCAGGAAGTTCTACGTAAGAAATGCAGCCGCCACTAGCAATACTAGTAAAGTTAGATTCAAAATCAAATTTGACATCAGGAGCTACCTTTCTATCCACACTTAAGTGGTGACTATTGGTATAATATCCTTTTTCAAACAACCAATGGTATTCGGGGAAAACTTCTCTGTCTATACGGTTAAACCTATCACACAGAGACTCAGATGGGGTAGCATAAAGACTAAACCCAAATCCAGTTTCGTTCCTGAGTTCTTCACAATATGTTGACATTACTTCAAGAACATCTTGAACAAAACTAACACATTCAGGTGCTAATGTATCTACATCCTCACCATACATAACCTGCAACATTTCATGGCAACCTATATAACCCATAGATATAGAAGCACGACCACGTAAATGCTCAAGCACATACTCTTCAGGGTCTAGACGTAAACCAAAACCACCATACATATATAAGATAGGTGCTGATTTAGCCTGTACATTTGCTAGATGCGCAATACGCCACTTTTGAGCTAGAGCAGCTAGTCTAAGACGTTCACCTAAGATAACAAAGAATTCGTCAAAGTCACCGTCAGACTCCATAGCTATCCTAGGTAGGTTTATCGATACAACTCCTAGGTTGTTACGTCCTGATGTCTCACCAGACTCAATAGCTGAAAGAAAGGATCTACAACCCATACTAACCTTGTAGTCACCAGTTACTTCCACGAGCTTCTCATAGCTGATGTAGTCAGGGTACATACGCTCAGAAGTACATTTCATTGCTAGCTGTTTAATATCGTAGTTAACATCACCAGGCTTCATATTCAGGCCTTGTTTAAGAACAAATACCAGCTTAGGAAATATAGCGGTATGCTTGCCAGCTCCTAATCCACGCATGCGTGTAAGTAGTAAGTGTTTCTGCACCATCCTAGCTTCCCAACTAGTTCCTAATCCGAACCCAATAGTGATAAATGGAGACTGCCCATTACTGTTAAATAAAGTGTTAACCTCATATTCAAAACCTTGCATAGCATCTTCAACGTTCTTTTCAGTCATTTCAGTTGCCATAACAGAAGCCTTAGCCTCATCTTTAGTCCATCGTCTAGCAAATGCATGGTTCTTATCATAAGACTTACGAACATAGGTAGCCAATACTTCGTCAAATCTATCTATAGAAGTACCACCATATTGATGGCTAGAAACCTGTGCAATAATCTGTGCAGTGATAGCAACTGCTGTTCCGATTGACTTAGGTGTCTCAATATTAGCATTCCCAACACGTAAACCATCCTTCAACATTCCTTCCAGATCTACTAAACAACAATTAGTCATACCCATTGCTGAGTAGTCAGCATCATGGAAGTGAATCTCACCACGTTCATGGGCGTTCCAAATGTTCTGTGGTAACATTTCATATAGCAAATACTTACTAACCTCACCAGCAATCATATCCCTTTGAGTAGGGAATCGCTCGGAAGGCTTGTTAGCATTATTAAATAGTAATTCATCGCTAGCCGAACTAGATAAGATACCACGAACGTTCTCTAGCATTTTCTTTAATTTATCATTCATTATACTTTCCTCCAATTAATCCTACCATTATACTACATTTCTCCGTAAAGGTCAAATGAAGTTTTTAATTGTTACAGGTGGTAACATTTTATTAACAAAAACTTTTCTTGACAAGTCCTTGAAACTTATGATATACGTACGCGCGCACGTTATAATAAAGGAAAGAATCCAAGCCAACAGTCGGAATTAAAAATTCTACTTGCAATCTGCCACGATTTAAGCTATAATATATAGGTAAAGTGGAAAAAGCAAGAATATATCTCATATTCCTCTGCGTGCATAAAGGAGTGCAAATGGCAAAACCAAAGAAAGAACGTAAAAAGCAAAAGGACGTTGATCAATCAACATCCTGTGGAAGATTAGGTTCGGATAAGACTTTAGTACCAAAGAACTCTGAACAGAAATCTTACATCAATGCTATTAAGAACTCAACCGTAGTAGTTTGTACAGGTAAGCCTGGTACTGGTAAAACCTTTATTCCTGCTGCCCTAGCGGCACAAGAATTATACAAGCATAAATCTCCGTTTGAACGCGTTGTTTTAATTAGACCAAATGAACCACTTGGTAAGTCACTGGGTATGTTGCCTGGAGACCTCAAGGAAAAGCTAGAGCCTTGGTTAGTGCCTATCAAAGATGGGATTGTGTGGGCAATCGGTAAATACGGATACGAAGGTCTTTTCAAAGACGAACGAATTCAATTTGTCGCTGTCGAACACGTAAGAGGACGTACCTTTAATAACTGTTTCGTAATTGTTGATGAAGCACAGAATATCACACCAGAAGCTATGATCGCTATCCTAACCCGTATCGGGGAAGATTGTCGTATGATTATCTGTGGTGATATTGCTCAGAAAGACCTACACGGTAAGTCTGGACTCAAGATGCTAATGGACATTAAAGATAAGTACGAGTTTACTCCATTCAGGCATATTGAGCTGGAAGAGAACGTTAGATCTCGTGAATCATCAGCATTCTATGATATATTCTACTCAGAAGGATTAATCAATGTTTGATGAACATCCAGGCTTTTAGTCACACGTAACACTTTAACAACCTAGACTGTACCCTCGGAGGGCGCAGGAATTTAACTCAAGCCAGACTGTAATAGGTCTGGCTTTTTTAACCTACAAGGAAAAGAGAATGGCTGGCGTAGAACATTTTTTAAAGAAACCTGCAACAACTACACGTCTGGGCAACGTTCAATTCGTCCGTAAACGCGATGGCTTCATTGAGCCATTTGATATTGAAAAGCTAGATGGCTGGGCAGAGTGGGCTTGCCAGAAGACAGCTACAGCAGACTGGAAACAGATTGTACGTAGTGCGCTGCGTTTTACATCTAAGAGTACGATTGACTCAGAAGATTTACAAGATCTGTTGATTCGTTCAGCAGAATCATTAGTTAAGATGAACCCAGAGTTCGATATTGCAGCACGTGAATTATATCTAGCACGTCTACGTAAGTCAGTATACGACTCATTTGAGCCACCATCTCTACGTGGATGGGCTTCACACTTGATGGACTTAGGCGTATGGGAAGAGATGCCTTGGATCCCAGACCATTACTGGACACATTTAGAAGAAGCTATTGATCACTCTCGTGACCACAAGTTTAGTTATTCAGGTTTGAAACAGTTCGCAGATAAATATGCTCGTCGTAACATCCACACGGATGAAATCTATGAAACACCTCAGTTCACTTATATGGGTATGGCAATGGCTATTGCTAGAACTGGTGACTGGTCATTAACAGAAATTATCGAACTGTACAACGCATTTAGTCTACATAAGATTAACGTACCAACCCCTCCTCTAGTGGGACTTCGTACACCAGATAAAGGTTTTGCCTCTTGTTGCTTAATGGAAGCAGCAGATACTCTAGACAGTATTGATGCAGCGGAGCACATCGTATTTAAAATGGTAGCAGCTCGCGCTGGTATTGGGTATTTACTACGTAGTCGTGCAACAGGGGACCCTATTCGTAATGGCTCATTCGTAAGTACTGGTAAAATGCCATACTTAAGACACGCATTATCTTCCACTCAGGCTAATACACAGCAGTCTCGTGGTGGTAGTATGACAGCTAATATCCCATTCTTTGATGCTGAAGTACTAAAAATCATAGCATCTAAGTCACAACGTTCAGCAGCAGAAGATCGTCTAGATAAAAGTGACTTCTTAATTCAGTTTAACGGTTTAGTATTAGAACGAGCAATTAAAGGTCAAAACATTACTCTAATGAGTATCTTCTATGCACCTGAGGTGTTTGATGCCTTTGTTCATAGCTCTGGTGATTTAAATCATTTCCGTGAAGTGTATGAAGCCGCAGAGAAACGTCTAGCTGGCAAAACTAAAGTTGGTAAAGGTGGGTCACAGATTCCTGTTGTTGAAGTAATACCTGCCGCTGAATTGCTTAGCACAGCCATTGCAGTCCGTATGGAAACAGGTCGTCTATACTTCCAGTTTATGGACAATACAAATGCTCACAGTAACTTCGAAGAAGCTATTAAAATGAGCAACTTATGCGTTGAGATCAACCAACCAACATATCCGTTTGAACATGTAGTAGACCTATATAAAACTGCTGAACAATTAAAGGGTAGTAAACCAGGGGACAACGGAGAAGTATCTCTTTGTAACTTAGGTGGATTTGTCCTAGGAAGTTGCCAGCCGTGGGAAAAAGAACGAGTTTATTACATTTTATTGAAATTCGTTGACTCAATCATTGAAATCCAAGACTACACATTCCCAGCCATGGAATTCTCTGCTAAGGCACGTAGAAACGTAGGTATCGGGGTTATGAATGCTGCTGGTGCTATGGCTAAAGAAGGTTTACAGTTTGAGGGCATTGAAGCTCGTAACTGGATGCATAAACAAATGGAAGACCACGCATATTACTTGCACAAAGCCTCTATACAGTTAGCTAAAGAGCGTGGTAAAGCTGAATGGTTTGACTACACTTCTCCAGCTAAAGGTGTCCTAGTAATCGATACCTATAAGAAAACTGTTGATGAGCTGGTTTCTGTTGGCTTACAGCATGACTGGGAAGCTTTACGTGCTGAAATTTTAGAGCATGGCATGAGAAACTCAGTACTAACTGCACAAATGCCGGGTGAATCTTCTTCTGTCGTTCTAGGAGTATCAAACAGCATCAACCCAATCCGTGATATAGTAGTTATCAAGAAAAGCGGTGTTAACATGGTTCCTCAAGTAGCTTACGGTGTGACTACTGGCGAGGTAGATGAAGCTGTGTATAAATACGCATTTGATATTGATAAGGTTGAATGGATTAAATTTGTTGGTGTTGTGCAGAAGTGGTTCAGTCAGTCCATAAGTGCTGACCAATGGTACGTATATGATGACTATCCAGACGGTAAGATTCCTGTAACTGAAGTAGTTAAACATATGATCCTAGCACATAAATATGGTTGGAAATCTATGTACTATGCTTGGTTTAATGCGGCCAATGGTGGATCCTCTCACGAAGCAGAATCACAAAGCTGTTCAAGCGGTGGATGCACCCTGTAATTAAAAATATTTCTTGCATTCTACATCGATTTGGTGTAGAATGCTTTTATGTTTTCAAAATGGAGAAAAATCAATGAGTTTACTAAATCTAGGTTGGGATGCCTCAGATCCTACCTTATTCTTATCACAGAAAGTTGGCTTAGCTGACTTTATCAACATTGCACACCCACGTCTAGAAGAGCTAGCATTAAAACAGCGTTCTCAGTATTGGATTGAGACTGAAGTCAAGATGGCTGATGATACTAAAATGTGGCCCCTAGTACCAGAGAGCTACCGACTTATTACGCTAGAAAATCTAGCATGGCAAACAATGACTGATAGCTTCATCGCACGCGCACCAGAGCAGTCTATTCAGCCGTTAGTCAGTAGACCAGAACTAGAGGGCATGATCAAAGAATGGGGTTACTTCGAAAATATTCATAGTCGTGCTTACTCAAACATTATCCAAACTGTTCTTCCTGATCCAGCATTATTTATTCGTTCAATCGTGGATAACCAAGAAGCATTTGCTCGTATCGCTGGTGCAGTAGGGTTCTTTGATGAACTATACAGAGCCTCCCGTAATTGGGAAGATACAGAAAACCCATCTAAGTCTCACTTCGAGCAGATGCAGCAAATGATCTTAGAAGCGTACTTGCATATTTATGCATTAGAATCTATTCAGTTCTACGCATCATTTGCATGTACATTCGCATTAGCAGAAGAAGATGTATTTACTGGTATTGCTAATAACCTGCAACTAATCGCCAAAGATGAAGCTCTTCATACTCACATGAGTAAAGAAGTTATCCTGATCCATATGTCTCAGATGAGACCACATCTAGTTGAAGAAGTTATGGAGAAAGCTCCATCCATCTTATGGAATGTGGTTCAGCGTGAAATTGCTTGGGGCAACTATATCCTCCGTGACGGTCGTTCATTAAGTAAATTGCAAAGTGCTGAAGAATTAAAATACTACCTATTCCACATTGGATTCGTATCATTTAATTTCCTAGGTATTGAAATGCCTAATGGTATGGAGATTGTGCGTCAAAACCCATTACTATTTATGGATAACTACCTAGATCCAGATCGTTTCCAAGTAGCTCCACAAGAAACCTCAGTAACCTCCTATCGTGTAGGACAGACTACTCAAGGGTCTTCTTCAGACTGGGCTGATTTAGAAGGATTAATGTAATGAGAGATGCAACCTTTTCTCTACACTTTGCTGTAGGGGTAGCAGGTGAATTTGGAAATGAAGGGAAGCTGCCGTGGGGCAGTTATCCCGAAGAACTGGCTCTATTTTGGGAGTCTTTGCAATATATCAAAGAAGAGGGTAGAATAGTAGTAGTTGGCAAAAATACTTGGAATTCTCTACCAGCAGCAGTTAAACGTAGATTAGACACTATGTTCGGTGGAAACCTGCAAGTAATAGCCGGAGAAAACACACTAACACATTTGTTAACATCATTACCTGAGGGTGTAAAGTATGCCTGTATTGGTGGAGCTTTCTTACTAGAAACTATCATGCAAACAGAAGAGGTAGACTCAGTATATACTTCTCTAATTGGTAGTAGCGTACCCTTAAACGCAGATGTATGGCTTGATATGGATTTAGTAGCAGACGTATTATCTGATTTAGAAATAATGTCAGCACAAGAACTACCTCCATCTAAGTTTACTCAAGCCTCTGGGACTCACTACGTCTATAGGAAACCGCAATGAAACAATATCTAGATCTAGCAAAACGAATAATGAAAGAAGGGACTATGGTCCCTAATGAACGCACAGGTGTTGGCTGTCTTACAGTAATTAATGCTGATTTAGAATACGATGTAGCCAACAACAAATTCCCAATGCTAACAACTCGTAAGGTAAACTTTAAAGCTGCTGTAGCTGAACTCTTAGGTTACTTACGTGGGTATGACAACGCCGATCAGTTTGCCTCTATTGGTTGCAACACATGGCATGCAAACGCTAATGATAACGCTGCGTGGCTAGCAAATCCAAACCGTAAAGGTCATGGAGACATGGGAAGAGTGTATGGTGTCCAGGGGCGCCAGTGGGCTTCTCCAAATGGTAGTGTTGACCAGCTTCAGAAAGTCTATGATGATCTATTAAAGGGAAAAGATGATAGAGGTGAAATTGTAACGTTTTGGAACCCAGGTGAATTTGAGCTGGGATGCTTAAGACCATGTATGCATACTCATACTTTCTCTTTACTGGATGGGGTACTATACCTGACATCTTATCAGCGTAGTTGTGATGTGCCGCTTGGTCTAGTGTTTAATCAGATTCAGTGCTTTGTTCTATGTGCATTAATGGCACAAATAACTGGGCATAAAGCAGGGAAGGCGTATCATAAGATTGTAAATGCTCACATTTATGAGAATCAGTTAGAAACTATGAATGAGCAGATCTGGAGAGAGCCATTTGATCTTCCTAAGTTACATATCAACCCAGCTATTAAAACGTTAGAAGACGTATTGACCTGGGTAACACCAGGCGATTTCGTTCTGGAAAGCTATGAGTCCCATCCGCCAATTAAACATCCATTTACTGTTTAATATAATACAGCCCCTACGGGGGCTATTACATAATAAAATTACTTGCTTATTTGCACAGTTTTATTATATAATATTTGTATTGTTAATTATCAGAGGAAAACTAAATGCAAATCCTACCACAAGATGTAGTAAATGAGCTTAACCAACTATTAGATAGAGACCCTATTGGGGTTACAAAAATGGTTACTTCAGCTTTCGTTCTAGATGTCCCACTGGATTACGCCAATGATATGATCTTTGTTGGTGCGTTAAATAAACATTCCGAAGTAGAAACGGGTGTAGTAGGCATGATGAACGCCCTTTTAACAGGAACAGGTTATCGCATTGCATACGAGATTGACATCATTGATGGTAAGTTCTCAGGAACTATTCAAGAATTCAAACTTATTGAGGTGCAGTAATGAAAACTTGGGAAACTCCAACATATCAGGGATACACCGACGGTGGTTGCCACGGAAACCCTGGACCTGGTGGTTGGGCATGGGCTGTATTTAATGGTGACAACATATTAACTAGCCCCCTAGGCACAGAGTGTAAGGGTTGGGGAAATGATAAGTGGACAACTAATAACATTATGGAAATGACGGCAATGCTAGAACTACTGAAAGTTCTACGTACGCTACCGCTTATCTTAGATGTTATTTATACTGACTCTATGTTAGTAAAGCGTGGTATTATGGAATGGATGGAAGGCTGGAAAGGTCGTGGCTGGAAGAAAGCGGGCAATAAGAAGTTAGAAAATGCTGGGCTTTGGCAAGAGATTTACACGGCGTACCACGCACTACCTAATCCTCCTAGAATTGAGTGGGTTAAGGCTCACGATACTTCTAAGGGTAACTTATTTGTAGATGCGTTAAACCAATCAGCTATCGCAGATATCGAATTGGAAAATTTCTAAAAAATCATTTGCAAAATATCTCAAATATCTGTATAATAGTCTCATAAATTTGAGAAAAGAGGAAAATATGAAAAAGCCATATAATACTCCTCCAACTTTTGCAGTTGATAGAAAGCCTACATATTCACCACCTCGTGGCAGACAATCAAATGTAAAGATTGGAAAACCTGAGTTTAAACCAACAGAGGTGGTAAATACAGTTTATGATGACCCTGAAATGCAGGAACGTGAGCGTTTGGCTCAAGAAGAAATAGAACGTAAGAAGTTATGTACTGCCCCAGCGTACAACAAAGGTGCGTACCAGTATATAGCCTCAGAAGAACAAGCTAAGGATATTGGGCGGTAATTAAATAAATTAAAAAATTACTTGTCAAATACTAGAATTTAACGTATAATATATCTCATAAATTAATTAATAAAAGGAAATCAAATTATGGCTAAAGCACCTAAGAAAGCAGTTGAAGTTAAGGTTGATACTAAGGCTATCACGACTCAGAAGAATCGTGAGCGTCGTCTGGCTCGCCACCTGAAAGCTCATCCAAATGACGTACAGTCTAAGGATGGTTTTAAAGGTACTGCACGCTCTAAGCCTAAGAGCAAGGGGAACTTTCCAGATGCTAAAGTCTGGATTGTAGACGAAGCAGGCAACAAAGAGTTGTTTGTGTCTGAATCTAAGTTTGCGAAGCATGAAGAGGTGTGGGAAACTACACGTCGTATTCGCGACGAAGAAAAACGTGCTAAGGCACTAAAGGAAAAGGACAATGAGAAACGCCAAACCCGTCGCCGCCAGAAACCTAGTCGCAAAGCATGACTTTAACCGAGGTGGAGCACATCGCTCCGCCAAGGACTATGTTCGTGATAGACTAAATCTGGGTGATTGCTTGTCTGAGTATGAAGATATGTTAGACGAGCAATACCACTATGAATTAGACAATCCTTACGAGGATGTCTACCAAAGCACGACTTTGATAGATTTCTTTAACCAAGAGGACAAACATGAAAGCTCTAACCAAAACAGTGGCTGCTCTAGATATCGAGACCAGATCTCGACCTAAAGAAGCAGCATTTGCAGGACTGATTCCTATCATGACTACATTTGCGTTTGCCGCAATAGTACCAGAGCATGAACTTCCGTACTTATTTATTGGTAAGATGGGTGTTATGTCTCAGGTTGATAGTGGGAATTTTCACTCAGACCCAGATACAGAGAACTGGTGGCTTACATCTGAACGTATAGCTCAGGCTGTACGAGAGTCTCAGTTGCGTACCTGGAATAACGCAGAACCTTTATACGCGATGGTAGGTCCTGTGCTTAATGATGTATTTAATACTGGCAGCACTATGTCGTTTATCGGAAGCAGGCAGTTCGAAGATGTATCACAAATTTTCCGTAGACACCTAGGTAAAGAACCTCACGTACTAGGAAATGGACCAGAGTTTGACATGGGTATCTTCGATCTGCACTTTCCTGACCATAAGGTGTACAGGTTTACAGAAGTGGGATCTGCAAGAACGCTTAAATGGCTGGCAAGACAGCGTTTCAGTCCAGAAACCTACGGGTATTTAGTGAAGAATGCTGAAGAATATGCTAAATGGGTATTCTCAAATCTTCCTAAGTCTTTGATTGAACACTTTGACCTAGTACCGAATTATCATGATGCATTATTCGACGCATTAGCAGAAGCTCACTTAAGCCATGCAATTTTAACTGACGCAATTAACTAAGGATAACAAAAATGACTAAACAAGAAACTCAATTAGCAGGTACTAAAGCTGACCTAATCACCTATGATGAATTAGATGGTGTAGACACTTCTAGTATTGCTGGATTAATGACTGGATACGGCTTAACAGCGGAACAAGCACAAAACGTATTTAACTATGCGAAAATGATTCGTATGCGCGATGAGGCGGGTCGTGCGTCTAAATACGCTGGTGGTCGTATGGTAAGTCCTAAATTGATTCATCGCAAAATGGAACGTCTTGTAGAACGTGCTCAGGTTCGTGAAGCAGGTATTCGTAAGATACTGCGTATTTTAGACCGCGCCACAGGTGGACGAGTAGCCTCTGATAACGATGCTGCGTTACGTCTGATGGAGCAAAAGGGTCTTTAATGGCTCCTGAACTAGCATTTACACTAGGGATGTTAATGGCTAATGTCCCTAGCCTAGCTGATAATCCTCAAGTTACTTGCCTTACTGAGAACATTTACTACGAGGCTAGAGCTGAGCCGCTTAGAGGATTATTTGCTGTTGCTGAGGTTACAAATAACCGAGTAGACAGTAAAGTATTTAAGCCTACGACACACTGCGGAGTAATATACCAAAAGTACCAGTTCTCTTGGACGGCACATAAATACCCGATTAGAGAACCTAAAATGTGGATAAGATCTAAGGCAGTAGCAATGGTATCTTACCACTTTGGTAATATTACTGAGACAGTACCCGATGCACTATTCTTCCATAGTGGAAAACCTTTAGCTTATCATTCTAGGTTGGATTTCATTGAGAAGATTGGTGGACACCGTTTCTATTCACTAAAAGGAAAATAAAATGGAAGAGTCAATGTTAGACTTCCTGCGAGCTGAAATGCTTCAAGCACGTTTACGTAAAGACACTGCATGGGTTAAAGTGGTTTCTACAGCCATCAGTGACTTAGAATACAAATTTGGCAAAGATTTTGTTTCTCGTGATCAAATGATTACTTGGGCTAAATCTCAGTTAAAAGCTATAGAAGATACTAGATCTAAGGCAGCTTTAAGTGGTCAAGTATATGAAGCTGACCCTCTGTACGTAAAACTTTTGACAAGTATGTTACCAGTACAAATGACTGAGGATGATCTGTATGACTTCTTCACAAAAGAGTGTGCAGGTGCTGAAAACTTAGGTGAGCTTATGGCTACTCTAAAAGCACGTCGCTTAGGTCAATACGACGGTAAGTTAGCTAGCTCTGTAGCTCGTTCAGTTTTACCACTAATCACTAAGTAGGTGTTTAATGAAAACAGTTAAAGAAGTTCAACTACACCAGGAGTTTCTTGAGAGAGTCCTAGATAGGGTAGGCAAAGCGTTAGTAACAGCCCATAAAATTAATTCCGGAGTAGGAGTAAGTCCATACATATTCGGAACTGAGTTTAGGCATGGGGATTTACGCCCTGAGGTGCTACAGGCTATAACTGATATACTTGATGCAGAACGCCAGCGCTTGTATGCAGAACGTAATGAAACGTTAAAGTTTCTAGAAACTCTAGATTCTCTAGTTGCAGGGTTCGAAATAAAATAATTAAAAAATCAATTGCCATTTGATTTATTATTTGATATAATATTTATATTGAATCGGAACACGGCAATTAAGTCTAAAAGTACGATTTAATAAGAGGCACAGCGGGCATACTACGCTGAGGTCTAACGCACACTGTACAAGATCTGAGAGAATATGTTGGTAAGTTAAATCTACCACTAAACTCTGCCTTTGTTACTGCCCCGCCACGTATACCTGGGTGGTATATGTGGTTCAAGGAGTAGTGACTAAAATAAGTAAGTAACACAAAAACTGCGAAGATACGGGATTCTGGGAAATAGCGCTCTAGAGAGGTTCGATTCCTCCACCCGTGGAGCATGATGTGTGAAAACAACGAATAAGTAGTCTAGGTCGCGAACTAGGCTATTGAGTCCCAAGTACTTAACTTGGAAATGAGGAATTGATCACTCCCCATTTCGGGATCTACTTTGCTCGTAGCACACCGGATAAAAGGAGAGGCTACCTCCGACCTAGGTGGAATACCTAAGATGGGTATCTGGAAAAAGTGTAGAGTATTTCCCGAAATGGGTGTGTCGAACTCGCTTATGTTATAACACTGGGCTGTCTAGTTCATCTAGGTGGTTAAAGAATAGGATAACTGAGGCTTATAAGCTAAGCATTCGCTGGCACTACTTAATATGCATACAATACTAGTAACCGTACTGTATATAGACGAAGAAAGCCTAAACCCATTACCAATTCAACTTTAAGAGGAACATAAAATGTTAATCGGAAAATGTATTGTACAGGTATTTCTAGCATCCGATGATCTAGCTGTCAAGTTAGTAACAGATACTGGTGAAGATTTAATTATTCGTGTAGACGGAGATTGTTGCGCTAGTAGCTTCTTCCAACACGTTGAATTACCTGTAAAAATGCCGTTTGTTATTCAAGGCATTGAGGACTATACTCTAGATTCTATCCATGCAGAATACGGTGACGTTACAGACCGTTATGGTTGTAAATTACTAACCTCTACCGGTATCATGGATATGGAATGTCGTACAGAACATAACGGGTACTACGGTGGTAATATCGTACTTCCTGGGGAAGATACCTACTTCTATGGCGGTGTGTACGGTCAGAACATTTCCAATGAAAATTGGATCGAATTAACTTAATTCCCTACTACCTTGGGAAACCGTGGAGCTGAGCATCTCCAAAACTGCTCACTAATTTTAACTTAAAAGGAACAACAAATGAATTTACTATTTAATATCACTAGCAAAGATAAATCACCTGAGCACTTTATCGTAGATGGTGAACTTGCAACCCCTGGGGATATCCAAGTAATTTTGCTAGCGGACTACGCTATCACACTTACAGACGAAGAACTGTTCAATCTGATTATTACTGATACGGGTAAAGGTTCGCGCCAAACCGATAGTGGTGACACAGAAGAAGTAACTATCACCATGGTAGAGACAGATTTAGATCCTGAAGATTAATTTTCAAGTCCCCTTAGTCTAGAGGATAGGCATCGGTCTTCTAAACCGATATACATAGGTTCGAATCCTATAGGGGACGCCAATTTTTATATTTATTAGTGAGGGTACTGATGTCAGGAAAAGAAGCAATTCCCGAATACTTTGATATAGTTATACAAGAACTAGCGACTGAATATGGCTGGGATGAACAAGAAACCACTGTGTATGACTTTGTAGAGTCATTAGATAATGTAGTTGTATATAAATTGAGAGAACCACTGGCAGTATCTATGTTAATGCCATCAGCTGTAGAAATTGCTAGGAACAACAACTATACTCCGGAAGCTGTGACTTTCTTTTTACAACTATACACTTTACTAAAAGTGCACGCCGTATCTGATAATGAAGTAGTATTCTCATCCTCATATAAAGATACTAGCGTTAGTCTAACAGCCTATATGGTATACGATTTAGTAGACTCAGGGTTTAATAATTAAAAATTCAATTGCCAAATACTGAATTATTCTGTATAATATATCTTATAAATTAATCAATCCAAAAGGAAATAAAATATGTCTAAAGTAACTGTTAAAATCGCTGGCGTTATCTCTGCTGTTATGACCGCTGAGCTTGAAAATCAAGGTATCAATATTGAGACTCCACAAGACGTTGTTGAATTTATGCGTTTTGCAATCGCAGAGGGTATGCTAGAAGATTGGTTCATCGTAGTTCCAAGCGAAGATGGCGAAGCAACTCTGATGATGGAAGATGTTATCTTCGCAATCGAGAATGGCGATTTAAATGATAACGCAATCCATGTATTCACTGTTATGGCTGAACAAGTTAAACAGGGTGGCGAAGATGAAGATGTTGTTATCATGGGCGTAACGCACGGTCAGACTGGTGAATCCCATGAGCTGTTAGCAGGTGATTTATACGCGTTAGCGGGTTAAGTTTTATCGCACCAGTAGCTTAATGGTAGAGCGTGCCCCTCATAAGGGCTTGGTTGTGGGTTCGAGTCCCTCCTAGGTGCACCAATTTTAATAAAGCAACTACAATCTAAGGAAACCAGATGTATTTCATTATCTTATTTGCCTGTTCCCTGTTTGTAGTTGCTACCTCTAACATTTTCTTTAGACATAAGATCTCTAGAAAAGAGCTACTTATTCAGTTAGGGGTAGCAGCATTCAGTTCTCTATTAATGCTAGGAATGGCTGTTTTTGCAGCAAGCTCCGGTAAATGGGATACTGAAATACGAAATGGTTATGTAACCAAAAAATATTCTGAACGTGTTAGTTGTGAACATCAATATAAATGTGGCGAAACATGTTCTACAGACTCAAAAGGCAATAGAACCTGTATACCAATCTATTGTGACGAGCATTCTTATGATGTAGACTGGATCGTAGAGTCTACCATTGACTACTCAAAAATTAGTCGAGTTGATCGACGTGGGCTTAAAGAGCCCCCTAGATGGTCAGCCGCTGTAGTAAATGAGCCGTACTCAGCAACATTTAGTGTTAATAATTACACTAGGTTAGATAAAGGTATGTACGTTGTGGAAGATGCTACTTTAGAAAAGTACGCTGATAGTTTACCTGACTATCCACGAGTATATGATTACTACAGAATAAATAGAATTGTTGGTAAGTATGCACCTGATATCAACAACTTTCTCAATGAAAAGTTGAGGTTAGATGGTTCTACTTACCAGCTCAATATAACTTTAGTGGTTACACAAGCTGGTGAAGACTTCTTTGACGCACTTATGCATAAATGGCATGGTGGTAAAAAGAATGATGTTGTTATTGTATACAGTTTAGATGACGATAACAAGGTAAAATGGCTAAGAGCGAACACTCTTGGGAATGGACAAGATAATCAGTTACTGCTGACTAAATTAGCGGCTACTGGTCTTGGTTCTCCAGAGTTTAATCTAAGTCTAGTACAGACCCAGTATGATTTAATTGTTAAGCACTACAAGCGATTACCAAATGATACATTTAAGTACCTAGATGATGTAGTAGATATTCCGACTGGTGCTTTGATATTTGTAATTGTGTTAAACTTTATCGCCAATATCGGCTTTGCTATCTTTTGTATTAAAGAGGATTTATAATGAAATTGACCAAAGGTCTAGTAGCTATTCTTACATTCTTAACTATTCTTATCGTTGGTGGCTTAGGTATCTTTGCAGGGTACGTATCGACATCTAACGAAGCTACACGAATGGAAAACAACATCGTTCGGTTAGATAAAGAATCTGAGAATAAACTTAGTAACTACACCGTGAAAATTGGGGAAATCATTCAAGTCCCTGAAATGTACAAAGACGATTTAAAGGAAGTAATTAAAGAAACTTTCCAAGGTCGTTATGGTGCAGATGGCTCCAAAGCAGTTTTTCAATGGATTCAAGAACGTAACCTGAATCTAGATTCAGCTCTGTACTTGAATATACAACATGAAATAACGGCAGGTCGTAATGAGTTCGCTATTGCTCAGAACCGTAAGTTAGAGCAGTGTGCTACGTATCGTAATCAGTTAGAATACTTCTGGAAAGGTCGATTCTTAGCCTTTGCTGGATTCCCTAAGAAAGATATTGATTCGTTATGTGCAATCGTATCTGATGCTAGAACTCAAGGTATCTTTGAAACTCGTGTTCAAGAATCTATAAAGTTCACTAAGTAATTAATGATATCCCCTCGAAAGAGGGGATATTTACTAGATAGTTAGTCATTAGCTCTCTAGTAAATATTTTAAAAAATTACTTGTCAAGTGCTTAATTTATTGATATAATATATTTTATGAAATCGAGATTAATTAAGTGATTTTCCTGAAATCTTTGAGTTATTACAGAGTCCGATACGAGCGTGTGGCAAGCACGAAACGGGCGAAGATACAGTTTAGAGGGTAAACCTATGCTCTGTAGGGTTCGAGTCCCTACAGCAGCTCGAGTGGTGAGAAAGAGCGTACCTCATACCAGTTCTAGTAACATTTACTCCTTGAAACGGTGAGTGTGAATAACTAGGTGACTAATTTCTTCGCAAGACCGTCTCAAAGAAGTTCTAAGCTGTGGTGGCTTAGTTTACCTCTGCCAGGGTACAGGGAAATCAACCTTAATTAATTTCAGCGTCGTTAGCTCAATTGGCAGAGCAAGGGATTTTTAATCCCGAGGTTGTAGGTTCGACTCCTATACGGCGTACCACTTTTCTAGGAGATACAATGGGTCAGATTTATGTTAGGGTAACTCGTTTGCACGACAGTATGGACTGCGAGACTTGTGGTGGCGGTTATGCCTCAGGTTGGCGCATTGAGTGTGAAGAGCACCCAGAAGTAGATATTAATCTTGTTCCATTTGCTCATTGCTACGATAGCGTAGACTATGACTATATCGAAACTGTATTTCGTGAATGGATTAAGAAAGGTATCGTAATTGCTGGTGCACCTAGCCTTACTGAAGATCAGATTGACGAGTGGGACTTTATCCATTACTTAATGCCTGATCTGTACCAGATAACTAAGCAAAGTTATATCAATGCTAAAGGCGAGATCATCTTCTACGATGAAGTTAATTGTAAAGTTGAGGAGGCTCAGCTTATTGCAGAATATTTGTCTAGGGTATTTAATGTTGGGGTTCACGTTATCTCGAATAGCGAAAACCTAAACGAAGAAATCGAATTTGACGACGATTACTAAACACTGTAGCTCTGGGGCGCAGGATTAAAATATAGGATAAAATTATGGAACACGATAAACTAGGTGCTAAAGAAAGCATCAATAAAATGAGTTTTGCCGCCCTAGCGTTAGCTGAGGTTATGTTAGATCTATTAGATAAGGCACATGCGGAAAAACCGGAAGCTGGATATGATAAGCGAAAAGCTAAAATGCAGCAGTTAATAGCTGAACTAAAGTTTTACACAGAGGAAGAGTAACCCTAATGGTAAGGGAACTGTTTGCTAAACAGTTAGTAGCTGTCGAAAGACGGTGTGCGGGTTCGAGCCCCGCTTCTTCCTCCAATTTCTGAGGTCTTTATGGATGATGTAATATACATTGCTAGAAATAAAGGCACTGGTAAACTAATATTTGTTAGACTAGGTGAGCGATACGACCAGTCAGTATATGCCTTACTATTCTCAGTAAGTGCTGACCAAATAAGTTCACTTATTTATAACTTAGCGTAGAGCAAAAAGTTTATTAAATCAGTTGCTAAATGCTTAAATATACTGTATAATATATTTATAAACTTGAGAAAGGAAATAAAAATGACTAAACGTGTTTATAAAGTATATGCAACAGAAGTTATTGAAGTAACATCAGAAGTATCTTTGACTGATGAAGAATTTGAAAGTTTGAAGTCTATGACTAGTCAAGAAAGTCAAGACTTCATATTTGAAAAGGTTGATATGCAGTGTGATGATTGGGAACGTGGTGATCGTCTAGAAATAGCTCATATCGAACTAGGTAGTGAAATTATCTCGGATTAGCTCAGTCTGGTAGAGTACGCCGTTTGGGGCGGTGGGGTCAAAGGTTCAAATCCTTTATTCGAGACCAAATTTATGGGGATGTAGCTCAATTGGTAGAGCACCTGCTTTGCAAGCAGACGGTTAGGGGTTCAAATCCCCTTTTCTCCACCAAACAATAGGTATGAGGTCGAAATGGACAAGACACCGCACTGTCACTGCGGAGATAGCGGGTTCGATCCCCGTCATACCTGCCAAATACGCACCGTTAGCTGAGATGGATTAGCGCAGGTTTGAAGAGCCTGATAGAGTGGTTCGATACCACTATGGTGCACCAGAAGTCTCCACCGTGAGGGGGTGCTTGCGGCGTTGTAGATTAACGGTAATGTTCCAATGTTCGTGACTGACAAGAGCATTCATAAATCTAGTGTAGGCTTTATCGCCTACATCTAAGACACTTTACGAGGTCTCTTAGATGTGGCGGTAGCAGAATTGGTTTAATGCCCCCGATTGTGATTCGGGAATGTGCGGGTTCAAGTCCCGTCCGTCACCCCATTTTATAGGAGACTTACATGTCTAAGAAAATAAGTTTTAATTACAGGCTCTCAGAGCCTAAATACGGAATGGTTACTATGGTTTATACAGCTACTCGTGAAGATGGGGTTGCCCTATATCATAATAAAATGAGAGTCCTGTATGAACATACAAAATCCGGATACCTGCAAAAAGTCTGTCAGAAATATATGGAAAGACAGTTAAAGAAAGCAGGGCATATTTAATACTCGCTTAGTATAACGGTAGTGCTAGTCCTTTACACGGACTAAGCGGTGGTTCGATTCCTCCAGCGAGTACCAAATTCGTTGACGTAGCTCAGTTGGTAGAGCAGTTGCCTTGTAAGCATCAGGTCGCAGGTTCGATGCCTGTCGTCAGCACCAATTTAAGGAAATTCTATGAAATACCTAGAACTACTAGAAGCGTTAAAAGCCTGTAAATGTCCAGAATGTCGTGGTTTGGGCGAAGTAAATGATGCAGAGCCTGGTGATACTCAGTATAACACTTGGGAATGTGAGACTTGCCAGGGTACAGGTTTTAGACGATCTCAAAGGAAAGATAAAAAGCATGCTTAACTCAGTGGACAGAGTTCTTCGCTACGAACGAAGTGGTCACAGGTTCGAATCCTGTAGTGTGCTCCAAATTATTTAAAAATTCAATTGTTAAATACCAAAATATTTGTTATAATATTTATATTGAATTGAGAGAAGAAATTAATAAAATGAATTAAGCAGGATTAGTCTAGCGGCAATGACAGGAGACTGTAAATCTTCACCCCTCGGGGTTCCGTGGTTCGAGTCCACGATCCTGCACCAATTTTAAGACTTGTAAATGAGTAGAGACAAATCGGATAATTAAGCCGTGGAAACAGACCTACAAGTCTTAGTTAGATTATACTGTAGTGGACAAACTGGTAAAGTCACCACCCTTTCAAGGTGGAGCATTGAGGGTTCGACTCCCTTCTACAGTGCCAAATTATGGTCTGGTTGTACAACTAGGTTGCTTAGCTCTTTCATCTGCGTGGATTGAGGCTGTGAGGTTAAAATAGTAACTAGGTTCGGGTACAGAAGAAAAGAATCCAATAGCACCGAGGGGCTGGACTACGCAGACCAGTGAGTAGGAATGAGGATCTTAGTATTTGCGGGTTCGACCCCCGTTCCAGAACGCCAAACACCGTGAGGGTACGTGCTTACCCAAATCCTTTGAAAAGGAGTGCACCAGTTAGTTTTACAAAATTAACTGTAAGAGCATTCGAAGAGTGTTCTTACAATTAATACTGCGATAGCTCAGTTGGTAGAGCGCTTGACTGATAATCGAGAGGTTCCCTGGTTCAAACCCAGGTCGCAGTACCAATTTAAGGGTGGTTAGCTGAGTGGTTTAGCGACGGACTGTTAATCCGTGTTCGAAAGGACAACGTAGGTTCAAATCCTACACCGCCCGCCAATTTATAAACGGAGGTTTTATGGAAACTTTCAAGTTATCCGTAGGTTCAGACGCAGCAAAAGCATTTTACTTTTCAGATAAGGATGTAGGCAAAGTCATTACTAATCCACAAGATCAAGGTGACATTGGTTATTTATTCTACAAGCGTGTCCTAGCAGATTCTAACTGGGATGGTAAGCAACCTATCGAGTTAGTTAAATGAAATATATAACAGTTATTACTCTAGTAGTTATAATTATTATGGCAACGTTCCACGATGTAGGTATGGTTAAAATACCTGCGCTAGATACTACAAGTGAGGTTATTCGTGGTCAGAGATAAATTATTATTGTGGGTAGATGACATACGTTTACCTATGCAGTTTTTACCAGACAATAATCATTATAGTAAGATTCTGGTAGCTACTAATTCTGGTTCAGCATATCGATTCATAGAAAGAGATAAGCACTTAATTACACATATTCACCTAGATAATGATCTTGGTGAAGATATCGAAGGAAAAGACATCTTTGCTCATATTGAAGCATTAATTTTCTTTGAAGATATGCCAAGATTAGAAGAGATCTTTATTCATACTTCTAATCCATCGGCAGCAGCATCTATGATGTCAGCAGAGCAGTTTCTTGCTGACATGGGAATCAAATTAACAAGGGTACATTTTTAATGCAAAAATACTTAGCGTCGGATTACATTCTCCTTAAGTATCCAGTAAGTAAAGTTTATACTACTAAGAAAGGTATTGATTTCGTTTATTTAGAAGATAATCAAACTATTACACTACAGGAACTGGATGAACTTGGTGAATCCTATACTTTGTTCTCTAGCCTAGCTAAAACTAGAGATCAAGCCGAGCAGGAATTTAATCGGAGCATTAAGTTACCAAAGATGCCAGAGTTTCCTAAAGAAAGAATTGTACCTGATTTTCAGATAAATAGTCTTTGGGATGAGATAAAAACTCTGTTTAAAAAATTATTTAAGCGTGCGTAAGATAGCGGCTATTCGGTCGGGCTTCCAACCCGTACAGCAGGGGTTCGAGTCCCCTCGCCCGCGCCAACTCTAAGGATAATTACTATGCGTAGTAGAGCAAAGATCTCACTGTTACGAATGCCAATTATCCTAGAATCTCCAAGTATTTTAGTTATGGAGATTCCTGAAAGAACAACTCGTAAACAGTTAGTTCTTGTAGATCGAAAGGTATTTGAAGAGACTCCAGTGATGGAACAAGTACCTGTTAAAGAAATACCTCTAATGTCCTTTGATAGTTTACGGATATTAAATTAAAAAATCAATTGTCAAATACACAAATTTCAGTTATAATATATTTATAAATTGAAATGAGGAAATAAGAAATGACTTTTAGACCGTATTCAGATGGTAATTGTAATGTAGCAGTTCAAGTAGGTGATGGTGTTGTCGAGCATATAGCTGTACCAAAACCGGTATATGACTACATTTTACAACTTGAAAACGCTGTTCGTGATGAAACTGGCTATGTAAAGTCTAAACTGAAAGAAATTTATCCATCGAGGTTCTAATGAAAATAACTGCGATATTACAATCTAAACCAGACCAGAAGTATCAATGCGTTTGTGAGGATTGTGGCGGAACTACGTTCTATGATGGGGGTGATGGCTGTGACGGCTGCTGTGAGATCTGGGTGAACGGTAAATGTACCAACTGTGGTAAACAGTATGAGCTTCACTTCCCACGCTCCCATTTCAACTTTAGTTATTCAGATGCCCAATTAAATGCAATATTAGAAAAGGCTGTGGATAAGGCGGTACAGGGTGCCTCTAGTCAACTAGGTGCATATGACCTGTACCAGACTCCTGACTTCAAGAATGAATTGGCTAGTGCAGTAGAAGAGATGATTATGCGACATAATGAGCAGTTCTCCTTATTACTTCTTGAAGGGAAATTTTAGAATTTATGTTAGCAGAGAATGCTTAGTTATCATAGGAAACTAACATAGACGGGTTGGGAACGGAGAATGCGCTCCGCCAACCGACGCCTTAAGTGGCTCGCACCGTAAACAAATGAATCTAACTAATTCAACGTGAGTACTCGGCTATGCTCACCTTTAGTCAACTGAGTTGATTAAAGTATATGTATAAATGACCAGAACCAGCTGCCAACAAAAAGACTGCGATACACTGAGTATGCAGAGATGTGAGAGGTGGTTTTCTCACCTGGCTTTGGCGAGTCAGTATCTTAAGGGTCTAGGTTGTTCGGTTGCTCCGTGGAATATACCGAAGGGGCTTCAACGAGACCATATACATATAGCTTTAATCAACTCTATAAGGAGTTTACTATGAACTTTTTTAAAATGCAGTTCGAACAAGATTGGGGACCTCGCCGCTACTTCTTTATTAACGGAGCTGGTGAGACAGTATATATTCACTACAAAGACAAAAAGAAATATACTGTTAAGATCAATGGTATCAAGTTTAAGTTAATGATTTGGGAATACGGTGGCGTTGACTACGATCATGGTCACGAATATCCGTGGACGGGTACAGCATTAGGTATTAAAGCTCGTGTAGAGGGCTTAGATATTAAAGTTGACGTAGAACTTGACCAACTGCTAGATAAAGGCATCGAAGTATTCGTTGCTCAAAAATAAATTCAATGCGCCTTTGACCGAGTGACTAGGTAGGAAATTGCAAACTTCCGTAGACTGGTTAAAATCCAGTAAGGTGCTCCAATTTTAGGAACAAACAATGATATCTCCAATGCTAGTGTTAGTTTTATTAATGACCTGCCTGGGTGCAGGTGGGCTATACTCAGCATTTAAGAAGCCTAAAGGTATGCCTAGCTTAGTTATTGCGGCAACCTCGGTAGGATTACTTGGTGGTGCAATGCATGGAGCTTTACATTTAATAATTTAATGTCGAGGTGACGTAATTGGCAAACGTACAGCACTTAAAATGCTGGTTCTGCGGGTTCGATCCCCGCCCTCGATACCAAACATATGGGAGTAGACATGGATAATATCGATTTTGATAAGATAAAGAGAGATAAGGATCTACTACTAAAAAGATTTATGGCTGCTAAGGAAAAAGCAGAACAGAATAATGAAGTACGTAGTATAAAATTAGATTAGGGACTATGACGGAACTGGCATACGTGCTGTGCTTAGAACGCAGATTTTAGGAGTTCGACTCTCCTTAGTCCCACCAATTTATAGAAGAACAAACCGATCGGCGACGGGAACTGCTTGGAAAGCAGCTGAGTATAGCGATATGCCTTGTGGGTTCGACTCCCACTTCTTCTGCCAATTTATGGTCAACGCGGATGTGGTGTAATCCGACTGGCGTGAGGGTAGGTCTAGGTTCGATTCCTAGGTTAGATGGTTTCTCCGTAAATCCGCAGTCAGTGATAAGGTTCAAATCCTTTACGACCCCATTTTATTTATAAAATCATTTGCCAAATCTTTATTAATTTGATATAATATTTATATTGAATCAGAGAGAAGGAAATGAAAATGAAATTTTTACTTATTAATGCAGAAAACAACTATGCAGACGAATTTGATCTTGAGGGCTTTATCCTTGTAAAAGGTGAAGAAGCTGAAAGAGCACTTCAATTGATCAAAGTTTTTGATAAAGTACCTGACCAAGAAATTAACTTTGGTACTAATGAAAGTGTTTACTTACACCACACAAGTTGGGAACTTAAAGAATTATCTGAACTTGAGTATAACGTTATTCTTTCTACTCTAGGTGAACAGTACGGTCTTTTAAATGTTGATTATCTGCTAGATGCGATTGAAGAAGGTTCTTTATTCAAGAAAGAGCGTGATGCATTTAACACAGCTATGCAGAACTTAAAAGAAGTTTTCAAACCTTTTAATGCAGACTACTGGAAATTTGTTAAGTTTGTTGAATCTATGCCATCTTTTACTCAAGATGGTGTATACTTCGACAAGATCTCCAGATATAACCAAAACTTCTTTAGAGTAACTAAAGAAATAAATGGTGAAGAACATTACATGGAATTTGTGCTCGAAGATTGCATAGAATACCATCAGTATTAATATGGGCTTCGTATAGTGGTATTACCTTGGCTTCCAAACCCAACGACGGGGGTTCGATTCCTCCAGCCCGTGCCAATTTAGAGGATTTTGTTATGGAAAAGTACACGCCTATAACGAAACGTTGTAAACTTTGTGGTGACACACATACGTTTACCGAATATGGTGAATTTTGGATGTGTAAATGTGATTCAGTTGGTTTCGATGCTGGTGACGGGTTTATTGCTAGATTTCTAGGTAAACCAGAGAATATGGAAACTGTTGAGACGCCTGGTTACTTTAAAACAACCTATACTGCAAAGGTGATGAAATGAGATTCAAAATTGTAATTGAGTACCGTGATGGTAACTCTTTCGGATCGTATGATGAAGTAGATGAAATTCCCTATGAATGGAAAAGTATTGAATTAGCTAAGAAAGCCTCTGAAATAATTCTAAGAACGGCTGATCGTAGTGACTCGATGTTTGAAGATTATATGGTTGAATTAGAGCTAGACGATGGAACTGTACATAAATTCCATAACTTCTGGAACTCAGATTACTTCCAGTCTCTAATATCTGTTGAGATTAAGATCGTTGATCTAGGAAAGGTATACGCATAATAGTAATAGTAACGTATATTGGGCATTCTTGGGGATGTCATCCCGAAACTTGTACCTGTAGAGAATATGCTGTAGTCACTAAAGATGGTAGACTGATTAGCAAGCATTATTATAAAGATGATGCTGATGAAGCGGCTAAGATAATTAACTCTATAAAGGGGTAATATGTCAAAGTATAAAAACAAAGATCTTAGAGAACTATTATATACAGCAGTTGATGCATTAATAGTTCGTGAATCCATCTGTAATGATGTTCGAGACTTTCATCCAACAGAAAAAGAAGAAGCCGTGGAAGATATCCTAGACATATTGATGGACTTATTTGTTTAAAGAATTTGGTAGGAGTGCCCAATGGTGGGCAGCCTGACTTGAAATCAGGTACGTTGTGGGGACACGGCGGGGGTTCGATTCCTCCTCCTACCGCCAAATTAAAAGCAAAAAATCATTTGCAAATTCCTTTCAGATTTGATATAATATTTATACTGAATTGATTGAGAGGAATTGATAAATGAACGTTTTAGATGCTCTTAAAGCAAAACGAGTTACTGACCAGCACAAAGTATGGGTTGACCTCGATAATAACAAAGCAACGTTTCCTCTTTTCGCAACAGATGGTCGTTTTGTAGGTTTTCAGGTGTTTTCTCCTGATTCACCTAAGAAAGCGGATAAACCAAGCAACGCAAGATACTTTACTTGGTCGTCAGAACCAGCTCTTTGGGGATTAGATACAGTACCTCAAGATGCCAAAGTGGTATACGTTACAGAAGCAGTTTTCAGAGCTACAGCTTTACATAGTGTTGGTGTTCCGGCAGTAAGCGTTCTAGGTTCTTCAATGCACAAGCCATTATTACGATTACTAAACAAATCAAACGTAAAATTCGTTTGGATAGGTGATCCTGATAATGCTGGTGCTAAGTTAATAAAGAAATTTAAGCATGGTGGTGTTCAGTCGCCTAAAGACCTAGACGATATGACACACGACGAGCTGTTAGCGTTTAAACAAGTTTTAGATACAACATTTGGAGTTTAGAATGGTTATAACATCTGATATGCATAACTGGATAATCGACCATGTTATGGGTTCTTGTACTTACGGAAACTTCAATGCTCGTTTAGATTTTAACAAAGAATTTAATTTACCATAGGATGATTCAGAAACTTTTGAAGCAGCTTTGGTAGAAGCTGAAGTATTTGAGTGTACTAACTGTGGTTGGTACTGTGAATATGCAGAAATGTCTGATAAGCACTGCGAGCCTGTTTGCCAAGATTGTGAGGAAGAATAATGGCTAAAGTACCAGTTGTAGTTCATTATAGCATTAATACTGGCTACCTTGATTGTTATATAGCCAGACAACCAAAACTGCTATGGGTAGAAGAAGGCACTACCACTGCGGATATTCAGCGTATTCTCGGAAGAGAAGAGGGATATTACCCAAGTGCTATCCATATTAAAGATATAAAATTTCAATAGGTTAGTATATGCAGTGTTTTAAAGTAGGATACTTACTCGACGATGAACCCATGAGTGACATACTTACATCATGGGGTCTAGATGCAGGATACTCAAAGTGGGCATTCCGCAGACGTTTAGCAATTATGCATAAGGTTCAATATTTAAGTATAGAGATACTGAGCGTTACAAAGATTAAATAGCGAGTTAGAGTTCTGGGAACTCAGGAGGCTCATTCCCTCCGGCAATAGCCAAGATCGGTTCGATTCCGGTACTCGCAACCAAACAATTGGGGAATGGTGTAGGTGGTTAGCACATCAGCCTTTGACTCTGACAGCGTGGGTTCGAATCCCGCTTCCCCTTCCAATTTACAATGCGGTTATAGTCATAATGTAATGACGGCGCTCTCAAGGCGTGTTTTGAAACTGATATCTCCATAGGAATATCAGATATAACGATGTAGGTTCGAACCCTACGACCCGCTCCATTCATCGGTTCTATAGCTCAGTCGGTAGAGCGTCGCTTTCATACGGCGTGTGTCGCTGGTTCGATTCCAGCTAGAACCTCCATATTTTTGAGGATTATTATGGTCACAAAACCTATTGCGTTACTTGAACGAGAAGTTGAAAAAGCTTCCGAAGCACTGAAAGCTGCACAAGAAATACAATTAGCTATTCGAAATGCTGTGTTTGCAGCATTAGCAAGTCCTGGATCTCAATACCATAACTGTACAATTCCTCGTGGAATTGGTAAAACCACCATGTTAATGGAGGCGGCGCATGCTTGGGCACTCCAGTGCAGTAAGTTTAATAACCCCGAAAGCGAAACATTTGTTCCTACTAAGGATAAACTAGTAATTTTTGCAGTACGCAATCTAGGTGAAAAGCAGAATGTGCTGGCAACTAAATTAGGTACTATGGACTATCTTAGTACACGGGTTATAGTCACATGTGATACTTCTGAAAACCCATCAGTACTAGCAACAGAATTGGTTGGCTCTAAATATAAAGAGATCTTAGTTATCATTGACGAACCAAAAGATTTCCGTCCTCTAGTAAATATTCTTACTTTAGTATCTACTAGAATCCACCCACAAAATTTAACCACGATCTCGCTATCGTCACAACATGCGGAGTAAAAATGAACGAACGTCTTTCAGATTCCCTACTTAAAATCTTACGTCATCAAGCCTATGAAACCTTTTGGGACGGAGAAGAAGATTTAGAAACTTTCTTAGAAGAAAAAGTAGCACTAGACCAAGCATTCGTTGCAATGGGTGCAGCGTCGTTAACTTATGCTGATATGGTTCGTTATGTATTCCACGGCGAAGTGACAGACGGTATGCAAGCAATGGCTGTAGCGTACCTACGTGATGCCGTACCAGAACAAATTCCTGATGATTACCCTATGATCACAGTATTTACTTCCGATGACCCAGCTACAAGCATTTATGCTCGTGACCTATTCGATATCAAACCAAATAACCAAGAAGGCGAATAATATGTCTAACCAACTTAATCCACAGTTAATTATGTTACGTGGTCTTTTAGCAACTGCTAAAGCGTTGACTGATCCTGAGGTGGTAGCAATTGCATCCAAGTTTGCAGAAGATGCTATTTCACCATTAAAAGCCGAATTTGCAAAATGTGCAGAAGTTGATGCTTCCGGTGAGAAAGGCGTGACCAAAGAAATCAGTGACCTTACTCGATTACTGATCACAGCAGAAGTTGTGGAACTTGTATCACAAATTCAATAAGGAACGTCCAGTGGGAGAAATAACAGTCCTAACAAATATGGTTGGTGCGGTCATTACTATCCCTACCGTAGTATCTTTTATTATGGTGTGTCCAATTGACCCCGAAACCAGTACAGTAGACCTAGTAGGAAATAAGGTTATAGTTTCAACTAACGAAGACTTTGTGCCTACAGGTTCAATTCTAACCCAAGAAAAATTCGATGAACTTTCCCAAGCAGCACGAACTGTGCCAGAGGAATTGTTCACTAGAAATGTCGCTGAATTTATTTCTGTTGAGCAAGTGGGTTCTGAGCTTGAGCAAGTACCAACAGTTCGAGTTGAGGGTGGGCAACACCTTAATGTAAACGTGTTACAACGTGAAACATTAGAGGATGCGATAAAGAATCCGGACAAGTACCCGAACTTAACAATTCGTGTATCTGGATATGCTGTACGATTTAATGCGTTAACACCAGAACAACAAGCTGATGTAGTGGCTAGAACATTTACTGAAAGCCTATAGTAATCATACCCAGTGTACGAAAGTGCTCTGGGTATTTTTGTATATACGCATGTAACATTTTGAGCTAGGACATTGAGGAGCCGCCAGGGCGCAGGATTAAGTTATTTAATTGAAAATTCATTTGCATAATTGACTCAATTTTGATATAATGTTTATATTAAATAGATATTGAGGACTTTATAATGAAAGAAGATCTTTATGTTGTTCATGTTAGATATCAACCAAGTTCACGCGGTAAAGAGTACGCGTACCTTTACGACCCATCCAAAATACCCCTGAAACGAGGAGATGAAATACTAGTTCCAGTGGGGTCAGAGGGTAAGCAAGCTAGATGTGAAGTGTCTCGTGTCAAAGGGCTAATGGACAGTTTAAATAAGGAAATTAAATATAAGATTTTAGACCCAGAGGATGTTAATATGTCAATTAAGTTACTTGCCAGAGACAGAGAGTTAGAAGCACGTAAGAAGAAACTCAAAGACGCCCTATGGGATGATACGGCTCATAGTATAGAAGATTTTTAAATATTAGCTTGCAATCTGTGACTAAGTATGATATACTAGTCAAGATAGTAGGAGGAATAATGTTATTACTAATAATTGCTATCATATGGTGTGTTACCGGATTCTACTTGGCTTTTACTGCTATTAGAAGTATGAAGGCAATTTCCGTTAACCCGCATCTACGTAAATTGGGCGTTAAGAGCAAGTCTCATTTATTGCCCACACCAGTAACTTTTGTAATAGTGTCTGCCCTATTATCACCATTTGGTGTATGGGCAGACTCCGTAGCGAGAGATATAGTTAGGAGCTTAAACAATGGAAATTAAGTCTAGTTACATAGACTCTTATGATTTACAACACTCTATGGATAAAGAGTACGTATGGGAACGTAAGCAGTCAAGTTATTTTGACGATTACAAAATACCCGAAACTCTAGACGCCCTTATTTACTACGTCGGTAGGGTATATGCCATAAGTGGGGAACTAGTAATTCCCGTAGTTGGCATAGACTTAATGAGTGTATTTAAGAAAAAAGAAGATGAACCATTACTATTAGCTGTACCAGCAGATAGAGGTGGTTCATTAGTACTTGTAAATCCTTCCACTATGATAGTACAGGGTATCTCTAAAGTTGAAAGCAATCCATATAGGATGCATCAAGAAATTGAAACATTTCTTCAAAATCGAGGTAAACTACTAAATGGAACAGGAAGTTAAGAAGCTGTCGAAAACGGCTGGATTTTTCAGTATACTTTCGGCTAACTGGGCAACAATCTTAATACTAGTATTATTAATATTGTCAGGGATCAGGATGATCTCTACCCAAGAAAAAACTATTGAGATCCTCACTAATACTAATGATATTTATGCAGCTTCGTATGCAGATATACGAAAAAGTATGAATGATCTTAGATTACAGATGGAGGAAAACAATAAGAGATTAGACCAACATTACACAACTATCAGTAGAAATCTTAGTGTGTCAGAGGCTAGGATCTCAGCTCTAGAGAAAGCTGCTTCACGTACTGGAGTATTTGAAGCTAAGCCAGGGTTGACAACCCTTAAGGCTAAAAAAGCTATCAAGGAAAATGAGGAGAATTTCTCATGTCTAACTGGAAATACGGATTATTGCTCGCCATCACCTGCTCAATAGTAGGATGTAATAGTCTACCAGAACCATTGCCTAGCCCTGTAGTTGAAGTACAGAAGCCACCAGTGCCGTGGCCCTCACCTGTACAGCCATATACTATGCCTAGTTTTAAATTCGAGAATATCGGAGGTGAGGTATGGGCTATGATTTCACTGAAAGACTACCTAAACTATTCCAAAGGTCAGGTTACTAAAGAGCGTTTTGTACGAGATCTTATGGCTATAGTCTGTTATTATCAATATGATGAAAAAAGGTGCTCTAAACTAAATGACAAATAAGACATTAATAGGTCTGAGTGGGGCAGCAGGGTCTGGTAAAGACTTTGCTGCTCGTTTTATCTCTCAGCAATTAGGAGTTGAAATAGTTTCTTTTGCAGAACCAGTATATACATTAGCTGGATTAATTTTTGGTGTAACACCAGAAGAATTGGGGAATCGCTCTACTAAAGAGAAGTTTTTCTTTCTCCAAGTGGATAACGAAAATCTTATCAAGGCAGTTGACTACGCTGAAAATATTCTTAGTATGCTGGGTCTAACACATATCGATGCTAGAACTGAGTTATTCGAATGGTTAACTTTTGATCTTGCTAATTATCGGTCACCTATTACTCTACATGAGCGTGATGATATGGTAGCTGCGTACTATATATCCCCTCGTAAAATTCTGGAGCACTTAGGGACTGAGTTAGGAAGAGCACGGTTTTCTGAGGGTATCTGGCTAGACCTAGTAGCTGCTAAATATGCCAAGTCAGAAAAAGGTATTGTCATTACAGATGTGCGATTTCCTAATGAACATGATTGGGTAAAAGAAGTTGGTGGAACGCGTTGGGGTATTAAGGCTAGTAAGAGTGATTTTGCTATTCAAAGCTCCCACCCATCAGCGTCACACACGTTTGAGGTAGACTTCTCTATCACAAATAATTATGATGAAACTTTCACGAGTCTTATTCGTGAAGCTATGTACGGTTCTTAATAGGGGATTCTATGAGCGAAGAAAAATTAGATCAGTTACCTGCATCAACTCACATGATGACACAGCCGGCTACAATCGGTAATGTCCACACATACTTCTTAGATACAAATATTGAAGAAGCATCTCAATACCGCGATCTATCTATCTTGCTCATGACAGCACCAGAACAAGACACTATACGTCTAATGATCAATGGACCTGGTGGTTACTTAACAACCGCAGTACAGTTATGCAACCTAATTCAGTCCTGCGATGCTCTGGTAGAGGCACATATCTTGGGGGATGCATTATCTGCACAAGGTATGATTGCACTGGCTTGCGACTCCTGGTATACTTATCCAACTTCTCGCGTTATGCTACATACATATCGTGGCGGAGTTTATGGTAAAGCTCCAGAGATTCGCCAAAGTGTTGAAGCAGATACAATTCAAATCAATACGTTCTTACGTGACTTAGCTACTCACTTCTGTACAGAAGAAGAGTTATTCGATATGATCGAACACGGTAAGGACTTATGGTTTCAGGGTGAAGACCTAACAAATCGCTTAGGTGCGCTACATGAGCAGCGTATGCTTGCAGAAAAGCAAATGGAACTAGAAATTCTAGATGCTCAGAAAGCTGCGATTGAGGCTGCGATTGCCGAACGAAATCCTAGTGCAGCAGTTAAGGTTGACCAGGGAGCAGGAGACGTTAAGTTTACATTTACCCCAGCGTAGAGGATACACATAATCAAAGCCCATCAGTATTTTGCTGGTGGGCTTTTTCTTGTTTAAAATTCTTTACTTGACATTTTGTTCCGTTTATGCCTACTCGAATTTCAAATACTTCTTGCAAAATACACGGAGGTGTAGTATAATAGTTATTAGCTAGGAGGATATTCGTGTGGAAAACTTTTTAAAACTTTTAGGAGTAATCTTCGCTAACTTCGGCAAAAGCCCTGGCGCATTATTGGCAAACGTAGTATCAGTATTTGTTGCAGTTTGTCTATATTTAATAGTTATGCATTTCCCAGCTTTGATACAGTGGGGACAATCTCTGTCTACCACATCTGTACTTAGAGAAATCCAAGCACAGAGAGAAGATAAGTTTCCTGCTGTAGCAAGAGAGAAGGCAATGGCTCTATTTCTACAGACTCAAGCAGATGCTGTATTCGTTATGAAGTATGAACCAGAAGCAGTTAACGATTACCAGCGTGTACTTGTTTGGGAAGGAAAAATGCCACTAGAAAAGATAGATTATGAGCCAAAGCCTGTGGATAAGTCTTCTGAACTTTATTCTACACAATTAGCCGGAGAAAATTTAGCGGTCAGATGGGATATGGAGAGTGAATACTTCAAGGGGAGAAACATCCCTACATTCAGAAATCAGAACTTTGATTTCGTATACACTTGTCCATTTTTTAACTTAAATAATATATACTCGGGTTACATTGGTATAGCATGGAATGAGCTTCCAATGAAAGTCGAAGATAAGCAGTCACTTCTTAATTATGAAGAATACCTAGGAAAGATATGTAACTCTGCATCTAGGTACTTAGGGAGATCTATATAATGGCATTCTATTTTGGTTCAGCCAGCAAGGCTAACTTAGTTGGGGTAAACCCAAAACTAGTAAAAATTATGGAAGCAGCTATTGTTGATTCACCTCGTGATTTCCGTATTCAAGAAGGTTTACGTTCTCGTGAGCAACAAATCGAAAACTATAATAAAGGTGTTTCTAGAACTATTGACGGTTCTAAACACTTAGCTAGTAAAAAGGACGGTTACGGTCGTGCAGTGGATATCTATCCAACTAAATTACCTCAAGACTGGGGTAAACGACCTGAACTGTGGTTACCTATTCTAACACACATCATGAATGTAGCAGCAGAGCTAGGAATTGGAATTAAGTTTGGGTATACCTGGACTTCTAATCCAAATGACAAACCTGCTAAGTTCTTAGATGCTCCACATATTGAGCTTCTAGACAGTGAATAATTTGTAAAATCACTTGCCAAACCCCTCATTTCTTTGATATAATAATATCATAAATCGGAAATGAGGGGTTTTTTATTATGTCAGATCGCTACTATTCTCAAATGGCTAAATCCTTTAGTATGACAGAGGGTGAGCTGAAACAAAAAATGCGTACAAACGAGGGTAGAGCACAACTTGAAGCTAAGTTGGATAAATTGGCTCTTAACTCATACTCAGCAACTTCGACTAAAAAACGAGTGACAAAGAAAGATATATCAAAACAAATTGCTATCGATCTAGGCGTAGATCTAGACGTAACTAAGGCAAACATGGAAGCTCTGGAATGTATCGTAAACGCAATTAAAACAAAAAAGATATGCACTATGGATTGTCCAGAGGGTCGATTAAAACGACCATACATCGAAACATTAATTGAAATGATAGGTGTTAAAGAAGATGGAATTGAACAGCTAACGGTTGCTAATATGAAATTATTAATCGAAGGCTTAATGAAAATTAGAGCAGGAGAATAAATATGAATATTCAGCAAGTATTACGACTTATTGAGTATTTTTACGAGATGGGCTACCTAGATGGTACTACAGGTGACTGGGGATTGAATGAACCAACCGAAGCTGCTGTACTGCAAGTATACGATGAATTGGAATTGAGAGACTTAGGAGAGTAAAGATGGCAGTATTCGCATGGTCAGATACCCACTTAGGTCATAGAAACATCCTAAAGTATAGACCAATGTTTAGTACAGTAACAGAGCATGATGAGTATATCTTGACCACTCTTTCAGAGACTATACGTAAACGTGATAAAATCTACCTATTAGGAGATAACGCGTTTAATCTAGAAAGCTTTGAAAGACTAATGTCGGCTATCCCAGATAGCACTAATGTCGTATACATGGGAGGTAATCATGACTTTGAACGAGGAAAATCCTACTTTAGAGAGGTGGCTAACCACCCGAAAGTATCAGACTTTGGTTCAGGTCTAATGAAATTACGCTCATACAAAATGTGGGCTAGCCATGCACCAATTCATCCAGATGAGTTGTGGCATAAAGTTAATATTCACGGGCATGTTCATGATCAAACTATTCAAGACCCTAGATATATCAATGTGTCTGTAGATAATGTTGGTAGACCAGTGAATCTAGATATTGTTAGAAAACATGTTAATAAACAGGATGGTACGCTTTTTTCTTACCACCCATTAATCAGCCTTTAATCGGGCTGGCTTTTTACGCCTAGAGGTTATTATGATTTTAGACAATTTTGAGAGTATTAAAATGCATATGACATTAAGAGTTCCCGATGAAGCAGAACTTTTTGTCATTGGCGACATTCACGGTAAATTAGATGACCTCTATGAAGTGCTGGACTCTGTAGGTTTTCGTTTTGGCACTGATTACCTTGTATGTTGCGGGGATCTTATTGATCGTGGTAAACAGAACCTAGAAGTAGTTAATGCGTTTAATGAAGAAACAAACTGGTTCACAGTATTAGGTAATCATGACCTATTCCCTATCACAAGTGCTTATAACCTTTGGATTATGAATGGCGGTGCTTGGGCAATGGAACAAAATATCATATACCGTGAGGGTGGACGATATAAAACTGATCATGACTTCTTCATGAAAATGATTAAACACCCTGTAACTATGACAGTCCTGCATCGTGGTAAAAAGTTTGGTATTGTTCACGCAGGTATCCCAGTTCATGGAGGTGTTGGCACATTTATTGATAACGATTGGAACTTTGTGGAAAAAGCTCTACACACGTTTGGTACACAGGCTCTTGAAGCCTTTGTATGGGATCGTGACTTAGTAACTGATGTTATTCATGGCAGAATCTTCGACCCAGTTAAAAATATAGATATGGTATTCCATGGGCACACCGTAATTGACAATCCACTCGTGTCAGGGAACAGGGTCTATCTAGATCTTGGTGGTGTATTCTATGGTACGTATGCTGTAGCTTTACCATCTCTGAACGAGTTATTAGTTGTTAAGCTGGATAAAGATACACACTGTCATGAAGTTAGTCAAAATATTTTGGAGTAATCATGGATAAGAAAGAAAGACTTAAAGCACTTCTAGAGGAGACTTCTCCGGAAGTGCTCGCATTACTTAAAGCTAAGTGGGCTGTAGAAGAAATTTGCGAAGAGTACGATATGGAGATGTACGCACACTCTGCTACTAAGGATTGGTACTCACTATCCACCAATCCTACTAAGCCAGGTCACTTCAATGTAGAGGTGTTTATAGATGCTGACAATCTCATACGAGTACGAGCAACGGCTATGCCACTACGCGAGAGTATGGCTAAGCTAGACTTAGGTGAGTTCTCTTACCCAAATCCAGCATGGGACACTCAGATGCAGCGTTTCAAGAAGATGGTTATGGCTCTAGAAGATATAATGATTTTATCTTAAAAATTCATTTGCTAAAATGCCAATTTTTCTGTATAATATATTTATAAATTGATGAGAAGAAAGGAAAATAAATTATGGCTACAGTACCTAACCACATGCAAGAACTGAACTTAACAAAAGCACAAATGGTTAACACTCTATTAATCTTAACAGGTTTGGATGATCATTTAGCTAAGCAGTTCGATAAAATGAGCATTGAAGCTCTGAATGCTTTATATGGTTCTCTCAGCAATATGGCTATGCAGTGTGACAAAGCTCGTAAGGCAGAGCGTAACCAATCTGAGCTGCTGAAAGTTGAAGAAGCTCGTAATCGCGCACTTTCTCGTGATCTGCGTAAAGCAGAAAACAAATTAAAGGAGAAACGTTAATATGGCATTCTTATTCTGGTTTGCAGTAACTATTTTAGTATTGGGAAGTAAAGCTAACGCATCACGAAAGAAAGAAGGAAACTCTTCTTGGCTAGAAGTATACTGGCGCTTTAGTTTTGAGATCGCAGGTGAGCGTATTGATAGCTTCACTAAAAAGATCAAAAATCTAACTAAGGAGAAATAATGACTCCTTTTACAGTAGCAGTTGGTGCATGGATTTTTGGTTTAGTATGTCTAATCTGGAGCGTATATGCATCCTATAATACTATGCAAGCCAAGAAAGCAAAGCGCCTAGCAGAAGATAGGCTGTATGATTATCGAAATACTGCTGAAGAAGCAATAGAGCTAGCTGAGAATAGACTCTCGGCTATGCAAGCAGAGTTTAAAAAGCAAATCGATAATATTCGTTCCAGTGCAGATAATAAAATTGGCGCATTAGGTCGTGAAATCACGAACCTAGTGGCTGATATGAATATTCACAGAACGCAGAAAGTTAAAGCAATTGCAGATATTAAGCGTATTATTGATAACGAAATTGATGCGGGGTATTAATAAATGAAATTTTATCTAACATACGACGAAGCAACTACTCTAGCAGCAGTATTAGAAGTGGTTGATTCTGAGGCAGTAGATTCAATCTATCGCAGATTACAAGCTTCTATCAAAGAAGCATGGAACTCAGGTAAAATTCTGACACCTATGTATACCCCATTCATTATAGCAGTTGATGGGGAAGTACGTACCCGTGTTGTAGTTCGTAAAGAGTTAAGTGGCTCTTATTCACCAGAAGTAGTTACACTAGAAGATGTAACTAATATTCATAATGCCCCAGCAGAAGTCTTAGTATTACCAGCTAAGTCGTTTAAGTGGAGACACATTTAATGAGAGATACAATCTCTAAACTTTATTGGGAAGTAACACCAGACGGTGTAGGTCAGTTCAATGATCTATTTATGCAACTCTATATCTCTATGGATAACCGTCTAAACGTTGCGTTACTAAATGAAATGACTGAAACTGACCTCCCATTTGGGACTTGGGCAAATATCCTGCTAGATATTAGTGGCTCTAAGTTAGTTAAATATCGTGCTATGGAATTCTTTGACTCTGATGCACTAGACTGGCTTACTGCAAACTATGAATTTGGGGAATACGACTCAGGCATCAAGTGGGTTCAACGTGTTTTCGAAGAAACAGGTCATGTTATCCCTAGACCCATAGCAATGGGATGGATAGCAACTCAGCGACCTGAGCGTGCAGCAACATCGTTTGCACCTGTAGGAATGGCTCATAATGACGCAAGAGTTAGTGACGAACATAGAGAAAGCGATTCTTGAGGACGCAAAAACTTTCCCACTGCATAAGTTCCTGACAAGCTCGGGAACTTTAAACCATAGAAAAATCAAACAGTTACAGCCGTGGCATCAACAGGATGCTTTAAATGCGTATTTTATATTACAAGCTACTAGGTATCATGGGGAACTTTTCTACGGGTATAGAGAGGTAGAGTACGTCAGAGGATCATCACCAGTCAAAATTTGGTGCCCAGACCACGAAGATTTCTTCATGCAGCGTGCGTCTACACACATGGATGGTCATTCTTGCCCACATTGTGCTAAAAGATTGGCTATACGGCATACCGAACTTGGGGACTTTGAAGTTCCCGCCATCTTCCATCGTTATAGAATAACAGATCTAGGTATTCAGTTCTATAACAGATTCAAAACATTAGATATAGAGGTTTAAATGACAGGCTTAACAATTACATTGTTAGTTCTACAAACATTACTAATCGCAGTATTGGGTGTATATCCAGCATATGAGGTAGCTAGAACAGTACGTGAGGTGTTAATTAAGTACGTCTACCCCATTCGCTCTAGAAAAACTATTGCCACAGTTTTAGTTATTTCTGCCCTCGCATGGATAGCCGTAGCTGTCGGGTTTACAATACCAATGTCCCAATTCGTTTATTTACTGATTACCGGAGTGTAATCTTTTAAAAGCCAAGCTGGGAAACCACTTGGCTTTTTTATTAAATCATTTGCCAAAATCCTAAATATTTGATATAATATTTATATAAATTGATAAGAGAGGTAAAAATGTTATTATATATAATGTTCCTTTGTGTTTGCATATTCGCCCATACAAAGTATGAGATTGCAATATGGGATAAGTTTGGTGTACTAGGTTACCCAAAAGCACAGGCTGCTGTAGACTTTTTCATTAGTTATTGTGTAGTTGCTGTTGGATTAATCGGGTATACTCTATGGATTCAATAGTACTCGTACCACACAAGATTTATGCCAAAGAGTTTGAGGGCAGACCTGGGGTGTATAACTTGTTTGTTGAATCTGTTAGGCTTCCATTTGATAGTGTAACGCCAACTATGTGGCTAATGAAGCAATTTAAAGAAAACCTGCCCTTCTCATTCCATCAATCAAAAGAGATTGAGGAAGCCAACGTAAAGTTGGAAATGTCTGTTCCATTATCTGCTAAAAGTGTTGAAGCAGTTATGGGTAGCTTCAAAGAAATAGACAACATACCGGAGACTGTACATTGATAGTTATTAACGTAAACAAAGAAGCAATATCGGAACTTAAAAAAGAACTAGATAGTGAAATTGGTATTAACTCTGATCTAGGTACGATAACGCATGCGTACAGTGACTATAACAGCGGCTGCTACCAATATTTTGGCTTTGTTGGAACATCAGTAGCAGTAGATATTAATAATACTATGATTGGTGTAATTACTTCTCTGTATGTGAAACCAGAATATCGTGGACATGGCTTTGCCTCTAAATTAATAGAAACGGCTGTACAGCAATTCTACGACTTTGGGATTAGTAGAGTGCAAATAGAAGCAGATAGCGAGTCTATGGCAGCAAAACTATATAACTATGTAGGTTTTAAGCCTAAACTTATAATGATGGAGGGAGACACCCGTGACATACTCAGAAATTGTAAAGAAAGAGAATAGAGACGGCTTTAAGTTTATCTTAGTGCCAATGATCATCTTAGGACTTTTAGCAATCTACACTGATTTCTGGTTGTTTGGACTGTTAGCTGTAATAGTATTTATCGTAGGCATCTTTGCTATTCACATACCGGCAGAAACAAGACTTCGTAGGACTTTCGTATACCAAACAGGTGAAGCCTATGATAGACTTAGCCTTGAATGGGTAAAGGGAAGAAATCCAGCCAGGGTACAGGAGGAATACAGATCTAGAGACGTTTCACATCAGTTTAAGTCCCTAGATTACAAATATAAGCGGTGGTTAGTATGTCAAAGCCGGACTTAATATTTAGTGTATCAATTACGAACTTGGCAGATACTTGTAATAAGTTCAGAAAATTCGACGGGGTGGTTAAAGAGATTAGCCACTCAACTTTAATCCTAGCAACAAAGCTAGATTTCGATGAAGTCTTAGACTTCTTAGACAGCATAAACATAGAGGTGTTAGATGCAAGATAAAGAAACAGTATTTGTGGTCAGCGTTGTTAACATTGGGTTAAATGACCCACGTAATGGGTTCTTGCCACAAGATGTAATGGCATGTAAAACAGCAACCACATGGGCAGGGGCAGAAGAAGCAGCATTAGCAATTAGTCCAGTAGCAGTGGCAGAACTTCAAGGTGCCGATGCAGTAATCAAAGGAGGTCGCCTGTTACAGTTCCGCATTACAGAATGTGAAACGTCTGAAGACGTTTACTTAGAAATGCGTGCAGCAGATGAACAGCGTCGTGATCTAGTTAACGAGTATTTTCAGGAAATTTTAGAACAGGAGTAATATCTTATGTCGTTCTATTTTGTTCGTCTAGCAGATAAGCCCATCCATCATTTCAGGGAGGATGTACGCTTCAGGAATCTTACCATAACTAGGGAATTTGATTCCCCTGAACTGGTAGCTAGTTTTATTCACCATTCGGGGTTTAATACAATCAACCCAGGAACTACAGTACTAAAGACTAATAGTGCTCTATCTGTTGTTCAGCGTATTGTTATTCAATTAGACAAACGTCCAACACTAAAGGACATAGAACACATGAATGCTGCTGCGGACAAGGCTCTATTTGATGCAATAATGATTGCCAAGACTAAGTACAGTACTCTTGGTAATAAAATCTAGGAGAATTACTTATGAGGCTTTTTGTTGAGGCAACTGAGTTGCCAAATCTCAAAACTTGGTTTATTGCACAGGAAAGTGAGGCTTTAATCTTAGGAGTAAAGACAAAAGGTCTCATAGTTGAAAACTTCCAATTACAAACTGAGTTTCCAGATAATTTAGAAGAGTTTGATGGACATAATTGGCATCTGCTTTTCGAGGATAAATATACTCCAGTATACTACACACTAGGTGGAGTACCAATACTTCCTAAGTGTATAAGAAATAGTCAGGCTAAGAAAGATGCAAGTACACTGAACTCCTCAATGATATACGTTATCATTATTCTTTTAATCTGGTTAATAGTAGGATGGGCAATATGAGATTCGATATAGATAGTGATGTACTGCGTAGAACACTAGACGAATTACGTTATATCTGCCCAAAGTTACGAGAGGGAGAGAATACCTTTAAGATTAACGATGATGGAGTTTTAAATATTCACTTGCTGGTGGAAGTCTTACGGGGTATCTATCCAGCGGTAACGTTAGTAGAAACATCCAGAATGCCGCACCCCGAAAGCAGAGTTCATACTTTCTTCTCAAGATGGTTCTGGACTCTTAAAGTTCGAGTAGACCAGACAGCATTTCAACATACATTCGACTCATACTACGGGAGAGAAAAATGAAAGACAAAAGACTAATTGACGCAGTAATCTTTATACTGAAACACCCTACTTGGGAAAACCGAGCTAATCTAGAGATTCTGCTAGAGGGTGAAGATATAGAGGAGATTGCTGCGGAAATTGCAGGCTCCGTAGCTAGAATAGCCCATAAAAATCAGGCTTTCCGTTCAGGAGAAGGCTTTAGTCATGAAGACGACTATACGAACATGCATCTAGCAGGGGTAGCTCGTATTGTTGGTAGAGAATTTGATTTCCCAAATGACTATGAGCATCTCGTGACTCTATGCGCTGCATGGCTTCACGATGTCGTTGAGGATACAAATCTCAACCTAGAAAGTGTTAGAAGAGCATTTGGTGATGATGTTGCATTTATCGTTGACCGACTAACTAAAGATATCGACCAGCAATTGACTAACAATAAGCTATATAGTTTCGTACCGGCAGTTGCTCAGGTTAAGTTGGCAGACATTTATCGAAACGCAGAAACTATTAGCTTTAGTAAGTCTAAGAAAGCTGCATCTAACTGGGCACTGAAGAAGCTAGTGCAAATCAGAAGCTTCTACCAGCCTGATCAAGTATTCCTAGATAAAGTAAAGGATAAGTTAAACAACTTAGTTATTACGGAGTAGATATGGGCAACAACGACACAATAGTATTACCAGTATTTATAATCCTGGGAGCAGCGTTGATATCAATGCCTATTTGGCTCCCCTTATTTTTCTAGGATTCAATTATGGTAACGATTCTATCGGTAATAATCCTCATAATGGCTGGTATTATAGTTTTCCTTATCGGCATGTTAGCAAGTAAACAGAATAAGGAAAACCTTGATCTCTACAAAGAGATTATAAACTATAAGACACCATCTTGGAATGATGATTCAACATGGTCAATATCTGTACCCTCGGAAGAGCAAAAGTACAAAGAACTAAGCGGTGCGCTAGATGAGGCTATAGAAGCGGTTAGACAATATAAGTTACAGATACCACCGGAGAAAGACGAATGATTAGTATCATGTTAATAGCCCTAACTGTCTTAGTAATTATCTTCGCCGTTGTTGGTGGTACAATATACACCATAACCCGCACCACTCCAACGCTGTCAGATAGGCTAGAACTATCTGATAAGGAATTAAAGAAGATAACAGCTAAGGCAATCAAGGCAGGTAGTAAGGCTCTCAAAGATCTGAGGGATCTTGATAGGGAGAATAAAAATGCTTAAAGTTATAGGTATAGTAGTTATACTGGTGCTGTGGACTACGCTTAATGTAGTTGCAGCATCCATTGGTAAATCAATTACTGAATTTTTCTCAAACATTATATAAGGATAATTATATGGCTTTCCTAGATTTCTTCTTCACCCCAACTAAGAAAGAGCTTTATGAAAATAACGTTGGTGAACTAAAAGAGAAAGTATTAGTTCGCTCATGGACAGTTAAATACCCAATCTACTCAAGTCTTCGTTATAGTGCTATGGACATGCCTAACATAGAGTGGGAACATCGAGTATTCACCGAGAAAGACGCAGCAGATAAGTATGCTAGTAAGATCAAAGAGGCAATGAGTCTTATTGCACCAGTACTTAAACGTTACGTAGAAGTCTCTATGAATAACGAAGAGACTTATGTTTAGTCTAACAACTCTCCTCACATGCCTATGGTGTGTGGGGCTTTGTGCTTTCTGTTGGCTTATAGACAATAAATAAGAAAGATTACTTGCAGTCTTCCGAGGACTGTGTTATAATGTAAGTATAGATTTAGAAAGTCCTCCGATGGCTGTAAGAGGACTTCCGTAGACAGCCGTAGATTCAAAATATAAGAGGTATAAGTATGAGTAATATAGATTTAGAAGTAAAACCGTGTGTCACAATAAGTTTACAGGAGTTCTATAGGATGATCCAGGGAACAGGGTCACTGTGTGAAGCATTGACTAGTATATCCGATGGAACATATGATGAAGATATCGTGCTCCTAGAAGTTCAGGGACTGCCAGTAATTCCATTAACTTCGGACTTTACAGTTCAAGATGCCTGTTCATGGGCACGTGGGGATATAAGAATCCCTAGCAACATAGAACACTTGTTAGTACATGAGATGTACCAGACATTACAGTATGCTATTAGAGGTAATAGATTTCTAAAAGGACTGGAAGTAGAGACCCTACTAGAGAAGTCCTTAGCACTAGGTATAGCTATGGCTAACCCTGATGCAGAATGGGTTTTGTTAGATTTTGGTCAAGACGGATTAGAATTATACACAGTTATAGTTTGGCATAATAACTCTTTATATGCAGAATTTATTGCAGAAAGCAAGAGCCTAGGCCTAATAGTTCTCAGGAACGACTATAAGCCTGAGCAAGTTCCAACACGTACTAAGAAGCTACTAAAGTTATTAATGATGCATACAGACTTATTCAAGTCCGATAGAAATATAGTGTTTGATGATAAGTTGAACTACGCTATTAAGCAGCACATTATTAATACAGCACACCTAGACCCTAATAGTCCACATTTCGATCCACGATACTTATAATTCAAAGAGGGGGATCTAACCATCCCCCTATAAGAGAATCAAATCATGACAACAGCAAAACAATCAGTAGTAACCTCTATAAATAGAGCTGAGTTAGCAAAAGCATTCGAAGACTTCAAAGCCCTAGATGGTATGAAAACATCTGAGCTTAATGATTATCAGAAACGTTTAGTTGAAATGTTCACAACTAGACAGCCAGGTCGTAAAGAACACAGTGGTTCCTGGATGCGTAAGTCTAACAACTACATATTCCCAACATTACTATACTTTGGACTAGGAGATGGTAAATCATGGTCTGCAGCATGCTATAATATCACGCTAGAAGAGGATGTGGAGATAGCTTTCCCACCACAACCATCCGATGAGTATGTATATGAAAATGCACTGAACTCATTACATGCTGATGTCTACGTCCCCACAACGTCTAGACTAGGCAAAACATTTAGAGCAATCAGATATAACAGTAAGACAGGTGAACTATACACTGCAACAAATAAAGACTTCCAAAAGTCGTTCAAACCATTCACAATGTTGTCTGACTTACCTAGCAAGACTTCACAATGTAACGAATCACATCTAGACACCCTTTACAATAAGGCAGAGGTAGTTGGGAATACATTTGTAGTTGAAAATAATATCATCAAGATAGATAGTTATCTTTTACCAACATTTGGCTCAACTCATCCGCTTATATCGACTCAGCTAACTGGTGAGATCTTGATATGGTCTAAGAGTACTAGAGAGGCACCAGAACATATCCGAGCAGCGTTAGCATATTTAAAAGCTAATACTGATACTAACTTCCCATATTCTCTCACCGGACATCTGGGTAAATATAACTCTGATGGTGACTACCCAAATGTTACAAATAGAAGAGGTTTATCGTCTCAAGCGTTAGCAATTGCAACTGATGTCCTGTATAAGACCTATGGGCAAATATAATTTTTCAGTTGACGTGGCAAAAGTTTGATGTTATAATATCTGAAAGAGATATGAGAAACAGGAATATCGAATTTCACACGCTTGCCTAGGAATTCTAGGAAAGTCGTAAGTTGTTTGTGGAAACCCCGCTTGAAACGAACAACTTACTTATGACCGACTAGGATTCATCAGAGGCAAGCGATAGACTTAGAACAACTAATAAATATCCTTGGGGATACTATATTCTTTAAAAACCACTCGTTTAATAAAACCAATAAACCTCCGTTCAAGGAGGTTTTTTATTATCTATACTAAACATAATAATAGAACTGGAACCTTTGATACCCTGGACTTGCTAGGAGATGTCATATCAATTTCCTAGAGATTCTAGTTTTATAATTTTCTCCTGTTCCCCGAATGTCACCAAAAGCCTTTCTTTGACTCTTCCTAGCCACTGTAAATCCTCATCCTTTCCGCTTCCAATATACATCACCTCTAGATAATAAAAGTTCATCCTACCCACGTGCCACATCATATCTATTTAAAACTGGAGTTCTACCATGATTTGCCAGGGTACAGGGGCGTTGAATCATCCAGTTCTTGGGGCCTCATGAATTTTTTATTTTTCAAGCCCTTTACCCACCTTTAAGGTCATAATTTTTCGATATAAGGCGGTTAGTTACCAGGGGGGTTGTTTTAAGTGCGTTTTTCTACAAACAACGATTTTCCTGGGCCCCTTAAGATTTCCTCTCCTGTTCCCCGGCACATCCTCTAATATCTACCCACATCCTCTCAAGACTTCCTCAAGATCATCCACGCTAAGAAATAATCCCACTAAATATTTTGCATCCTAGAAGACATTCCAGTAAAACAAGTCAGCCGGGGGACTGGAGAATTGCTCACGCCTATTTCGTGAGAGCATATTTATTCCTAGTTTATAAAATCCTAGTGTGCAAGGTTCGTTATTTGGTTTCTGCAAAACTGGTTGTCAAGTAGATCTTTTGGTTTTCTCCTCCCCTGCTCCCCGGCAAATCCACCAGCAAACTTTAAGCACCAAAAATAAAACAGCTTCTCAAAACTGATTTGTAAACTAAGGTGATAGCATTACTCAAAGACAAAAATAAAATCGAGTCCCATAAAAGAGACTCGTTGAATCTTCTGAAGACGTTTTATTTTTTAAGGTTGGAGAATTGCTGGTGGTTGGTTTTATTTTTGAGTTTATTTTAGATAGCCAGGGAGCAGGAGAGAATATTTTACGAATGGAAAAATTTTTTCGAGAATTTTGGAATTTGCATTTTCAGAAATTCACATGTAGCCTAGCTCGCATGTAACGTTTTGAAAAAGCGATCCCGATTACGCACATAAGCGCAGAGGGACGTCTAGACGTCCAGCCATCTAGACGTCCAGCCATCTAGACGTTTAGACGTCCAGACGTTTAGACGGCTAAATGAATGCGAATGCTTCTCACTTGCGTTTAGAAGTTACCCACAGGTCTGACCAGTTGGGGGCTTGCTGAAACGATTCAGATCGACTTATCCACAGAAGTTATCCACAGTTTTGACCCTGTATAGATATACAGCTTATAGACTTAGAACAATATGCGGTTGTCTATTATGACGCTCTGTGTAAGCCAATGTGAGAGGTTTTATTGTTGATGGGGTAGTAAGGTAGGGGCTTGTTTATTGGGGGTACAAAAAAGCCCTGCATTTCTGCAAGGCTGTTGGGGTTGTTAGTTACCAATAGATATTTTTAACCCGTCTATCTCGGTAAGTTCTCGCAATAGGTGCATCACTTGCGCTTCCTCGATCCCTGCCCGTTGTCTAAAGGCATAATCTCTCACGTCTAACTCTGCTGTTATATCATCTAGGCGATCTAGTGCCCCTGCATAGCCTGCGCTTGCCAGTGCGTCAAACATATCTAAATCGTTGTTGATGTTAATGCCAGAAATACGAATAATCATTTTGTAACCCTCTCGTTTGGTGTATGCATATAATATACATCGAAAGGGCTATATTGTCAATGACTATTTTGTATTTTTTATCTCATGCATCAGCTTATCTTGCCAGCCTAGCAGATCAATTTTAAGGCGGTCTAGTTTACGTCTAGTTAGGTCAATCCCGTATTGGTGATTCTCACTAACTGCCTTTTCGTGCATCGCTTCCACTACCCCTATAAAGTGCCAGTATAGGGATATAAAGCGTTTAATATAGATGATCTCATTCATCACACATTACAGACTGAAAAGCATCTTCACGAACCCAACCTGCCCCGCCTACAAATGGATTGTAGCCTTTAACCTGATAGAACGTTTCGCCATACTTGTTAGTTTTGACGGCTTTCAAGTCCACCGAGTAGGTTTTATTCATGGTTGAAACCTCCATGATGCCTATACACGTTTTAGGGGTTATAGCTGGTTTTTCGCCAGTAGTCGCGCAACCTGCCAAGCCTAACACCAAAGTAGCTAACACCAATTTAGTTAATTTCATTTTGATATCCTCGATTATTTACGGTTTAATTTAACTCGTCTATGCTCTTAATGTATCATAAGAGCATAAGCTAGTCAAATATTATAAGCCTGCTAATTGTTGAGTTACAACCGCTTCTAAAATATACGGAGTAACCAATATATAGACTAAAGTAGCCCACTGAATGACGCCCCACAAAGTAAAAATAATCATTATAACTTCTCCTTAAACGCCCCCTATTGGTTCAGGGGGCTTTTATTAGTGTTAGTGCGTGCGCCCTGCTCTTTCTTTAAGGCGATCTTCCTTAGCACGAGTTACCATATCTTTGATCATTGGCTCAGGAATAGCCTCTACTAGCAAGCCCAGCGATCCTACAACCATGATTGCATCAATTGTGCCGCCTAATTTAACGGTCATCTGACAAGCTGGACAACCGCACTCTTGAAAGTCTGGCAAGCGGTAATCTTCGCCTAGTACCTGCTCCGCTTTATCGTCCATCATATCCCAATACTCCCGACCTTGCGGGGATTGCTGCCAATCAAAAGCCGCGCCCAAGCTAACACAATCTTTTTCTGCGAATTCTACCCCTGCCGCTTCTAACTCGTTAATGATCTGCGCTGCAAGGTCTGCGTCCCCGTCAAATACTGCTACCATAGTAGAAACAAATTTAGGCATACGTTGGATAATGGTCATTTTTTACTACCTCTCAAATCATTGGTTTATTTGTGTTGGTAGGGCTATATTACCCTACCTAGATTAATTTGTTTTAGCTTTTTGTGCTATTCGTCGTCTGTATGACTAGAGTCGGACAGAAAATAAAACAGTGGTGGCAATAAATCTTTTGAGTATAGAAGCTCTCGCCAGTATTCATGACCCTGTTCCGTTTCTTCCCACACAAAAGCAGCTAGAAGCGGTTTATCTTCTAAATCTAACTTAGGGTTAATCTTTTGACGCTCGACTAACTTCTCAAGCTCAATTTCAGCTTGCTTTTCCCCAAAGCATTCAACTAGCTCAGAAAATGCAGTAGGGAATGCCAGTTTTAATTTTTCCATGTTTAAACCCTCGTTTTGTGTTAGTAGGGCTATATTACCCTACCTAGATTAAATTGTTTTAGCTTTTTGTGCTATCCTGCTAATATAGTCATTAACCACATTAAGCCGCTTGAAGCCCCGAACACAGGGCATAAAATAGCCAACATATAAAGAATTACTTTAAGATACATGATAAAATCATTAACCCAAAGATGCCAGCCGCTAGAATGTTGCAATATACGCCTACCTTGTCACACTTCATATAAAGCCCCTATAGTAACGGCTCGTTATCATCAAAGATCACTAGAATAGCTATAGTGCATACAGCCGCCAGCAACAAAGAAAGCCAGTTTAAATCCCCATTGGGGGATAGAAATAGATCCCACATTTTAACCCCCCTATAGGTTAGATATCATCCTTTACCCATACGTTTTAATCGTCTATTATCTAGCCAATGGGCTAGTAAATGCCAAACTATACATATACAGCCGCTAACTAGTAACACTTTAAATATAGTCATTGGAGCGTATAAAAGTAATACTTAGATTCAAAGAAAACACGATATAATAGTTCAGCTAAAATTAACAGTACTATGATTCGTAATCCCTTGACCCTTAGTAACTTTTCCACATAGCCCGATAATATCGCCCACATAATAAGCTACTCCCTCTTTCATAAAAAGACGGCTTACAGAAACGTTATAAAACAATTGTTCCACGTCCTGATATTGTTCAATATACCAGACTTCGCCCCCTACCGCAACACTAAACGGCATATTTAATTGTAAAGATTCGTAAATGCTAGCCAGTATTAGCCAGTCAATACGGAAAACCAAGCGACCTAATGTAACAGTAACATATTGGCATTTAGTACACTTACTAATCTGTTCTAGTGCGCTCTCCCATGTTAACGCTTGCCCCGTTGTACGGATATTTAAGACGTGTACACACTCAAAATTTATAACTTTTGCCATTGTATCACCTCTTTAATTAGGGGCTAAGTTCTAGCCCCTACCATCAAATTACAGTGCGATCTTTTCGCTTGCTGCTGCTGGCTCAGCGTCTTTGAATCCTGCCAATACTTCTTCTAGAATTGCTGGTATATCAATATCACGCAATACTTCATAAGCTGCCGACTTCACCGCCCCGTCTGCCGCACGTCCTGCCAGTGCGTTATCAGGTAGATATTCTCGCACTAAAGCGGCAAATAAATTTGCTACGGCAATGCGCCCCACTGGTGTATCAATGTACCCTTTAACCATTAGCGGAGCACGCTTTTTAACGACTGCCACAATACGATTAACGACTAAACGCCCCGTTTCCATTTCGCCAGCGTTGATTGCTGCTGCTTTGTTTTCTGCTAAGATAGTGCTGAATGTTGTTTTCATTTTGCTAGTTTCCTCTTTGGTTTCGATTGGTTGCTCTGCTGTTTCGCCAGCTTCGCTTATAGATGATTTTAAAAATTCCTCTATAATTACTTGTGTATACTTGTTCTCGCTAACTGTATGACCCTGTATAATAACGCCCTGATTGCGTAGCTTATCGGATAAATCCACGTCAATTAAATCGTTATAGTTAGCATGGTTAAATATATCATAGATAACGTCAAATAGGCTATCATTTTGATTGAAAACCTCACACTCTACCTTGACGCCCACACCTGCCGACTTTCTAGCGTCATAGCTACCCCATGTTAACATGATGCCATTACTAGATTTAGCTAAGATTAGTAAATCGTCCTTAGCCTTAGAGTAGGCGGTATCGCAATCCTCCTCCATAGATCGACGTGTAGAATAATAGTGATCACTTATTAACGTACCATCTGGCGAGTAGATTGTAATGTATTCTACCACACCGGAAACAAGTAAATCAAGCAAATTTTTAATATGTTTATACGCACTTTGACTACTTAAAGGAGTTAATACAGATTGTTCTGTACTCCCTGCCGTATGCATTATATTATTAAGCTGCCTAGGCGTAGCTCGTCTAACAATACTAGTTGATGGAAAACCCCCAACGTCTGATTGTCTTAATTGCTCAATTGTGTTAATGTGACCGCTTCGAGCTATCGCTCGATTGCTTTTAAGTGCCTTGACGGTCATTTTGCTACCTCCTTTGTTTGCCTTTCGATGAGATATATATTAGCACCACGGTTGTTAAATGCAAGCTCTTTTTGTATCTTTTTAATAAGTAATTTTCTTTACTTCCTAGTTAACTTGTGTATAATCACGCGCCCGTTTCCTTATACACTACCGCCAGCAAAATAATTAAAAATAATAGTTGCTTTTTAAATTGGCTCATGTATACTTAGTCACATAGTAAGGAACAAGGCAAGGAAAGCCCACGAAGTAGCCGCCAGTGGCATATGAATAACTGGATAAGTTCCTAGTAGTAACGCTCTTTAAAAATACGGTTAGTATCTTAAAGCCTAGTATATACTATCGGAGTAAATACAAATGGCAAAAGCAAGAAAGATTAAAGCAACCTTTTTAAGCAATGATACATTACAGTTAATACTAGAATTATTATCATTTCCTATAGTGGTTAGAAATGATATCGATAAGGTAGCAACTTGCATCATGTTAGATCTTGAAAAAGGGCTTGATAATGGTTCTGTTAAATGGGCTTCATTAACTCGCCTATTATCAGATCTAGAAGAAAAATTTCCCGAAGCGTCAAAAATGCCTATTCACTACGGGATAGCAAAAGATCAATTAGCCTTGCGCTTCTATCGTTGCTTATATATAGCGGTTAGAATCGTATATATAGAAAATGTTATGCAGTACACAAATAAATAGTTGACAAAAACAATACTAGGCTTTAAGATACTAACCATAGAAACACGCTCTTTAACAATCTAACTTATATCAGCCGCCTAACCTAACTATTGAGGAATGGCAAATATGGCAAAACAATCTTTTAATCAAGTATTATGCACTCTAGTAGCTTCTCAGGGCATTACGGCAAACGAAGCATTGACCGAGAGAATAGATCATAGAATCGACTTGACAAGGCTAAGGAAAGAAGCTAAGATAATTCGCAACGCTTACAAGGCTACGCTAGATCAGTATTTCGACGGTGATAAAAAACTGTTTGACAAGGCAAGCGAAGCATGGCATAATCTAGGCATAGTGATTCAGGTTGTAGAAACGATAGAATCGCAACAAAGCATTAATAGAAGTATTTGGAAATAAACGCTTGACAAAATCAGGCGGCTGATATAAGATAGATTCAAAGGTTAGGCAACTAACCACGCTCTTTAACAATACGGAAAACACGGTGAAATAGCTAAGATTGGATGCTTAAACAAGCCTTGAAATTCAGGGCTTCATTAAGCAGTTGCCATTGCTTAGACTCCTCTTGATAGTGTAATTAATAGGGCTTGACAGACAGGCTCTATTCATAATACACTAATGAGAAGTGTATAACTTAAACTTAAACCATGAAAAATGAGGTATTAAATTATGTCTACTCCATCTAAAAAACGCTGGAATGAAGAAGTAACCGCAAAAGCTATCAACTTATATTTAGCGGCATTTGTTAACCCTGCTGAACCGACCGACGAAGAAATTGCATCGGCAAACGCTGTCGATAATCTAGCATCCATCGGTGAACAAATTAGCGGTGATGGTGAAACATACACGGCTACGGCTGTCCGTACTAAGTTATCATCTTCTAAAGATGAAAACGGTAACAAAATTTATCGTGCCCTTGAAGTAAAGCAGCCAGTTGGCGGCGGTAAGAAATTACAAAAAATCACTCTGATTCGTGCCCTTCAGCGTGATATGTCCGACAACGACCAAGAAAAAGATGATTGGGCTAGTCTTGAAAAAGCCAACCTTGATACAATCATTATGATTGTTAAAAAGGTATGCCCTGATGATGTATTACAGGGCATTATGGAAGAAAATGGCATTGACCGCCTATAAGTGATCCGCCCTAGTCACCTTTTCGGAGGTGGCTAGTTCGTTACCACTAAAACCCTTTAATTAGGAGCTATATAAATGAATCCCATTTTAAAAACTATTTCAGACCTATTAGCAGATAAAAATCTGGCGGCTGACCTGCTAGAATGCGCTAAAGGTGTTAATTACTACGGAAAACGCCTAGAATCCGTAAAAGATAAAACGGCAAACGAAGCGTTTGCGCTGTCTACTTTAGTCGATGTTATAGCGGAAAATCTAGCGTATGACAATGAGGACGGTGAGCAAGCTATTAAACCAGAATTCACGGCTGCGCTTAGAGTATGGCTAGACGAGAACAAGCCAATAACAAAGGCTAAAGCCCGTAAAGCTGATAACCCTGATTTGCCTGTATATGGTGGCTCTCTAAAACCTGCTCAATCAAAATGGCAAGTTAAATCAGGTAAAGCATTTATTTTGACAACCGCGCAAAATAATACTTCTGTTAACGTGCCTTTCTTGAAATCCTTAGAAACGTATGCAGAGTATTTAGGAGCTGAATTAATCATTTCTAAGTTTGCATATAACAAGAAAGGCTTTGCGAATCCGACCGCGCAAGATGATTCATTGTGGTATGCGCCAGAATTAACCCCATATTTTGTTGAGGAAAACGTGTTTCTAGGCGAAAGTAAGAAAGTATCTTTCTTAGGTGCTTTATGCATTTCCCCTACTGCTATTAACCCATTAACAGGCATTGAAAGCATTATAGGCAATCATCATGCGGTTGTACCTGCTGCCAAGTATCAAATGTTTAATATCCCTGCTCTTAAAGGTGAGCTAGTTAGAGAGTTAACTACAACGGGGACGGTCACACATCGAAATTATATTCAGCGCCTAGCTGGTCAGAAAGCAGAATCATTGCATTGCTATGGTGCAATCTTAGTTGAGTTCGACGATAATGACACGCCATTTATACGCCATTTACAGTGCATGAATGATGATGGCTCGTTTTATGATCTTGATACTTATGTAACAAGTGATCAAGTGTTTAGAGCTGAAAATCATGTTTCTGCTTTACAGTTCGGTGATCTTCATGCAGAAAAGATTGATCATGTTGTAGCGGCTTGTTCATGGGGTGCTGGCTTGCATGGCTACCCGTCGATGATTGACTTGTTAAAACCTAAGTTTACTATCTGTCATGATAGCCACGACTTTACAAGCCGAAATCATCACAATAGACGTGATTATGATTTTATTGCGGAGCGTTACTACTTAGGGCAAGAAAGCGTTAAACAAGATCTCATTGATACGGCTAACATTTTCCGCGATATCATGCGCCCATTCAGTGAAATCATTGTGGTTGAGTCCAATCATGATTTAGCTCTAGCCAACTGGCTCAAAGCATGGGATGTTAATATAGGGCTAGATCCTGCTAATGCTATTCTTTATCATGAGATGAACCTTGATAAATATCGCCATATTGCGGAACATAAATCCGCAAGCGGCTGGAATGCCCTAGAAGTGGGCTTGAAAAAGATAGCTAAGTTAGAAAATGCTAATCAGATTCGTTTCCTAGTTGTTGATGAATCTTTCAAGGTCGCTGGCGTAGAAATGGGCTGTCATGGTCATGTTGGGGCTAATGGCTCACGGGGGAATCCTAAACAGTTTGCGAAGTTAGGACGCTTAAACACTGGTCACACTCATAGTGCAAGCGTTAACGGCTTATGTTACACTGCTGGCGTTGCTGGCTCATTAGATATGGGCTATAATATCGGGGCTTCTAGCTGGACTCAAACGCACTTGATTACCTATAACAACGGTCAGCGTCAATTAGTGCGTATCACAGACGGGAAATACCGCGCATAATGATTGATTTAGCCCCTCTATTTCTAGCTGGCTGCGCTGGCACGTTGTTAACAACTTGTTATATCTTGTTAACTAAAAACAAATAAACCTTAAAGCCCCTAAATAAATAGGGGCTAACCTATAAGAGAGAATAACCATGAAAATGATCACTGTATACTCAAACGGCAAAACTTTTGACAACGGGGCTATTGAGAATGTTAACATTGTTGACGGCTCAATTATTCGTTATGGTAAAGGCTTGATCAACAACGACCAAGAAGCGGCAAGCGTTGCGACTGCTATCGAGTCGGCTTTACCTCGCATCTTTGGCGATATTGCGGAAGGTGTAACGGGTGGCTTGCCTACCCAACATATAGAAAACGTTGCAAAATCATTAGAGGATTATTACTCCTTTATTGATATTGATACAAGCAAGGTAGATGTAACCGAAGTTATTGTGTTAATGACAGAGAGCGATTTTCTATTCTCAGACCTAGCGGACTTTGTAGAAGCTGGCTGGCAAGTGCTAGTATCACCTATTAATGCTAGAAGCGAAAGCCCTTACAAAATTAAAGTAACTTTTATTAATCCTGTTCAGCCTGCTTTGTTCACTGAAGAATAACACTGTTAAGCCCTTGATATATTCAGGGGCTTTCTTTATACTTACAACTCCAAAATAAACCGCTTAAATGCGAGAGGTAACAACCATGCAACAAACACGAGTATTTAATGATATCAAGTTTCTTAATATCTTTGACCTTGACGGCACTGTAATAAATAGCTTTCATCGTGTTAGACCATACCTAGATGAAGCTACTGGCAACCTAGATTTAACTGGATATATTCAAAACGCTTGTACTCATGAGCTAGTACAAGCTGATACCTTGTTACCTCTAGCGGCTGTCATGAAAGAGAATATTAACAAAGGTGATACTCATAATATTATAGTAACAGCCAGAACAATGTACAAATCCGATTATTACTACCTACGCAAACAAGGATTAATAACCAATAAGCCGCAAGCCGCCAGTATCATGAGTAGAACTACCTTAGCCCGTTATTTTGCCCTTGAAGATATCAAAGACGTTTATTACAGCCGTGATGCTGAATACAAACGCAAATACTTTGAGATCTTACAAGCTATGTATCCAAACGCTGTTATCACTGTATACGATGATCATCAAGGCGTGTTATCTGTTGCTCGTGAAATGGGCTTTCAAGTTGTAGATGCTACGCTTGTTAATGACGTGTTAAACGTTGGGTATCGCATGGCTGGTGAACAATTCATTGATCAAGTGATGGAAGAACTGCACGACCCAGAAGCATTAGCGGAACATATCGAAACGGCATGGTGTAGTTATACTCAGGAAGAAAGAGACTATTTAAGCAGTAAGTTTAATAAACTGGTTGCTATTTCTGCCTAGTTTGATATAATCTCTATTAGTTGGTTAGCCCTAGTTAGTTACTTAGTTAGACGTTAACCAGCTAATATCAATATTCTTAAATTGTGTGAGGTCATTATGTCAAACGTTATCGAATTAAGCCCTAACAAAGAAATGAGCCAAGAACAACTTAATCAATTAGTAGCAGAATTAAATGCTAAAGGTTACTTAGTTATTAATCGGGTAGCGGCTGATGCCATTACAGATATAGCATCAAGTGCTTTGGCAGATGGTAGCCCCAATAGTAAAGACCTAGCTTTGAGAATTATCTTACAAAACTTTACAAATCTTTTGAGTATGCAACCGTTGACAAACTAAAGCAACCGTGATACAATAGGGGGCGGTTCGGAGACTAGCCCAAGCCCCCACCCCTATTGCAC